TAACAGCGTCATCCAAACTCAACCACTTTGGAGACTTCTTCTGACAGGATAGAACAGCGTTAAACAAGGTCAGACAGGTTTTAGGAACGGCAACGGTCCCACAATGTAAGAGTCTTGGACACGCAGACTTTAAAGCGAGGTGGGAGTAGGTGGAAGCCCTGCACCTAATAACAAAATTGTCCGGCACAGGATCCGCAAGGACTGCAAAGACGTATAGCTAGAATTTACTAGTGAACTGGAATTGATCAGCCAGCTACGGGCATCTCGGAGAGGATAACTCTCCAACTAATTCAGCAGACCCACACTCGCAAGAGACGATTCATCTGCTTCCGCTGTACACGAAACGTGGGATGGGCTGTGTACACGGGGTTTTTGGTTATCCTGACGCAAAAAAACCATATCCCAATAAATACTAGTAATACTTAAAGGATCACAGCAATGGCCACATACAATGTTAATGTACAAGGTACATTTTATAAAACTTTTGAATTTGATGGTGAAGGTTACGACCTACCTACTATTTTATCTCAAATTGATGCAGACAAAAAATCGGGTGCTCTTGTAGTTGATGAAACTCAACCTGTTGGCGTTAGTGTAACTCCAGCCTAACAGTTTTTTCTGCGAGATTCATAACAATCCCAGCTGGTCTGGGATTTTTTACGGCCCTTAGCTCAACTGGATAGAGTTCTGGTCTTCGAAACCAGCGGTTGGCGGTTCAACTCCGTCAGGGCCGGCCATAATACTTTATGTGTAACAATTCAATACCCTGGTGGCGGAACTGGCAGACGCACCAGCTCAAGAGGCTGGCATATGATTGTGGGTTCAAATCCTACCCAGGGTACCAAAATAAAAGATATATAGTATTATTCCCCGATAGCTCAGCGGTAGAGCAGCAGACTGTTAATCTGTTGGTCCCTGGTTCGATCCCAGGTTGGGGAGCCAATCAAAGTAGTGCTGTTAAATTTTGTATAATTTTGCTACAAGGCAAAATACTTTTGACAGAATCTACACTATGTCCCAAGTATGCGTGACCAAGATGATGTTTTTTATCATACAGGCCTTTGACCAATCCCAATGTGCCATTGGCATCATCATGCCCTCGGTACGGGCCAAACTGCAACATATTTTGTTTGCGTTCTACAATAGAATCGGCAGTGGGAAAAGTATGCGGACGCTCTTTAAGGTCGTCTTTGGTGGCATTGACAGCAGCCAATTTTGTTTCAAGTTTGACAGGACTTTCGGCAGACATAGCAAATAGAGTGCCAACTGCTACCATTTCTGCACCCAAGTCTATGTAGTCTCGAACCTGTTCGGCAGTACCAACACCGCCATATGGTATCAGTATGGCATCAGGTGTCAGTTCGCGTTGTTGTAAAAACAAATCTCTAGTGGGAGTTTTACCAGTGAAGCCAGCAGCTTCGTTGCCCTTGATACAAAACCCGTCGAGAAAGTATTTTTTCATTGTTGCCACATTCATTGGGCTGTAGCTTCTTTTGAAAATTTTAGCACCCAGTTCGTGCATTGTTTTTAAAGATTTGATGACCAGTTCTTCTTTTTCCAAAGAAAATTCATCGTAGGATCTAGTGGTGTCAGAATAGCCGTAGATAATTTCCACGGTTGGAATGTTGTAAGATTTTACAATGTTATAGCAGGCTTGCGAGTCTACCAACTCGTTGATTTCAAAACTGATATGCACACGGTTAGAATTGGTTTGACTGACTAATTTGTCCAAATCTTTTTGCATTAGATTTAAACGTCCGTTGTAGGTCCAAGAACACAAACTGGGATAGCCGCCGGCCTGTTGAATAGCCACTCCCAGTTCAACTGTGGAGCCTTTATTCATACACGCTTCAAGAATTGGGTATTTTGATTGAAAAATTGTTGACATCTAAGTTATTTATTAGCTGAATATTGTTGACACTATTTAACTTAAACTGTATAATACTAGAACACTCCGTTAGCTATCCGGCGGTTAGTCAGGATAGGGTTCAGTCAAACCATAGAGACTAGGTGTTCAAGATCTTCCTTCGGTTATGCTAATAGCTTGGTAAAAATCTTGGGGCAGAGCTAGATTGTCCAAATAGAAATAGCAGTACGGATACTAAGCCCAGTTGGGGGTCGTAAAGTGTGCGGTAGCCCAACACCTATTTTAACAGGAGCAGGTATGAGCAGAAAAGACACGCTGGATCGAGCATACGGCAATGTGCCACGAGAAATACCTGATCCGTTTAGTATTTTTGATTGGCTTCCAGCCAGACCAATCAAATATTTTTGGCTTAAATGGATTGTAAGAAAAATTTTTAGATAAGGACAGTATGAAAAATTACGACAGCAGGCACCCACAACTTGATGTGGAAAAATGTGTGGAATTATCAGGCGGTAACAGATTTCATATGATCATTGCAGCTTCGGAACGTGCCAGAGAGCTTAGACAAAAAAATCGTCACAGCGAACGTACAGAACACTTGCATAGTGTGATTACTTCGTTGTTGGAAATACAAACAGGCACCAAAATCGGTTAATCTAACGCGGGTTGGAGAAGGAGTATCTCGAGGGTCTCATAAGCCCTAGTCTCTGGTGCGATTCCAGAACCCGCAACCAATAAGTAGTATAAGTAAGTATTCGGGGGTGTAGCTCATCTGGTAGAGCGCCTGCTTTGCAAGCAGGATGTAGCGGGTTCAAGTCCTGTCACCTCCACCAAATTCAACAAGGAGAAGTCCGTGGCATCAAAATCATTACAGCGTAAAAAGCCTGGATACACCAAAGGCGGCGATGTTAAAATTGTCAGCTTGAGCGGTCCACAATTAACTGCACTATTGGGCAGTACCAGCAAAAAGAAAACCAAGGCCAAGATACAAAACAGATTGGCTCGTTTGAAATACGTAGCACCAGCACCAACAGCAGAAGACGCACCAACTGAATAAGTATGTCGATTGTTGCCACAGAGTTTTATTGTAAAATACTGGATCACTTGCCACGGATTCCTCAGGATCTATTAGAAAGTGACGAATTTGAGTTGGCAAAAACTCGTCCGCACGGATTAGATTTTCCTGCACACAGTGGTTATATCAATAGACCCGATGGCGCCACTTCTGCACCTAGAGTCAGCAGTAGTGTCATTTCTGAATCGTTGATAAAATGGATACACAGTTACATACGTCCCAAGTTGGCCTCAGAGACGTTGATATTTAGACAAACAGATGTGGTTGAGGCCAGCAATTTTTATCCGCCACACATTGATACTTCTCGCAAGTTTGTGCTGTTGTACAATTTGTCTGATTCAGGTGGCGACTTGGTGTTTTGGCAAGAAAAAAATCAACCGATCTTTAGAGAGTTGGTCAAAGGGTCAGTGAAAGACTATGGTTCGTTACAAGAACTATATCGAGTATATACTCCTCCAAACAGTTGGTACATTGCCAACACACAAGTGATACATAGTGTTGAAAATTTGACCAAGGTTAGACAGACCATACAGATAGATTGCAGTGAGACAGACAACATAGTAGTTGACTATTTAAAGCCGTTAGTGTAAAATGTATAGCAAGGAGAGGTGGCCGAACGGTAAGGCAGCGGATTGCTAATCCGTACAACGTGTTAAAGCGTTGACTGGGTTCGACTCCCAGTCTCTCCGCCAAAATGTAATAAATAAGTTTGGGCATATGGTGTGGCGACCATCTGATACTTGTGGTAGTTTGAGTAGTGGTGTAGCGGAGCAATCCGCACCGGCCCCGTGGTGCTTTGCACAATATCGGATACTTCCGAGGGTACAGCGAATTTTAAAACCGCGAAAAAGTTGCTAGATACTATGAAAAAGCCCGTGAGGGTGAGCCATTTGGCCAAGTCGCTCTTGGTTGGCATTGTAGTCCACAGTCGAAAAGCAGATTTTAGTATGCCCAAACTTATTAATTACGTCTATATTTTGTAAAGTTTTACCTGTAAAAGGTAAATACTTATATAACAAATCCCTTTGGAGAAACTCATATGAATCAAACAAGAAAAATTCGCTGGTTAATTGCACACGAGCCTGTAAATCTATTTTTACGCACAGCCGAAGCATTTAAAGCTAAAATTGCCGAATTAACAGACAACCAATACGAAGTTGAAATTTTCACACCAACACAATACCGTGAAATGAATCAACTCGAAGTTAACCAAGCTACCCCACAACTTGACCCAATGTTAGGTATGGAAGCTGGCGAACTAGAAATGAGCCAACTGCACATTACAGAATTGGCCAAATGGCATAGCGCAGATTTCTTTGCACTAGAATTACCATTCCTATTCAAAGATCACGATCATTGCGCTCGTGTACTAGAAGGCCCAATCGGTAAAACTATGTTAGCTAACTTGCAAGATCGTAGCCCAGCTACTGGTTTAGCATTCACATATTCAGGTGGTTTCCGTTGCGTTGCTAGCGATGCAGAAATTACAAGCCTAAGCGACTTGGAAGGTATCAAGTTTGCTACAACACACAACCCAGTAACTATCGACACAGTTGAAGCTATTGGTGCACAAGCTGAATCATTCACAATCCAAGACTTTATTACCAAGTTCAAGGAAGAGGGTTACACAGCTGATGCGTTGGAAACAACAATTCCACGTTACCTAGCTCAGTTCCAAGACACAAGCAAGAAGTTCTTGACCAACACCAAGCACAATATGTTCTTGACCAGCATCATTATCAGCAACAAGTTCTTGGCAACTTTAGATGCTGACACACAAGCTAAATTTAACGAAGCTTGTTTGTATGCTAGCCGTTTAGAGCGTCAGTGGTCAGTTGAAGATGCAGAGAAGTTTGCTGCCGACACAGCTAGCCAATCCGATCTAGGCATTGCATATCGTGAATTGACAGCTGAAGAAACAGCTGAACTAAAAGCTAAGACAGCTCCAATCGTTGAGAAGTACAAAGACTTCTTTACAGCTGGTTTGGTTGATGGTATCATCCGTTCATAATCAAACTGTAACAAAAATAAAAAGAGCACTTCTTGTAAGTGCTTTTTTTATGACCGATAAATATTCGTGCAATGACATTTCAACAACAACTCGAACTTTGTACATTCAAAAGTTACTACGATAATTCAGTTCAAACTTTGGACTACAGCAAATTGTTTGCCAATCGGCGCACCTTGGTGTTCAGCATACCTACACCACTGCCCAGCATCAAACAATTTTTAAGATATGAAAATAACTATCAACAGTTGACAGATCGTGGTATATCGAAGATTGTATGTGTAAGTTCGGATTATCTACTGATAGGTCCTTGGGCTGACAAACAAAGCAATCGTATTCGTGGCTTGGCCGACAACAACAAACAATTTGTTACGGCATTGGCCGAACACTATCAAATTGATAAACCGGTAGATTATCTGGCCCGAGTCTGGCAGTACACCGTGGTTATCGACAACGGTATACCGGAACAACTATGGCAAAATCCTGTCAAGAATGATACAGCCTGGAAAATCATCAAGCATCCAAAATTTCGTTATCACGGATGTTGGCCAAATAAGGTAATAGAATATCTTGACAACAGCAAAGTAAAATAAGTATAATATTAGTAACGCCGGTTTAGCTCAGGGGTAGAGCAACCGCCTTGTAAGCGGTAGGTCGTCAGTTCAAATCCGACAACCGGCACCATTTTGTATTGGTAGAACTAAATATAATTATAAGGAGTTCTACTATGACAATATATAAATGTCTTTGTTGCAAAAAAGAATCAGTTGCATCAAGACAAAAAGTAAACAAGTATTGCAGCATTACTTGCCAAAAAGAATTTGAATATCAGACCAGAGTCAAGCAATGGCTAGTTGAAGGCAAAGACTGGAAAGGAATGATACCAAATTGGGTACGTCGTGCGCTAGAAGAAAAATACGGTCATAAATGCAGTAGATGCCAGATAACAGAATATTATAATGAACCAATGGTTTTAGAAGTTGATCACATAGATGGAAATAGTACCAATAACACTATTAAAAATCTAAGATTACTTTGTCCAAATTGCCATAGTCAAACACCAACATATAAAAACAGAAACGTAGGTAACGGTAGAGCATCACGAAGAAAGAAGTTATGTCAGAAGAAAAGAAGTCAAAAAATCCTTTTATAGCAGCTGCAATGGCTGCCAAAGCGGCAGCCGCTAATCCCCGAGTACCGGGCGCCCGAACAGCACAAGTGCAAAATGCCAAATTTGGCAATCAAGTCAGCACAAACAAACCAGCCAAAAAATCAGCAGGACGCGGTAGATAATCAAAATCGTTGACAAGTAATTCAATAGGTGTTAAACTAGCTACTAGTTAAACCCTAAATGGAGAAGTTGATGTTTGAGTCATTAGAAATCCGCCGTGCGGCCAATGGTTTTATTTTGGTAGTTAACACCGAAGAAGAAGCCACAGAATATGTTTACGATACCGAACGCAAATTGATTCGTGTTGTCAAACAGTATCTGGGTGAGCGAGTAAGTCGAGACGAAACAGTAGATTAATGGGTTTATTAAAGACGTTTGATTTATCTGCATATGGTTGTAATGTTTATGTAGAAACAGGTATTGGTCAAGGCAACACCTTGAGCAAGGCCGTTCCTGTATTTGAACGTTGCTTCAGCGTTGACCTAGATCGGGAATTGTTTGAAGCGGCACAAAAGAGATTTCCTACTGCTACACTTTACAATGGCCTGTCAACAGAGGCCCTGGAGCACTGGTTGTCTACTGGCCAACTTGCAGACGATGACCGTGTGTTATTTTTCTTAGATGCACATTTCCCCAACTCTGATTTTCGCGGCGCTCCTTACAATGTTGACTCCCCCAGTGCTGTACCATTACAGCGCGAATTAGAATTGATCAAGCAGTATCGCCCCGCAGGTCGCGATTACATCATATGCGACGACTTACGAATCTATTGTCAAGGTCCGTTTGAAGAAGGTAACTGTCCGGATATACAAGTCCCCGGTGGACTGACATTTTTGAATGATTTATATCCCCGGAGTCGGATCACCTTAGACTACAGGGAAACTGGTTACTTATTAATTGATTTAAGAAATGAGTGACGAAACTACCAAAGCACGACTACGCCGAGCAACAGACTCTAGATACGTTACACAATATTTTGTTGGCAACGGCATTGACATCGGATGCGGTGAGGACACCTTAGGCAAACATCGGGACCATTACACTAATATTATTTCTGTAAAAGCCTGGGATTTACCCGACGGCGATGCACAGTATATGAACGGTGTTGCGGATAATACATTTGACTTTGTACACAGTAGTCATTGTTTGGAACACCTTCGCGACCCGCACGAAGGGTTGAGCAATTGGATACGTATATGTCGTCCAGGCGGTTATATTGTTGTAACTATACCCGAAGAAGATCTATACGAGCAAGGTGTTTGGCCTAGCCGATTCAATACTGACCATAAAACTTCTTGGACTATTGCCAAGACTGACAGCTGGAGCCCGGTCAGCATCAGTCTTGTTCCCTTCTTGTACGGATTCATTGATCAGATTCAAATAGTCAAAATAGAATTAATCGACCACAAGTACGATTATACAGTAAAATCTGTAGATCAAACCAGAGGCCTAGCAGAATCTGCCATTGAATTTATTATTTGTAAAAGAAATGTTTGATTTTGTTTATAACCAGAATCTTGGTATTGGTGATTGTCTATCAGTATTTAATACCAATCTTCCGGTCTGGAGTCCTAGTCCACACTATGCAATACTAAGAAAATATACTTCTTTAACTACGCTTGATACTCCAATCGGCAACGGGTTAGATGTTACTAGCCTACACGACCGAGATATGAGTCATCATCATTTGTTTAATCGAGTGCGTATTGCAACTGGGGTTGACCCAATCAAAAACCCACGTGCAATATTAGACCTAATAGAATACCGCCCCAAAAAAGATAATATTGCTTTTAGTTTTGATGCAGGCCGCTTTGCTTCGGGGCAACATCATTTTCACACCCGTCCTCGTCAATTGTATGATGAACACAAACAAACTGTACAAGAATTTATTTCGGCCAATTGCGATAAATTTAATTTCATTGAAATAGGGTTACAACCGAGTGGATTTAACAATTCGCTCAATTTAACAGATATTGGTCTAGAAAAAACTATTGATATATTATCTGTATGCTGTAGTTATTTTGGTATGCACTCAGGAATGATGCACCTGGCAACTGCCATTGGTGTACCTTGCACCATTGTTATCAATTTTCCTACCATTGATAGAATATATTCTAATCCGGCAGTACACAACAGCGCAGATAAAGTGGAGTGGGAAAAGCAATGGTTATATCCTCAACATAGATATTTGCACGAAGATGTAATTAATTCTAAATATGCAATAACGGTAGAGAATTTGTCAAACGTGTTACAATAAGCATTAAATATCGTATACTAAACAATTTGAAAGAATAGAATGACACTACAAGAAATGTTAGACTTAACCGGTCAACGTAAACCATCATTTGAAATAATGATTGAGCATTTGAAAACCAAAGAAGATCCATTTATTGTCGAAACTGGCTGCGCTCGTATGGAAAACAATTTTGACGGCGACGGTATGAGTACCCTTATATTTGACAAATACATTAACGATCATAACGGAATTTTTTGCTCGGTTGATATTACTCCTGCCAATGTCGAATTTGCAAGATCAAAAATAAGCAACAAAACCAATTTGGTATGTGGCGATAGTGTTAGTTTTTTATGGCAGTTATCCAAACAGCTAGAGGAAGCAGACACCTATATTGATCTGTTGTATCTTGATAGTTTTGATTTTGAGTTACATAATCCGCACCCAAGTTCGTTGCATCATTTAAAAGAATTAACTGCAATAATTTCTCGTTTAAAATCAGGTACTATGATTTCGGTTGATGATAATCATTTTGTCCCCGGCGGCCGTATTGGCAAGGGCGAGTATGTTGATAAATTTTTTACAGACATTGGAGTTAAAAAAATTTATAACGGATATCAATATATCTGGCTAATAGAATAAAAGGTAAAAAATGTCAAAAACAGTATTAATAACAGGTGGTGCCGGATTTATTGCACATCACGTGATTGATAAGATCTTACGAGACACAGACTGGCGCATTGTCTGTTTAGATCGACTAGATATTTCTGGCAACTTAAATCGTCTACACGATATGCTACAGGATCACGATCGTGCAGAAGTAGCTGCTCGCTTACGCATTGTGTTTCACGACCTTAAAGCTGAACTAAATGAAATGATTGTCAAGGACATTGGCCCAGTTGATATTGTCCTACATTTGGCCGCTGGATCGCACGTGGATCGCTCAATCACCTTCCCAATGGAGTTTGTACAAGACAACACAGTAGGCACAGTCAATATGTTGGACTATGCTCGCAAGCACCTGCCCAACCTAGAACGCTTTGTATACTTTAGCACAGATGAAATCTTTGGTGTTGCTCCCCCGGGTGTTAGCTATAAAGAATATGATCGCTATAATTCAACTAACCCTTATTCAGCAAGTAAAGCGGCTGCAGAAGAGTTTTGCGTGGCCTACGAAAATACCTACAAGATGCCAATTGTTGTCACCCACACTATGAACGTGTTTGGTGAGCGCCAGCATCCAGAAAAGTTTATTCCAATGTGTATCCAACGTGCTAGAGATGGCGAAAAGGTTTATATCCACGCTAACCCAGAAAAGACCGAAGCCGGCACACGTATGTACATACACGCAAAGGATGTAGCCGAAGGACTGATGTTTATTCTAAACACACTACCTCAAGACTACAAACACACTGGCGATTATGGCCACGCACATTGCCCCAAGTTTAACCTGGTAGGCACAGAAGAAATTGATAACTTGACTTTGGCGCAGATGATTGCTGATGCACAGGGTAAAGAACTTAACTACGAAATGGTTGACTTCCACGGAAGCCGACCAGGCCACGACTTGCGTTATGCCCTTGATGGCGGCTTGTTAAAGAGCCTAGGGTGGGAACCTACAATTAAACTAAGTGAACGCATTCGAGAAATGACTCTTTGGACTTTGGAGAATACACGTTGGCTCAGCAAATAAAACACGCCTTTATAGTAACGTCGGCTATTAACAGCAAATTTGGTGTATACACACCCGAACAAAGACTGGAACAAACCATTGGTACCATAGACAGTATCAAGGCACGAATTCCCAATGCCAAGATTGTCGTGATGGAATGTTGTGGTACTCCTCCTACCGCAGAACAACGAGCTCGATTAGAATCTGTGTCAGATGTATTTCTTGACTACAGTACGGATCCTGATGTACAAGATATGTACGACAATGATAACTGGGACGTGGTCAAGAACGGCACAGAAATTATGGTATTTGGCCGAGTGCTAAACGAACTCAAAGCTCGCAATTGGTTTGCAGAAAATAAAATCGATCGCATACACAAAATGTCCGGGCGTTATGTATTAAACGATATGTTTGATCCCGACACATACGATCAACTTGAAATTGAAGATAAAATAATTATTGGCCCAAAACATAAAAGTCAATTTTCCCTAGCAACAACTACAGTACCACTACAGTATATGGCTCGCTTATGGTCGTGGCCTACCGCACGATTAGATGAAGTAATCTCAGTCTACGAAGATAGTTTTTTATTCTTTGCAGAACGATTGGCCAACAATGGTTATATAGATATTGAACACGTACTGTATAAATTTTTAAATCCCGATCACGTACACGAAATACAAAATCTTGGTGTGGAAGGTTGTATTGCACCAACTGGACAGGCTATTAAAAACTAATGAACGATTGTAACCCTATTACAGAATGTTTGGCCTGTGGCGGGTCTTGGCTAGTACCCACATTGGATCTAGGTACACAGCCCTTGGCTAATAACTTTAAATCTGGCCCAGCAGAACCAGAACCCAGTTATCCACTTGCAATTAATCGCTGTGGCGACTGTGATCATTTACAACTTACACACGCAGTTGATCCCCAACTAATTTATACACACTATCTATATGTAAGTGGCACATCGGGTACCTATGTAGAATATATGAATTGGTACGCCCGTTTTGTTCGTGAGCACTTCAATCACTGGACATCAAGTGTGTTAGACATTGGCTGCAACGATGGCAGTCAACTAGATGCATTTAAATCAATTGGCTATGCTACCTATGGTGTAGATCCGGCCAAAAACTTATATCCCACAAGTAGTGCAAAACACTCAGTGGTTTGTGGGTTCTGGAATGAAGAAACAGCTAACGGACTCGGTAGAGACTTTGACGTTATTACAAGTCAAAACGCATTCGCCCACATTCCAGATCCATTGAGTTATCTTAAACTAGCCCGAGACTATTTAAAGAACGACGGCAAAATCTTTATTAGCACAAGTCAAGCGGATATGGTTGTCAATGGTGAGTTTGATACTATCTATCACGAACATATTAGCTACTACAATGCCGAGTCAATGAAGGCACTGGCAGAACGTGCCGGTCTATATCTAGTTGATGTAGTTAAAACTCCTATACACGGAACAAGTTATATTTTTGTATTGGCTAAACAGCCCAACAATCAATATCGTATTGAAAATGTTCTAGCTACAGAAAGCCATCTACATCAAGGATCTACTTATCGTAAGTGGGCGGATGGAGTAAATCAATTGCTAATAGATCTCAAAGATCAACTTGACGAGTATCGTCATTGGGGATATAAGATTGTTGGCTACGGTGCAGCCGCCAAAGGTATGACGCTAATCAACGCCAGCAACATTACCCTAGATTGTGTTGTTGACGATAATCCGTTGAAGCAAGGATTATATTGCCCGGGTACTACAATACCGGTGGTCAGCAGTGACTATATCAAATCAATTGCCAAGGACCAGCTGGTTGTGTTTGTGCCATTGGCCTGGAATTTTTACACAGAAATAGTTGGTAAGATTAAAAAAATTAGACAATCTGAAAAAGATATGTTCTTGCGTTATTTCCCTGAAATCATAACAGAATGAAAATAGAAACTCCACTCAACATACTTGTTAGACGTAGAGCCGCCATTGGCGATGTTATTATGACCACTGGTGTTGTTCGCGAACTTAAAAAACAATATGAAAATTCTAATATTGATGTAGTAACAGAAAAACTAGCAGTATGGCGTAACAATCCGCACATACGCAATATGTATCACGTGAATGATCCTCCCACAATTGAAAACTATGACGTGTATATTAATTTAGACAACGCATACGAATCTAATCCTGTTAATCATTTTGTAGACAGTATGTTTTACCGTGCATTTGGAGATAACGTATTGGACCACAGCGTTGAGCTTTTTCCGGACGACAATGATCGGCAAGTAGTTGAAGAATTTCTTAAACCTGTGGGCGATAGGTTTGTTGTAGTCCATATGCGTAATTGGCATTATGCTCAAAAAAATATTTCTATGGATATTTGGTTTGACGTTTATGCAAGATTATTTGAAGCTCGCACAGATTTCAAAGTAGTTTGTGTTGGTGGTCCAACAGATTATGTTATTGATCATCCCCTGTTTGTAGATGCTAGAGAACAGTTCAACGATCAACAGTTAAAGTATCTATGCGACCACGCATTATGTTTTGTAGGCATTGACTCGGGGCCTTATTGGTGTGCAGCTGCCAGCAAAGCACCTATAGTAGCATTACTTACAAACATACCGGTAGACAGCATACTGCCACACCGTAAACGTGTGATGGGATATAATTGCACAGCAGTACAGACACTTGAAGAATGTCGTGGATGCTACAACGAACAACAACGTCCTGTAGTAACCTGGACCTGTAAAAAGGGCACAACACCTTGTAACAACAATTTTGATGTTACGGCAATAACAACAGCAATAGAAAGCTATCTATGATTATAATGGCACCAATTAGTGTAGGCGAACTAATAGATAAAATTACTATCCTACAAATTAAACAAACTAAGATTACCGACGAAGCCAAGCTAGTGAATGTACGGCGAGAGTTGGCACAGTTACTAGCCATCTTTGATGACCTAATCATTCCCGACGTGTCCGACCGCGCAAATCGTTTGAGAGAAATCAATGCAGAGCTTTGGGACATTGAAGATTTTAAAAGACTATGCGAACGAGATGGTGCATTTGGTACACAGTTTATACAAGCGGCTCGCCAGGTCTACATAAAAAATGATCTACGTGCCCAGTTGAAACGAGATATTAACGTACAATGTGGCAGTACCATGGTAGAAGAAAAAAGTTATAAATGAAAACCTATAGACATTCGGGTACCCTAGGTGACTTAATCTACAGTTTATACATAGTCAAAAAAATGGGTGGTGGCGAATTTCAGGTTGGTATAGAAAACCTTGAACCTTGCCTAGCCAAGTACGGCTACGACCCTGCTGGGGTAGACACACAACATCGTGGACGTTTTACTACGCAAGATTTTGAATGGCTTGCTCCGTTGTTGGAACGTCAAACTTATATTACAGACGTTGTTACCTGGCACCCAGGTGATGCTGAGCCTGAGGTAGACCTGGACCGTTACCGTGCGGTGCTCTACCGCACATTTGAAGGTAACATACTACAGGCATACCATAAAACATTTGGCATTCCGTTCTTGATGTCAGATTATGATACTCCTTGGTTAGAAGCAGACGCTCGTACAGTGAAACCCATTGTAGTAACACGTTCGGCAAGATACCGCCCAGCTGACGGGGAAGAAGGTTGGCGCAATATTATTGAAACAGGTATGCTTGCTGATAATGCTGTATTTGTGGGTATTCCAAGCGAGTACGAAGATTTTACTAAAACTTTTGGTATTGATCTTGAGTATTATCAAGCCCGGGACTTTTTGGATTTGGCCAATGTGATAGCTGGCGCTGATCTAGTGGTGTGTAATCAGGGCTTTACTTACAGTTTGGCAATTGGCCTGGGTCGTGCAACCGTTTTGGAAGCCAACAAAATAGTACCCTTACAAATAAACGAGTGCTTCTTCCCAAGAACAAATTGTCAATATTTCTGAGATAAATATTTTTGCGGTAGTTGTTGACAATGCCGCAATCTTGTAGTACAATAAACAAACTAAATTTTATTCATTTCATTAAAGGAGATTATGATGAATCTAAAACCGCTATCTGATAGGGTCGTAGTTCGCCGTGTTGACAGTGAAACTGTAACTAAGGGCGGCATCTTTATTCCTGATGCAGCCGCTGAAAAAGCCGATCAAGGCACAGTACTTGCTGTTGGGCCCGGTAAACGTAACAAGGAAACAAGTGAGTTGATCCCACTTGATGTACAAGTTAACGATCAAGTCTTATTTGGCAAGTTCTCAGGTCAGACTGTTAAAGTTGACGGAGAAGAATTATTAATTTTGCGTGAGGAAGACATCCTCGGCGTAATCACACAAGGAGAATAACAATGGCTGCAAAAGACGTATATTTTGGTAATGACTCACGTAGTAAAATGGTTGAGGGTGTAAACATCCTGGCCAATGCTGTCAAAGTAACACTAGGTCCAAAAGGTCGTAATGTGGTTATCGAACGCAGTTTTGGTGGCCCAACGGTTACCAAGGACGGTGTCACAGTGGCAAAAGAAATCGAACTCAAAGATAAGCTTCAGAATATGGGCGCACAGATGGTCAAAGAAGTAGCATCAAAGACAGCAGACAATGCTGGTGATGGTACAACTACTGCTACTGTGTTGGCACAGGCCATTGTCAAAGAAGGTATGAAGTATGTGACAGCTGGTCATAACCCAATGGATTTGAAACGTGGTATTGACAAAGCTGCCGCGGCAGCTGTTGATGCTCTAAGCACAATCAGCAAGCCTTGCGAAACCAACGAAGAAATTGCACAAGTGGGCACAATCAGTGCCAACTCAGATGCTGGCATTGGCAAAATGATTGCTGACGCTATGGACAGGGTTGGCAAAGAAGGTGTTATCACAGTTGAGAATGGCAAGAGTCTACAAGACGAATTGGATGTTGTAGAAGGTATGCAGTTTGATCGTGGTTATCTAAGCCCATACTTTATCAACAATCAAGACAAGCAAGTGGTTGAATTAGACAATCCATTTATCTTGTTGTTTGACAAAAAAATTACCAACATCCGCGATATGATCCCTGTGCTAGAAGCAGTAAGCAAGGCCGGCAAGCCCTTGTTGATCGTGGCCGAAGATGTTGAAGGCGAAGCACTGGCCACATTGGTAGTGAACAATATGCGCGGTACAGTCAAGACCTGTGCTATCAAAGCTCCGGGATTTGGCGACCGTCGCAAAGCTATGCTTGAAGATATTGCTGTTTTAACAGGTGGTAAAGTTGTTGCCGAAGAACTTGGCCTAACACTTGAAAAAGTAACAGCTGAAGATTTGGGTATGGCAGGTCGTGTTGAAATCAGCAAAGAAAACACCATCATCATTGATGGTGCTGGTGATCCTGCTGCAATCGAAGCACGTGTCAAAGCAATTCGTACACAGGTTGACGAAGCTACTTCAGAGTACGACAAAGAGAAACTGCAAGAACGTGTGGCCAAATTGGCTGGCGGTGTTGCTGTAATCAAAGTTGGTGGTGCTACCGAAGTAGAAGTCAAAGAAAAGAAAGATCGTATTGATGACGCACTACACGCTACCAAGGCTGCTGTGGAAGATGGTATTGTACCTGGCGGTGGTGTTGCCTTAATCCGTGCAAAACAAGCTATTGCTGGTTTACAGGGCGACAATGCAGATCAACAAGCTGGTATCAACATTGTGTTACGTGCTATGGAAGAGCCATTACGTTGCATCGTCAGCAACGCAGGTGAGTCGGCAGATGTGGTACTGAATGCTGTACTGGGTGGTACCGGTAACTACGGTTACAATGCTGCTAGTGAACAGTATGTGGATATGCTGGCCGATGGTGTCATTGACCCAACCAAGGTTGCCAAAACAGCCCTGGTAAATGCTGCGTCCGTGGCCGGTCTATTGTTGACTACAGATTGCGCTATCTTTGATTTACCCAAAGATGACTCAAATCCACAGCCATCAATGCCTAATATGATGTAATTTAGACTAAATACTTGCAATACACCCGCTAGGTGGTATTATATTACCTAACCCTAGCGGGTTTTTAGTTCAAGCATAAATACATTAAAGGAATACTAAAATGTCAGAAGTTACCAAAAATATATTGTACACCCTGTACGCACAGTCAGATCTACCACACGCTGAAGAAACAGCAAACCTGCGTCAGTGGGTTGCCAACAATGGCCTAGATTCAGCAGTTAGCCAAATTGAACCAGGTCCTTACACAACACCAGCCAATGTAACAGTTGATTATTGTGTTCAGTTTGGGATAACAGCACCATCTTTAGTAAAACTTACAAAATCACAAACATCAGACGCAATTGAGTGTACTAAAATTGCCGAAGGCTCAGCTGCAATTTTGGCTTTGACAGCAGAACAAATCACTGCTCTTAAAAACGAATACGACAGATTCATAAACGGCACAGGCAACAAGCCAGTGGTTGCACGTAGAATTGGTTAATTTTTAAGTTAGCACACACTAACATAACAAACCCGCTGAGGCGGGTTTTTTATTGACCATTAAAGATCATAATGCTATACTAGTGTTATGAAATATTTTGCATATGGTATGAATACCAATTTAGGCCAAATGGCCAATCGTTGCCCCAACGCCAAGAGCTTGGGCCGAGCCACTTTGATCGGGCACGAATTTCGATTTGCACGTCACGCAGATATAATCGAAAATCCCGATTATAATACTCAAGGAGTGCTGTGGGAAATCACCGCCGATTGCGAACACAATCTAGACGCATTAGAAGGTTTCCCCACCTATTATCTAAAGAAAATGGTCAGAGTATTACATAATGGTCGGGCTGTAGAATGTATGGTATATTATATGGCCGGCGATTATCCAGACGAATTACCCAGCGATGGATATTTAGAAATGTTATTTGAAGGTTATCAAGCACATAATATCGATACTGAACAAATATACAGTAGCCTGGCCCTAATTGAACAGATCGATATACGTCGAGCAGAAGCAGAAAAAACCTATTTTCAATATTTTAATTAAGGATCGTATGAAACTCAAGAACGCTATTATCAACGAATATGAAACAGCATTTCCATTTGAGCAAGAATATAATCTCTGGATTGCCGGTATGGAACGTGATTTTCAAGAAGAAGTAGAATATCGTGCAGGGTTAGTGGTCACTGACCAAACTCGGGTGGTGTTGCATAAAGACAACACCCAAGATCGTGGCTATTACATAGGTCTAGATCGCTGATTTTGGTTGACCCAAAAATGCCATAATGCTATAATACTTGTATAGTGAATAACAAGGAGCAACGATGCAGAACCATTTAGCAGATTTATCAGTTGAAGAATTGCAAAGTTATTTGAGCGATTTCCATAAAGACTTTTTTGGTTTTCGTCCACGTTATGCTACTCCTGAGCAATGGCGTAGTCGTGAGTATTTAGAAGCTTCGATCAATGCTATCCACAATCAAATGGATCGCTTGAAAGAGACCCGTGCCGGACGCGATGAACTTCGTGCCGCAGGTTGGGTGGTAGAGGAGTCAGATTTTGATGTGTTGGAACAGGCCGAAGAGCTTGCCGATGCAGACGCAGTATATTATGGTGCTTGACCTATAATTGTCAAAATAGTATAATACTTGTATTAAATCAAAAAAGGAGCTAGTATGTCAAACATATCTTTTATTCGCATCAAAAGTGGTGCTTATCGCACTACAGACGTCAGCGGTCAGGTTTTCCAATTGGTAGAACAGTTTAAAACCACTGCCAAAGGCAATTATGTGACTGTAAAAAACAGCGGCCGTTTCCCCGGCTTTCCAGAAGAAATCCGTGTCAAGGTAGACGCTATGAGCGATTATGATTTTGTTAGTGAAGCCGAGTTTGTTGAGCAAGGTAATACACCGGTCAAAGAAACTCAGGCATTAGAAACTGCACAAGAGAGTGACGAAGAAGTTATTGAACGTATTCGTCAGCGTTTTGAAATTTTGGACGAGATGGCCACTGCCGCTACCAACGGCGACATCCGTGCAATGATTGTATCAGGTCCCCCAGGAGTTGGTAAGTCGTTCGGTGTAGAGCGTATTGTTGAGAAGGCTTGTTTGTTCGACCAGATTTCTGGCAAGCGTCTCCGTGCCGAAGTTGTCAAAGGTAGTGCCAGTGCCCTAGGTTTGTATACTACACTTTACAAGTATAGTGATTCAAACTGTGTGTTGGTATTTGACGACTGTGACTCAATTCTTGTTGACGATGTTGCACTCAACCTGCTGAAGGGTGCTTTGGACTCTGGTAAGAAGCGTAAGATTTCGTGGTTAAGTGATAGCAATATGTTGCGTCGCGAAGGCGTTCCGGACAGCTTCAACTTCAACGGCTCAGTGATCTTTATCACTAACCTTAAGTTCGATCAAATGAAAAGCCAGAAGTTGCGTGATCACTTGGATGCACTACAATCACGTTGTCACTACCTAGACTTGACTCTTGACACAATGCGTGACAAAGTGTTGCGTATCAAGCAGATTGCCAAGGATGGTGAGTTGTTTGCTGAGTATGATTTTGAGCAAGCAGTACAAGACGAAATCATTGAGTTCTTGGAAGAGAACAAGAATAAATTCCGTGAAATGAGCTTGCGTATGGCAATCAAGGTAGCAGACTTACGTAAGAGCTTTCCGCTCAAATGGAAGGCTATGGCTCAAGTTACTTGTATGAAAGCTGCTTAATGCTTAAACCGTTTGTACCAGTAGACTGTGATCCTGTATTACAGTCTACTATCCAAACTAAAACCGTTGAGTTCTTGACAACACGGACTGAACTTTTTGATCATTTGGACGAGTTGAGTCTTTGGAACAAACTGAATACAGCAGAGTATGTACGAGCAGTTCCTGAGTTGGTTCAGTGGACCAGAGACTTAGGCCTAAGGTTGCGTGAAGTAAGTGTTACAGTATGCAATAACAACCAAGATGTAGGATTGCACGTGGACGAGTTGCCGGTAACTGCCAAAATAAATTTTCCCATTTTGAATACTGCCGGCAGTTACAACGAATGGTATAGTGTACCCGAAGAAATTTTTAACTCAGTGACTCCGATTATCAACAAGTTTGGCAATGCCTATTACGATCTAGAGTCAGTGGATCTTGGCAAGTGTGAACTGGTAGGACGATTTGAATTGTTGCAACCGGTGGTGTTTAACAGTCAAATTCCACACAGTATTCGTATGCAGTCGGCTACACAATTTCCCAGATTGGTTTTGGCCTGTACATTTTTTAAGGAACCTGTAAACTTTTTATCGCTGTGATTCAATCTAGCTCCTGAATCACAGTCTGGCTCCCGAAGCCAGTTTGCCCCGGGTAGAAATACCTGGGGATTTTTTTGACTTTGCAGTTTAAATACAGTATAATACACATATGAAATACTCATACCCACACATTGAAGATTACATTGAGTTTATTGCTGGTTTTCGAGATGCCGCTGGCAAGAATGCCTACAGTATTTTTCAACTGCCGGCTAGTTCGTTGAACCTGGCCAGATACGATGTCAAAATTGTTGAAAGTTTTGCCGAGCAAGCACGTAACAACATTGGATTCACTGACAAGCAATCGGCCTTGGCTGTGGCATTGGTATTAAAATACGAGCGACAATTAAACAAACACAAGATAGATATAGAATCTGTCAAAACAAATCCAGTATTTAGAAATCCCATTCGCAACATCGATCGCAGTACACGAGTGTGGGTCGAAGACAACCTAATTAAAATACGTTTTCCGTACGATCAAAATCTTATTGAGCATATTAGAACCGAAAGTCGTGAAAGCTCTGGCCGCATACATTTCAACAGAGAAGCTCGAGTATGGCAAGCTGATTTGACTGAATACAATGTGAACCTGATATACACTTTTAGCAAGAACAACAATTTTGTCATTGACAAAAGTTTATCGGATCTGATGGATTTGATTCTGTCCGCAGAAAAAAATTCTTACCGAATTGAATTGACACAACACAACGACCAATTGCATATTGCAAACGCTGCCAACAGTTTGATCGAGTATGTTGACACAAATCTTGGTGGGTTTGGTCTTGACAATCTACTGCGCCTGGTTGATCATTCGCCCTTGCTGGGGTACACAGTTGATCCGGCTATTGAAGAAACTGTTATCAAACAGCACGGTCCTAGGTTTTGGAGTTTGTGTACCAACAGAGAAGTCAAAGTAGATCGAAACGGGTCGCAAGTGGATCAGGTACAAGAGTTGATTGCCTACGCAGCTGTTACCAATAGATTTCCCATATATGTATACGAACCCGATCAAAGCAACCGATTGACAATGCAAATGATTGGATATTTTGACAAAGAGCAAGTGGCCAACCTAAACAACCGAGAACAAATAACAGCAGATACTCGTTTGATATACACCAATAAAATACCAAGAATTCCCGTGGGCAATATTCCTTTGTTGATCAGTACAGCAGGTATGCTGTTTGGCGGAGATCGTCAAGTGTGGATTCAGACAGCAGAGAAGGTTGTTTATTTTACAAATGATGTGTATAATAAGAATGTAAAAAAAGGACGAGACATTTGCAAGCTCGATTAATTATCAAAGACGAAGTCAACGTCAAGATCGAAGGATTGGATCTTAGTGATCGTACGGCTTTGGTTCGCAAGTTCAAATATGAAGTGCCGGGCGCTCGTTATCAGCCGGCAGTTAGACTGGGACGTTGGGACGGCAAGGTTGCCTTCTTTCAGCTAGGTGGATCTAGTTACATCAATCTCCTGCCTGAAATCATTGAGTATTTGGAAAGTCGCAATTACGACATAGAAATTGAAGACCTCAGAGATTATTCAACCAGTTTTAGTTTTGAACAAATTACCGAAGACACGTTCAGCGACACGCTATGGCCCAAAGGTCATCCAGCCGAAGGTCAACCTATAGTACTTAGAGATTATCAAATACAGATTCTAAACGAGTTTTTGGCCAATCCACAAAGCATACAAGAAGTGGCCACAGGTGCAGGCAAAACTATTATGACCGCGGCCTTGAGCAAAAGCGTAGAACCTTATGGGCGATCAATTGTTATTGTTCCTAACAAGAGCTTGGTAACACAGACCGAAGATGACTATGTCAATATGGGTCTTGATGTTGGAGTGTACTTTGGTGATCGCAAAGACATTGGTCGTACTCATACCATTTGTACCTGGCAAAGTTTAAATGTCTTGTTAAAGAACACGCAGGCTGGTACAGGCGATGTCACCATCGGCGATTTTATTGAAGATGTAGTGTGTGTCATGGTAGACGAAGTACATATGGCCAAAGCCGACGCATTAAAAACTTTGCTTACTGGTGTGTTTGCACGAGTACCTATCCGCTGGGGACTAACTGGGACTGTTCCCAAAGAAGATTACGAAAAAGTCAGTTTGTTTTGTAGCTTGGGTCCGGTAATAGGAAAATTAAGTGCAAGTGAATTACAAGAAGCCGGGCACTTGGCCAACTGTCACGTGAACATAGTACAGTTACAAGACTCGGTAGAGTACAGAGACTATCAAAGCGAATTAAAATACCTAGTGACCAATATTGATCGCGTGGCGTATCTGGCCAGATTGATTGACTCAATCAAAGATGGTGGCAACACATTGATCTTGGTTGATCGAATAGAAACTGGCCGCCTACTGCAAACAGAGCTAAGTACATTATTCAGCCTGCTGTCAGACAAACCCGACGTAGCTTTTGTCAGTGGTGCTACCAAAGCCGGGGATAGGAAAGAAGAATATGATGACGTTGCGACAAGTACTAACAAGATTATTATTGCTACTTATGGTGTCGCCGCTGTTGGTATTAATATTCCTAGGATTTTTAATCTTGTGCTTATTGAACCGGGTAAATCCTTTGTCCGTGTTATCCAGTCAATCGGCCGTGGTATACGCAAAGCGGAAGACAAAGACTTCGTTCAAATCTGGGACATAACCAGCACCTGTAAATTTGCCAAACGGCATTTGACCAAACGCAAGCAGTTCTACAAAGAAGCAAGCTACCCATTTACTATAGAAAAGGCCTCTTGGCAATGAGAATATTAACATTAGATAATACAGCATATCCCATGGACCAGGTCCCGGGAGAAATAGATGAGGTACGTTTTTGCGTACTTGACAACAGTGATCCCAAGGACCCTGATTACTTTTACATTCCCTTGATCTTTTTAGAATCATTCAACAGCCCAGCTTTGGTACTAAAAATTGGCGAAAATGTTGTGCGTATGCCTGTGGACTGGCAACTACTGATTGGTGAACCCGACTTTGGCGATTTAGAAGTAGTACCGTTGACCAGTATCAATGATCGCGGTTTTAATGTTTTTACATTCAATCCCTTGACCAGTTTCAAACCTGAGTTCCACCCGGTGGAGATTGTAGATATCTACCAAGATGTCAAATGGTATTTTCCCAAACTCAAACCCGGGCAACTGTTGGCAATACCCCTAACCGAAGGCCCAGAACCAATGTGTGCTTTTTTCATCAAAGACATCAGTCGTCAAAGTGAGGTTATAGATTATAGCAAGGTTTGGTAATGACCATATACAAAGCCAGCCAGATATCGTCATATGATGTATATGAAAGTCCCGATGGTGGGCTAACCATATACAAACGCCAAGCCGGTTCAAGTGAACGAGTGCTACACAGCGTGGCACCCGAACTGCAAGCTCGTATTGAATTGGAACGCCGTCGTAACGAATGGATGGACATATTCAACACAGCCGAACGAACGCCGGCTTTACAAGAAGCCATAGATCGTGTTATACTAGTGTATGAATTGTCACGTGACCCCAAAACACTACCGCCCGATTGGCATCCAGTATGAGTAATGTATTGCTAACATTTGGTGACAGTTGGCCTGCTGGCGGCAAGCTGGAGGACAAATCTCTAGCGTTTCCCACGCTCTTAGCTCAACGTCTGGGCCTAACATTGGATGATCGCAGTCGTATTGCCACCAGCTTTGATCACGTGGTTATGTCGTTTACAAACTTCTTAGAGAAAGACTACAATGCCGACACACAATACACAGCACTATTCTGTATCACAGACATCAGTAGAGGCATAGCCTGGCATCCAAATGCAGTACCACCTGCACGTGATCAACTGTGGGAACAGGATCCGCACACACTAGAACTACAGGTTGGCAACACAGTGGACAATCTGTCGCCGGCCTATTACAAATACATACATTCGGAAAGATTAGAGTTATTTAATTATCACAAGAATGTGACCTTGTTGACATTGTTGTGCCGAGAGTATAAAATCACAGACTACTACGTACACAATTTTTACAATCCAGAATTTGAGTTTCAAGTCATTGACCCGGTAAGGTTTTATCCCGGCACATTGAGACAAGTACTTGAAACAGCACCGTTCAAGGAGTATGTACCAAGTTACAGTACTGGTACGCCAACAGAAGCAAACGCTAGAAGCTCGCATCTGTTGTTTCCGGGTGGTCATCCAACAGTGGCCGGGCACGATGTGATAGCAACAGAACTAACCAAATGGATCAACAGTGGAAGATAAATTAAGCATCAAAAGTGAGATGGCAGCATTTGATCGTAAAAACCGCGAGTTTTACGACAGCCTCTCAGATGAAGAAAAGAAAAAGTTTAGTCCGTTCTTGATGATTCGGTATGGTGCCACTGTAACTGGTAATGCAGATTTACAGGCCTACTACTTGATGAGTTGTAACGAACGATTGAATAAAAATTTCTTCGACGTCAACGCCACACAGCACAAAAAGCTACAGTGGTTGTTGGCCACCACAGTGAGTCCGGGTATGGGCAATCAGTACCATCAGTGGTTGGCAGCCAAGAAACGAGAAACTGGCAACAACAAGGCCAAGAAATTTTTACGCGAACTACGCCCTGATCTTGGTGAAGATGATATTGAGCTGTTGTCAGAAATTAACAATAAAGATGATCTTAAACAGTATGCAAAAAGTCTCGGCTGGGACGATAAACGAATCAAGTCCGATCTATAAGTGTCGGTATTGTGAAAAAGAATTCCGCAAAGAGTCCAGTCTTGCGGTGCATCTCTGTGAGCCCAAGCGACGTTGGCAACAGGAAAAGGAAGTGGGAGTACAACTGGGACTTAAAGCCTATTTGAGATTCTACGAAGTAACACAAGGTAGCGCCAAGCTAAAAAGCTATGAAGATTTTGTTAGCAGTCCTTATTATAACGCTTTCGTCAAATTTGGACGATACTGTCAATCTGTACGTTGTATTAGCTTTGTTAATTTTCTTGACTGGCTACTGCGTAATAATAAAAAAATAGACCATTGGTGTCGAGACACCTTGTATGAAGAGTGGATGCTGGAGTATCTAAAGAAAGAAGCAGTACAAGACGCATTGGAAAGGGCACTAAATGAAATGCAAGACTACGCAGACGACCACCCTGAGCTTAGGAATGGTTTTACTGATTATTTTATGTATGGCAACACTAACCGTATCTGTCATCATATCGCTACCGGTCGCATTAGCCCTTGGATTATATATAACTGTGACTCAGGGGTTGCGTTCCTTGATGGGCTTACCGAAGAACAGGTGGTAATGATACTACCTTGGATTGATCCTGCACACTGGCAACGCAGGTTTCAAGATTATCTTGGTGATACCGAATGGGTCAAGGATGTGCTAAAGAAGGCAGGCTTATGAAATTTCGGTCAGACATTGACATTGACTTTGGAGATCGCACACAGGCCTTGCGGTTGTTAACGCACACGCCAGCCAGCATATTGCGTGACGACAAGTTGGTGCCGCACAACACTGGTATATATGTAACCGACATTCCGCAGGATCCGTTCACAGGTTTGGCCAGTATAGATTATGAGGCAGCCGAAGACCGAGGCTATATGAAGTTGGACTTGCTAAACGTATCATTATATACGCAGATAAAGAATGAACAGCACCTGCAAGAATTAATGACAGCCGAACCCTTGTGGGACTTGTTGTATGAGCCAGAGTTCTGTGGGCAGTTAATTCACATCAACAATCATTACAAGACACTAATTCAAATGCCCGAAGCTGTGACCACGATTGCTAGAATGGCCATGTTTTTGGCAGTAATACGGCCGGCCAAACGACACCTGATCGGACTGCCCTGGGCCGAAGTGGCCAAAACTGTGTGGGAAAAACCTGCGGATGGCGACTACTACTTCAAGAAAAGCCACGCAGTGGCCTATGCTCATTTGGTAGTGGTCAATATGAATTTGATTTGTGAACGGCTCAGCTACGGGTTTGCCTAGGGCATTTTTCGTACCAGCGTAATTGATTTACGCTTGCTACGTTTACTGGCCATTTCTTTTAGGCTCACATACGGGCCCATAATAATTTCTACGTCTTTTGAGTTCATGGTACGTAGACACGCTTTGAATATTGCCCAATCCTGTTTTAAAAACACATTGATCGGCATTAATCTATTGCTTTCCCACCACCAAGTTTCCCCCAAGCTCAGGAATAAACGCTTGACTTCAGTGTCTTTCAGTTGTCCAAAATCGTAAAGAGTAGTTATAACTTCGTCTGAATTTTGTATGATGCCGATGTAATCATTACCGCCGTAGGTGATGTGAGAAAGGAAAGGGTAGGAGCTAAGTACTGATGTCTGTTCGTTATTCATTATTCTTACAATTATTAAAGTGATACCGGGTCATATTACCACCACCGCCGGTTTTATTACAATGCGGACAAGTTACTTTTTTAATATTGCGGATATCAATAACCCCGGATTGTTTGCGTAGTTCCATTGATTTACGCCATTTATCTGTAGTTTCTTTAGTAATTGTTTTCCCTTTATGTGCTTGCCCTATTTTATCTCTATGTTCTTTAGACAATGGCAAACGTTTAATACCTTTTTGCGAGTCTGACAATCGTTTGCGGTGTATTTCTGATCTGTTTGGTAATTTTTTACCAGTATTACTAGCACTAATTTTAGCACGAGTTTCGGCAGATCTATATGCTCCGCTAGATCCTTCTCCGCCATTGCTACGGTTATGTAAAATTCCAGTTCCTAAATCTTTACGACCAAAAATAGAAATTAATTTTGCCTCCAATTGGTGTGCCTCAGATTCCGATAGATTTTTTGCTATTATTTGTATTTTAGATCTATCTTTGGGGACAGTGACTGAGTGTTGTTTACTAAACATTCTCCAACCACAGCCCTTACCGATATAGTACGGTGTTCCGTTAGAGGATCGTGCATAAGAATATACATAAAATTTTGTTATCTGTTGAGTTAAATCTTCCACGGTGTCCAATAATTGTTGTGCTTGTTTATTTATATTCTGGATACAGCCAATCAAAAGAATATCGTATAAATATAGGATAAGGACCAAAATATGATTACCGTAAAAGCCTATCTCTACCCAAATACTGCGGAAGTTCAAATTTTTGATCCTCGCATATTTACAACAAGGAATCGCCAAGTGTACAGCCGCCCAATCAAAGTTTATCAAGGTATTGATAATCCCATACAAGTCATAGTTAAAAATCAGGATCAAAAAAGTGTTGACTTGACGGGATCCACAATGACTGCACAAATACAAGATCCTACCAATCAAAAAACTATCAGTTCATATCCAATTACTTGGGCAAACATTCAGTTAGGCCAAGGTAATTTTACACTAGACCGCGCTACTATAGACAGTTTGGAAAACCGTTTCTACAAACTAACTTTCAGTGCCAACGCTGCCGGCACAGTTACTCCGGTGTACATTGATGACAATTATGGTGTTCCTTTGGATCTAGAAGTACTACCAGCGTACTATTCTACAACCCCGTAACAGTTGACGTAGTACAAAATATCCTGTATAATATACAGAATGTTGAACTCTATTCGCGACGCTGTAACTCAAATATTACCGCATAAACGTAAAACCAATTCCAGTTCGGGTTGGACCAGTTTCAACGGCGTTTGTTGTCCTCACAATGGCGAAAGCACAGACACTCGTGGACGTGGCGGATTAGTAATGAACGCAGATGGTGGTGTTAGTTATCATTGTTTCAACTGCAACTTCAAAGCCAGCTATGTTCCGGGTCGTCACTTAACATACAAATTCCGTAAGTTACTAAGTTGGCTAGGTGCAGACGAAGGTACTGTTAAGCGATTAGTAATTGATGCTATCCGTATCCGTGAATTGGTAGCACCTGAAACTCTAGTAGAAATAGAAGAAGCAGAACCTGTAAACTTTAAGGCAAGACCCTTGCCAGAAGAAGCACAGACATTTCACGCACTCAGTAATTTTTACACATTAAACAATGATCGTGATGTACCTAAAGAATTTCACAACGCGGTTCTGTACACAGCTGGTAGAAAAATAGATTTGTCTAGATACGAATTTTATTGGACTCCAGAAACACAATACAATTTAAACCGTCGTGTGATCGTTCCTTTTACCTGGCGGAATCAAATCATTGGATACACGTCAAGAACATTTGATGAGACTGTTAAACCCAAGTACCACTCAAGTTACGAACCTAACTATGTGTTCAACGTGGATCGTCAATTAAAAGACGCTAAGTTTGTTATTGTAGTCGAAGGTCCATTTGACGCCATGGCTGTAGATGGGGTAGCAGTACTCAGTAACGAGTGCAGTGAGACGCAAGCTGACATCATTGATAGCTTGGGCAGAGAAGTCATTGTAGTACCTGATGCAGATCGGGCCGGTGCTAGGTTAGTCGACCAGGCGGTTGAATTTGGCTGGTCAGTATCCTTCCCAGTTTGGCAAGAGACTCACAAGGACGTGGCATCGGCTGTGGAAGAATTTGGCAAATTGTTTGTTATCAAGAGCATTATTGAAGCACGTCAGTCGAACAAATTAAAAATTGAGCTACGCAAGAAAAGAATATATAATTAAACTATGGCAAAAGAATACACACCCGAAATACAAAAATTATTCTTGGAAATGATGATGCAGGACGCACAGAGTTTTGTGCGTGTGCAAAACATTTACAATCCAGAAAACTTTGATCGTACACTGAGAGATGCGGCCAAGTTTATACAGCAACACAGCGCAGAGCATAAAACTTTGCCAACCTATGAACAGATTCGGGCAGTTACTGGTATAGACTTGAAGCCAATTCCCAATGCCATTGATGGACATCAAGAATGGTTTATGCAGGAGTTTGAAGGTTTCAGCAGAAAAGAAGAACTCAGCCGTGCTATTCTCAAAGCCGCGGATTTGCTGGAAGAAGGTGACTACGATCCTGTGGAGAAACTGATCAAGGATGCAGTACAAATCTCATTGACCAAAGACCTAGGCACTGACTATTTCGATGATCCCAAAACACGTATTGACCGTTACTTCAATTCGGGCGGACAAGTGTCAACCGGTTGGCCAACCATGGACAAGATTTTGTACGGCGGATTCAGCCGCGGCGAGCTCAATATCTTTGCTGGCGGATCGGGATCGGGCAAAAGTTTGGTCATGATGAACATTGCATTGAGTTGGATACAGCAAGGACTCTCGGGTGTTTATGTAAGTTTAGAACTTAGTGAAGAACTGGTGGCCTTGCGTACTGATGCTATGTTGACCAGTATGGGCACCAAAGACATTCGCAAAGACATTGATACTACAGAACTCAAAGTCAAGATGGTGGGTAAAAAAGCTGGCAAGTATAGAATCAAAGCACTACCAGCACAAAGCAACGTGAATGATATTCGTAGCTTTATCAAAGAATATCAAATACAAACCAACAACAAGGTAGACTTTGTCATGGTTGACTACTTGGACTTGGTAATGCCAGTGAGTGTAAAAGTCAATCCCAACGATCAGTTTATCAAAGACAAGTATGTGGCAGAAGAACTGCGTAACTTGTCGCAAGAGCTGGGTGTGCTGTTAGTTACAGCGAGTCAGTTGAATCGTAGTGCAGTAGAAGAAATTGAATTTGACCATAGCCATATTGCTGGTGGTATTTCAAAGATCAATACTGCGGACAACGTGTTTGGTATCTTTACCAGCCGTGCAATGAAAGAACGTGGGCGTTATCAAATCCAGTGTATGAAGTCACGTAGCTCAACAGGTGTGGGACAAAAGATTGATCTAGAGTACAATATTGAAACCATGCGTATCACTGACCCGGGAGAAGAAGGACAAACAAGTTCAGGTGGATCAAAACCGGCGGCCAATATTTTAAATCAAATCAAAACCGGCAGCACAGTGACTGATGCCAAACCCTGGGCCAAACCGCAGGCACGAGAAGGATTTGACTTGGAAAACGCCGGTCCTACTCCGGGCAGTAGTGTAGAAAGCATCAAATTAAAGCAGATGCTGGCCGGTCTTAAATCTAAATCCGAGTGAACTTCAATAAATAATACTAAACTGGAGCTGAAATCTTGCAAAAGCGGGCCCGTAGTATTCTTGATGAATTAGATAACCTAATAGTACACAAAGATCGTGAGAATCTTGTGGAAAGCCGTGCCACCCACGTTATTCAGGGTGCTATCAATCTAATCAACTACATACGTGAAAATTACGACGCTGAACAAGCGGGGGAGTTGGAACGTAGATTAATTAATTCAATCCGTAATCAAGAGCCAGAAAAATTCAAGCGTGGTGTACGGAGAATGAAACGTGAAAATTAATGAAGTTATTGTAGAAGCACTTAACACTAATACTGGTACTCCAAATCCTGCTGCGCCAGCCAACCCACCGGCCGACGATAATCAAACACAGTGGACTGGTCGCAAACCAGCTGCACCAGCAAAGCCTGATTACAGTCAGAAACCTGGTGCTTATGCTACCAATCCCGGAACAACAGCAAAGTACAATGTTCCGACTGGCATCCCAAATCCCACTCCTGCAACTCCCGCTGCACAACCTGCCCCAGCTGCTCCAATTGATACAGCATATCAAGATCAACTTGATCAAAATATTCAGCAAAAACAACAAGCGGCAGTGGCTGCCAATCAGGCCAACACACCTGCACAAAAAGCCAAGCAAGGCCTAAAGAACTTGGGAGGTGCATTGTCCAAAGGTATCCAAGGTGCGGTCAAAGGATATCAACAGGCACGCAACACTCGTCAAGCAATTGATCAAGCAAAACAGGCCGGTGGATTGAATCTAGAATTAGAAACCAATGCAGCAAACAAATTTTTAGCACAACGTGGTGCTGTTACCAACTTAAAAGATCCTGCCACATTCCAAAAAGAACTGCAGGCGTGGGCCGGTAAGAGATATCCTGGACTTGATGTTGGCAACATAGATGTCAGCAAGGTAAGACCTGGCAACAAAAACGACGTGCAAAATTATGTTACACAGGTCTATAGTACCTATATGGCAGACCGTGCCAACAAACCCAAGACAGCGGCACCTGCTACCAAAACTGCCGCGGCACCTGCTGCAACACAGTCAACTATTATTGATCCTGCAACAGGTAAACCATTTGCACCTGCAACACAACCAGCGGCACAACCTGCGCCGGCCGCTACAACAGCTGCACCGGCAACTGCAGCTCCGGCTCCTGATGCACACGATGAAAAAGATATCAAACACGATATGGTACCTGGTATGGAAATTGTACAGCAAGAACCTATTATTGTAAAATACAAAAACAGAGAGTTTGGCCTTGATGACAATGGCCAATGGGTACACCTAGGTGGTACTAAAACTCCACACCAGTCATTCCAAGCTATGTTAGACAAGGCCGCTGGTTTCAGTGAAAGTTTTGATCCAGCTGCAATCTTAGAAAACAAATTGCGAAAGTAAAATGGAATTAAATTTTATCAATGAGGTCCTGCTAGAAGTCAAAGCAGCACCAGCACGTACTCCACATCCTGAAGATGCCATATTTGATGGCACAGCAGTCGCTGAACGTATGGTAGGTGCAATGGAATCTGTAATCAAAGATCCTGGCAGCCTGACAATCAAGTGGGATGGATTTCCTGCCTTGGTATTTGGTCGTAATGCCGACGGTCAGTTGACTGTGATGGACAAGTATATGTTTGACAAGCCGCACGGTCGAGTTACCAGCCCTGAAGATTGGGTACGTTACGATCAAGAGCGCGGCAAGAATCGTAACGATTTGTATCAACGCATTGCCAACATTTGGCCTGGTCTAGATCAAGCGGTGGGCAATGTACCTGGATACTTCTGGGGCGATCTGCTATGGAGTGCACCACTTCGACCAGTCAAAGGCCAGTTTGTGTTCAAACCCAATGTGGTTGAATATCATATTCCAGTAAAAAGCAGTCTAGGTCAACAGATAGCCGGACGCCAAGGCGGTATTGTGGTACACACTTATCTGGCCGACGAACACGCTAGACCACAACCTTGGAACGGGCAAGGGCTTGACTTTAATGCACCCACAGCAATTTTGACGCCCAGTGCCAATATCAAATTTACATTGGATGATCCTGTGCGTTTGCACAAAGCCGCAGTGAGCACCTTAAAGAAGTACAGCACAGTGGCCGACAGCTTTTTGGCCGGCCTAGATGACAAAGCACGTGCTGCGTTGAAACAGTATGCAAACAAAAAGATTACTGGGCAAACGCACGAAGAATTATCAGATTGGTTACAATCTGCTAATGTTACTCAAAAATTACGCAAGTTTTTGTTGGGTGAAAACCAAGACGGATACCTGTATCAGCACATCAACGGTGTGGCCGCAGTTTTTGCGATTTGGAACGCGGTTTATGCGTTCAAAGTCAATTTAACCGAGCAACTGGAACGCCAGGTACAAGGTATTGGGCAATATGTAAACGGACAGCCAGCTGGCGAAGGATTTGTATTCAGTACCCCAGAAGGCCCAGTAAAATTGGTACAAAGAACTGTGTTTAGCCAGGCATTATTTGCCCGTTAATAACAACCCGTTTTTTGTTCGAAAGCATAAATAATTATAGGTCCATTGAGACCACACATATTAAGGAGATTTAAAATGGCAATTCAGACACGTTATGCAGGTGATGCAAATGGCGTTAACAACGTTGACGCAACATATGATGGTACACTAGATACAGTTATCGGTTTAGGTTTAACAAAGAACCCAATCGGCTTAAAGATTACTTCTATCGGCACATTATCAGCAGCTGACTCAGCTACTGGTGGTATCGTTGAATCAATTCTAAAGCAAATCGCTATCGATTCTACTATCACAGCATATCAAGTTAGCTCAACTCAGTTAAGCGTTCTTTTAGAAGCTACTGGTTCTAACGATGCAACTAAACAAACTCGTGTACGTACAATTTCAGCTAACGCTGTTGTATCAAGCGCAGGTGGCATCAAGTTTGCTTAATAGTTTTTAACTATAACGAAGAAAGCAATCTTTATGATTGCTTTTTTTGTGGCCGATAAATACTAGCACTATGTCAGAATCTAATTTGTATTTTTTTCAAGGCTACAGTCTAGTAGACATCACTGCTACCGGTGTGGTCCGCAGCTCAGATCCTGACGCAGTAGAACGACATCAACAGCGCAACTGGGAAACAGTCATACAATGTATGAGCCTGCGTACTCAACCACAACATATACAACTGCCTACTGTGGTAGAAATTGAATTGGATCGACTGAGCTTTGGTGATTTCTATGAAGGCATACAGCAGGTATGGACCTGGCAGTGGGCTGTAGAAGGCAACGGAGTATACGACCTTCCAGGCAAACCTATAGGTGGATTGCAACAGGATTTTGAGCAGGTACCTATCATTACCGGACTTGCCGAAACTGCTCGATTTATGTTGCCGATATTTTATCCATATGGCACTATAAAAAACATATACTTTAGGCAAATCAATCCCGTAGCATAAATACTAATAGATGCTATAAGGCAACTATTAAGGCTCATATCACGGCACACACAGGCAAATCAACGCATCGCTTAACATGAAAAAAGCGAGGAACTATGTCTACAACTGACATCGAAAAGAAGAGTCTAGAAGCCCACGTAGAACTTTGCGCGGAGCGATACTCTGCTTTGGAGACAAAATTAATACATCTTGATGGTCGTATGGACAAATTAGAAGCCCATATTGTTGACATCAAGGATTCCATTGGCCGTGTCGGTAGCGACAGTAACAAAACTCTTATCACAATTGGTACTGCTATTTTTGTAGCACTACTAGCTGGTGTTTTTGGTTTAGTGGTACACCTCGTATCAAAATGAAAATCGTAGAATTAATTAACCAAGTACAAATTGCCTTAAATAATGAACAAGCTGATTTATTGGGACGTTTTCAACACGAACCCAGCATATTAAAAAACTCTCTAAATGAAAGAGAACAGCTTATAGCAAATCAACTAACGACGCAAGATATATTACTTCGTCGTAATGAAAATGGCAAGATCACATACTCAAAAAAAATACGCTAAAAAACCTCGTACTTCGGTCCCGAAGGAAATAACCAACGTTGCTGCAGATTATATCAAACATTGGACTTCTCGCGAGTTAGGCCGTATACAAAGCAATGAACCACGTCCAGTTTGTGTGCAAGTCAAAGACGGATATCTAGTGGGACTGTATAGACTCACTGTAAATCCCAACAAAACTTGCGACTTATTTGATGTCAATAGAGAACTGGTGCACCGTTTTGAAAGCAAAATTTCAGCAATTTTGTACGCTATTTACTTGACCAAACAACAGTATGCCAGGGCAGATGAAATACTGTCAGTTGATAGAATAATAAATAAATGTTATACAGATATGTTATGTTTACGTAATATTATTGAAAAGGCAAAAAAACAACAAGATTATGTAACAGTAGATACCCGTCTTCCCAGGTTAGAAATGGCTGAAACTCGGCTAAATCTTGCTCGGGACAGGATGACAAAAATACATAATATAGCTAAATACTACAAAGTTTGGGAATAAACAAAATGAGACTCTCTGAAATGCGTACCGAAGTAACACCACAAAAAATTAACAAAGTTATGGAAAGCCGCTTTGGTTTTTCTATTGACTATGACAATTTAACTTATGCCAAGGCACAGCGTTTGGCCAAAGCACTGGGTGAAAACATTCAATCAATCAAACGTTCTTTTGGCGCACACACCGCTGAAAAGAATCCAAAGTACATAGAACTTATGTTGGTCAAAGAAGGCCTGAACAAATGGCTAACTAGCGAACAAGGTTTGTTTGAAAGTGAAATGGGCAAGAGCGAAGCAGTATTGGCTGCCAAAGATATGGTTGACTCTGTGCAAGATATGTTGGAAAAAGTATCCAAGATGCAAAACGAACAGATGCCAGCCCTGGTAGATACAATTCGTGACCAAATCGGCAGCGAGCAAGCAGAACAATTCAAAGGTGCAATGGCTCCTTTACTAACAAGTTTATACCAAGCAGTCAGCACAGGTCGTGACCAAGCTGACACAGCAGTTCGTGGCCTAGCCGGCGAACAAGTTGAACAGCCAATGGATATGGGCATGGGCGGTGACACTGGATTAGATGCAGGTGCTCCTGCAGACGCCGGTGCTGATCTTGGTCCAGAACCAGAAAGCGATTTAGATGCTGATGGCGCTGATGGGTTTGATGCTACTGATGCCGCAGTTGGTGGTGAAGAAGAATTAGGCCGCGAGCGTCGTTAATGAAAATTCGTGAAATTGTTCTTGAGTCTCTAGACATAGTAGACGAAGTAATTGAGGACGAAGCTGATAGCCGCGGTGATTCAGCTTTAATCACAACACTTGAATGGCTTCGCAATGAAGCGCAAACCAGCGGTGCAGTAACTCCACGTGTCAAAGTTGATACAGTAATCGATCGTGTACGCGATATACCCGGCAACGAAGCATTTAATTATGCTGCCTTGGAAGCTGCACACGATCATAACGATACTGTAAAAAGTCTAATCAAAGACATCAAAGATGATGACAAATCTGGCTCCAAATATATCTATTTGTCTTTGCCAGAAAACACAGTTGACCCAGAAGATCCACTTGGTGCCCAAGGCGCCCCAGCCGGTGATCCCAGCAAAATTGTTTCCAAAATGGCCAATCGTGCCGCTTCTAAGTAATAAGCCTACCAAATTTGTTGACCAAAAAGGTGTAAATACTGTATACTAGTTTACTAGTGTAAAGGAGTCTATCATGAAAAAACTCGTTTTGTTGATACTGTTGATGTGTTCCACATTGGCACACGCCGAATACTGGCATCACGGTGGTGGCCGCTATTACTATCATCCTGGTTATGGTTGGGTAGCACCGGCTGTGGTAGGCGGATTGATTGTGTACGAAGCCACACGTCCTCCAGTGATTATTCAACAGCAACCAGTTTACATACAGCAGACTTATCCACCAGCACAACCAGTATACCCAGCACCGGCTGGATACCATTGGGAAGCCTTGCTAGACGGCACGTGTAATTGTTATAAAACAGTATTGGTACCTAACTGATGAAAAAGATATATTTTATTTTTGTATTATTAACAGCCGGCTCTGTTCAAGCTGCCGGTTTACAACAGTTGGTAGACAGCTTTAAAAAACCAGTTGCACCGGCGCCAGCACCACAGGCACCCAAACCACCACAGCCACCCAAGTCCCCAACAGGAAAATAATATGGCCTACAGTGACAAAGTAATTGACCACTATGAAAATCCGCGCAACGTGGGTTCGTTTGCCAAAGACGATACCAACGTGGGTACCGGTATGGTCGGTGCACCGGCCTGTGGTGATGTAATGAAACTTCAAATAAAGGTGGTAGATGGGATTATTCAAGACGCTAAGTTCAAGACGTATGGGTGCGGTAGCGCGATTGCAAGTAGCTCGCTGGTTACAGAATGGGTTAAAGGCAAAACACTCGATGCCGCAATGGAAATTAAAAATTCTCAAATCGCAGAAGAACTCGCACTTCCGCCAGTCAAAATCCACTGCTCAATCTTGGCCGAAGATGCAATCAAGGCGGCTGTAAATGATTACCGTAACCGACACAGCACGTAAAAAAATTCAAGCCAATTTGTCAAAACGCGGCTCGGGCGTTGGAATTCGTGTGGGCGTACGAACCACCGGATGTTCGGGTATGGCCTATACACTGGAATATGTAGACAAATACGAAGGAGAAGAAGGCATTATCAATTATGCTCAACCTGATTTTGTTGTTCTAGTGGATCTCAAAGACACCGTATATCTAGACGGTATGACAATAGATTATGTACGCCAAGGGCTCAACGAAGGATTTGAATTTATCAATCCCAATGAACGAGATCGTTGCGGTTGTGGTGAAAGTTTTAGAGTATGATAGTTTTCAGCGATAGTCAAATTATTGATCAGGATTGGTTACCACAGTTACAGTTGCCTTCGTACACCTTGTGTCACAGTTTTGACGAATATGCGGCCAGTGCAGATCCAGTAAAAATAGCATTTACTATGCAACGCCTACATTGCAACGAAGATATAAATTGTACAGCATATCAAGGATTTGAAGACAAAGTAAACAAACTCAGTGCTATCAGCCAATTGGTGTTTAGTTTTGAAAGTGAATTGCATCATTACCATTGGGATATGTGGGACCAATGTCATCACAACAATGTGTATTGGGTTGTGCCCGGGCAAGTCAACGATGCTCCTGACATGAATGGCCATATTGTTTTTTGGGGAGACTGGTTCAAAACAACCACGTTGTTGTATAAAAAGTTACCGGCACAGTTGAATCAAATTTCTTATACGTTACCCAAACCCAAATACTTTGATGCATTACTGGGCAGTCCCAAACCACACAGAACTTTTGTTGCCGACTCGGTCAAGTCTAACAAATTAGAAGATAAATTTATTATAACCTATGGTGGCAAATGGGACGACAACAGTTTCTATGCCCGCGATTATTTTATTTGGGAACCTGGTGTTGAAGTGGTCGGCAAGCAAGAGCCAGGTACAGCTGGTCCTGTGCGCTACTACGGTGTACACACTGGACTGAGTAGAGTGATTCCAATCTCTGTGTTTAACGACACAGCCTACAGCGTTATTGCCGAAACGGACCACGACAATACCCTAAGCTTCTACAGCGAAAAAACAGCCAAACCCATGATTGCTAGAAGATTATTTGTGGCCTTTACCGGATATAAATTTTTGGCCAATCTGCACAGTTTGGGATTTCGAACCTTTGATTCGGTCATTGACGAAAGTTACGATTTGATCAAGAACGACACAGAACGTTACACACAGGCATTTGAGCAGGTCAAGCGATTGTGTGCAATGGACCAAACTGAAGTGTACAACCGCATACAAGATGTGTTGGAACACAATTTCAATTTGATTATGAAAACTGATTGGACTGTGTATGCTGCCAATCAAATTACCAAATTGATCAACAATGCAACTTAATATAAATCCGGTACATCGTAATCTATTCAAAGATCCACTGACCTGGGACGTGCATTTGGATACCGGTTACACACAAGAGCAAGTACACAGTGAATTGGTTGCGCTTGATTGGAATTTGGCACAGCAGTCGGTTCAGCCTAACCGATTAGAAATGGGACCGGAGCCAACCAGCCCGTGTTTAAAAACAATATTGAATTATCTCCGAAGCCCTGAGGTTAAAAATCAAGTGATTGATCAATTGTACGAAGGGGAAATCTATTCTTACTGGAGCATTGATCCCGACGATATGAAACGTATCACTGTGTCGGGCGGTATGTTTGTACTGGATCGTCCGGGCTTTATATGTCGTAGACACGTGGATTCAAGAAGTCTAATTAGCACCGGAATGATAATGTTTGGCGCCGAAGACAATCCTGACCAACGTACATTTTTCTACAGAGACAACACAACCAAAGAACGTTACTGGGAATCCAGCAGCAAGTTTGAGCGCGGTTGGATCAATGCCAACTTACACAACACCTGGCACGAAGGTTACAACAACAGCACACAGGATAGATATTCTTACCTGTTTCATATCAGTCTAAAGATTTTCTAACCAATTCAGCCCAGGCCTTTTGTGTTGCAACAGCCGGATGAAATTGATCTGCTTGTAAGTCTTTGTTGGTCACGGCCATTTCGTAAATGCCATCTCGTTGATCATTGGTAAAAATCCACCGACTCCAGTCCATATCTTGCAACAACTGAACTATGTCGGGAAATTGCCCTATACCAAAGTCACCGTTGCGACTGAGATTGTTTTCGGTTCCCCAATAGTTTATGTAACTCATAAATTTATATTTGATATGTCGGCTTTCAAGAAATCCACGCAGTTTGATCATTTCCATTACGTTGATGGTGGCCAAACTCAACGGAGTGCTGACTTTGTACATTTCTCTAAACATGGTTTCGGCCACTTGATTTTTAAACCAAGTTCCCATCTCGCCACCTGAAAATATATAGCCCAATTGATTACCGGGTAACCTGCGATAAAATCCGTAACTGTCAAACAACTTTTCCCAGGCCGGGTCCTCCAACCCAGTTAAATAATCTAGTCTACTGACACCAGACCACATGACAGCTACACAATCATATTGTATACGTGGATTTGTCAATATGTGTCGTATTACACCGTCGCAAATGTATTGATTGCCGGCACCAGCTTCGCCAAGATTGTTTATGGTCCACGTGGGTTCCAGTTCTGCCAACTGTCTTGGCCAACATAAATTTGGACCACCTGGATATTCGGGGCATTGTGTAAAACTGCACCCGCTTGTTAGAATTTTCATTAAAATATTTATTGCTTATTAAAACGGAAGATGTTATAATTAACCTTATGCTTAAACCAAAATTTGACTATACACCTTGTGACAGAGAAACAATCAACGGCAAACGACATTATTGTTTACCAGACGGCAGCAAAGTTCCCAGCGTTACAACAATCCTGGACCGGACCAAAAGTGCAGAATCCAAAGCCGCACTGGCTAATTGGAAAAAAAGTGTCGGGGAAGCTAGAGCACAGCAGATCACCACCGAAGCTGCCAATCGTGGAACACGTATGCACAGCTACTTGGAGCACTATGTTAAAACTGGTGAAATGAAAGAGTTTCCAACTAACCCGTTTGCACAGCCTTCGTGGTTCATGGCTGCACAGGTTATCTTGGAAGGATTTGTCAAAGTCAATGAAGTATGGGGAGTTGAAGTACCGGTTTATTATAGTGGGTTATATGCTGGCACCACAGATTCGGTGGGAGTACACGACAACAAGCCGGCTATAATGGACTACAAACAAACCAACAAATTAAAAAAACGCGAATATATCACCGACTATTTTGTACAGTTGGCGGCCTATGCACAGGCACACAACAATATGCACGGAACCGACATCAAAAAAGGCGTAATCCTTATGTGTCAACAGCCTAAACAGCTGGAAGATGGCTCTTACGACACTCCTGTTTACCAAGAGTTTGTGTTGGAAGGCGCCGAATTTGATCATTATTGTGACGAGTGGAACAAACGTGTAGAGCTGTACTACCTTACTGCATAAATACATTATTATCATTAAGGTTACAGTAATATGGCTATTGTTCAAATCAGTAGAATTCAACATCGCAGAGGTCTACAGCAAGATCTTCCACAATTGGCTAGCGCAGAGCTAGGTTGGAGCATTGACACCCGTCGTTTATATATCGGTAACGGCACTTTGTCGGAAGGAGCTTCAGTTGAAGGCGTTACTGAGATTTTGACCAGCCAAAGTAATTTCTTAGAATTTGTCAACACCTATACGTTCAAAGGTACTGATGCCGGTTACACCAGTCTTACTGGGCCAACACAACTCAGTCCAGTACTGAGAAGTTTACAAGCCAAGCTGGATGAAACAGTCAGTGTACGAGATTTTGGTGCTACCGGCAACGGCATTACCGACGATACCAATGCTATTCAACGTGCAATACAACAAATTTATGTTTCTGACCTAAACGTTCCGGTACCAACAGTACGTAGAACTATACGGATTCCAGCTGGCAAATATGTTGTTTCATCGCCTATCAAGGTTCCGCCCAACTGTACCATTGTTGGAGATGGAAAAAACAATACTATACTGTCTAGTATCAATGGCACAGTATTTGTCACAGCCGACAACAAATACAACACTGGTGCTGGTCTTGGCACTGGTGGTGCAGTACTGCCATCCAACATCAGCGTCAGTAGATTGACCATAACAAAAACTGCCAACACCGTTGATCCAGTTGCAAGCATTGACAGCGCCACAAATATATCTTTTGATGAAGTGGTCTTCAATGGTGATGCAACTGTTGAACACTTGGTGGAATTGGCCAGTTCTAAAAATCCTTGCAATGCAGTCACATTCAATCGCTGTGTGTTTACCGGCGCAGTCAATGGCATACGTGCTGTTGTTGCCACCAGTACCAATATCAATGTCAAAAATAGCACGTTCTCTGGTCAATCAGGAACGGCTGTGGTAACTGATGCTAACTTGTCCGGTTTTGTTAGTGTAGGCAACGAATTCAATTCCGTGGCTCCATTCACCAGATTATACGGCAACAATTACAGCATCGGCGATCACGCCACAGCCGGAACTCCAGGTATCCATATGGGTAGCGCAGTTTATGGGCCTGGTGGAAATGTATCCTTGTCTGGTAATGCAGTGACAACTGTTACCACATTGACATCATCGGGAGTGGTTGATTATCAGTTAACCAACAATACCGACTATAGATTTGGTACTATCAAGTATACCATTGGCAACACTGGAACAATTTATTTTACAGATGAATACTCCGAATCTACCACAAACTTCTTGTCAGCCAATCTGTATGTTGCAACTGGTGGAAACCTTACCTGTTTTGCCAGTGGCGCAGCTGTCATAAATTTTAATATTAAAAACTTTTCCTAAACAATGTTTCAACTAAAAGCCGAGGACCGGTTGAGGTCCTGGCGTGACTTTCGATCCACGTTAGATTCGTTAACATTAGACCAAGCACTGGCTCGTACTGCTGAGTACTGGGCCCGCGCACCATTTGTGCCTTATCATTTGGATCCAGAATCCATTGATACCTGGCCCACACCCTGGGAATTGGTTGACGAAAATGTCTATTGTGACCTTGCAAAATGCCTGGGAATAGTTTATACTATGCTATTAACCAAGCATAGAATGGAACTGGACATAGAAATTAGAGTGTACGAAAACCCACAAAATTTATATGAGTTTAATTTAGCTTGGTTCAATCAAGGAAAATATATCCTGAATATGATTGACGGAGATATAGTAAATATCAAACAAGTCGAACAAACGTTGCAGTTAAAAAAAACAATTACAGCAGTACAGTTAAAACTAGAACAATATTAAGAGAAATCAATGACATCAATCAAAGTTACAAAGCGGGAAGGTCACACAGAAGACCTCGATTTAGAAAAATTACACAAAGTGGTATTTTGGGCAACACAAGGCATTACAGGTGTCAGCGCCAGCGAAGTAGAAATTAAAAGTCACATACAATTTTACAACGGCATTCGAACAGCCGACATTCAAGAAACCTTGATCAAAAGTGCTGCAGATTTGATCTCAGAAGAAACTCCCAACTACCAATACGTAGCAGGTCGATTGATCAACTATCACCTGCGTAAACAAATTTATAACGATTATAATCCTTGCTCACTGCTGGAATTGGTCAAACGCAACGTGGAAAGTGGATTTTATGATCGTGGTCTATTGGAAGCCTATTCTGAACAAGAGTGGATCACTCTAGACACGTACCTAGATCACAAACGCGATGAGAATTTTACCTATGTGGCCATGGAACAATGGCGTGGCAAGTACTTGGTACAAAATCGCGTAACCGGTGAAATATTTGAAACACCGCAAATGGCCTATATGCTGATAGCGGCCACTCTATTTCAATCGTACCCTGCAGACACACGCTTACGTTGGGTAAAGGATTATTATGATGCAATCAGTCTTGGAGACATTAGTCTTCCCACTCCTGTTATGGCTGGTGTACGCACTCCACAGAAACAGTTCTCCAGTTGTGTACTGATTGAAGCCGACGACAGCCTGGACAGTATCAATGCTACCAGCAGCAGCATTGTCAAGTATGTTAGTCAGAAAGCCGGTATTGGAATTGGTGCCGGACGTATCCGTGCATTAGGTAGCCCGATCAGATCCGGCGATGCTTATCATACTGGTGTTGTACCTTTTTACAAATTGTTCCAAAGTGCCACACGTAGTTGTAGTCAAGGTGGTGTGCGTAATGGTGCCGCCACCTTATACTATCCTATCTGGCATTTGGAAATTGAAGACCTTATTGTGCTAAAGAACAACAAAGGCACAGAAGATAACCGTGTACGTCATATGGACTATGGTGTACAGTTTAACAAATTGATGTATGAACGATTAATTTCAGGCGGGGATATCACTTGCTTTAGTCCTCATGATGTACCTGAAATGTATGATGCGTTTTTCAATAACCAAGAACGCTTCAAAGAGTTGTACGAACGAGCAGAACGTAACACCAAGTTACGCAAGAAGACCTTTAAGGCTGCTGATCTGTTTACACGTTTTATGCAGGAACGCAAAGATACTGGACGTATCTATTTGCAGAATGTAGATCACGCAAACACTCACAGTCCTTTTGATGAAAATGTAGCACCCGTAAAGATGTCAAACCTTTGTTGTGAAATTGATTTACCAACAGTTCCACTAAAGGATGTCAACGACGAGGATGGTAGGATTGCACTCTGTACCTTGAGCGCAATCAATTGGGGCAATGTAAAAAGCCCAAATGACTTCCAGAAACCGTGTGAACTGGCAGTACGTGGTTTAGATGCATTATTGAGTTATCAGAATTATCCTGTACGTGCGGCGGAACTTGCCACTGAAGAGTTCCGTCCACTAGGAGTTGGTATTATTAACTTTGCCTATTTCTTGGCCAAGAACGATGTCAGTTATTCAGATCCTGCTGCATTGGCCTTGGTTGATGAGTATGCTGAAGCCTGGAGTTACTACCTATTAAAAGCTTCAGCTGATCTCGCCGTTGAACAAGGTGCCTGCGGTCGTTGGAAAGATTTAAAGTCGTCGGCAGGTATTCTTCCTATTGACACACGCAAACGCGAAATTGACGAATTGGTACCACACCAAGAGCGTATGCCCTGGAACGAACTACGTACTCAAACACAAGCTACTGGTCAGCGTAATGCTACCCTAATGGCTCTAATGCCTGCAGAGACAAGTGCTCAAATTAGCAATGCAACAAACGGCATTGAGCCCCCACGTAGTTATGTGTCAGTTAAACAAAGCAAACACGGTGTACTGAAACAAGTGGTACCCGAGTTCCGCAAATTAAAAAACAAGTATGAATTGTTATGGGATCAACGTAGTCCCGAAGGTTATTTAAAACTGTGTGCAGTACTACAAAAATACATTGATCAAGGTATTAGTGTAAACACATCCTACAATCCACGCTTTTACGATGACGAAAAAATTCCAATGAGCGAAATGCTCAAAGACGTAATACAGTTTTACAAGTATGGCGGTAAACAGTTGTATTATTTCAATACCAATGATGGTCAAGGCGAAATTGACATTGATAAATTAAGTCAACAACAGGTAGAACAAACACCAACTGATGATGCAGATTGCGATAGCTGTGTGATTTAATATGAAACCTAGTGTATTAGTTGCTGTAGGATGTAGTTGGGTAGCCGGTGCCTTCATGGACTGTGACCCCGCTGCGACTGACTTTGACTACAATCACACAGTTGATCCTGAGTTCCGCAACAAAAACAGCTTTGCTGGACTACTACAACAACAACTTGGTTTAGATACTGTGCATTTTATTGCACAAAACGGCGCCAGCAACGACAACCAATTGCGAAAACTAATGTCTTTTGTTGACTCCAACAGAGACAAATACGATCGTATGTTTGTGTTATGGGGCTTATCAAGTATCTATCGTTGGGAAACTTACAGCAGTACATTGAGTTCAGTTGAAGACAATGCCTATGGTAGAATCAATCACAAACCTGGCATAGAAAAAGAACTCAAATATTATTTTGGCCATTTTTGGAATCAAGAACACGAGTTAGAAAAACTTGGCAACAAAATTTTGCTTTTAGATGGGTACTTGACATCGTTGAACATTGATCACTTGTTTGTAAACAGTTTTCAAGGGTATTCAGCAAAAGATTTAAAAATACACAATATCCAAGACAAAAATTTTTATTTACCAGCAGATTCAGAAAATGATCTGGTTAGTTTATTATGTCGCAAAAATCAGATATATATTAAACAGTCAAAAATGCCTTTTTTAAATCTGTTGCGACCAACTGCCAATCAAATTATCAGCAGTAACATTAGAGAGCTACAGCAATCAGGATGGTTAGATCGTGCCACAGCACATCCAACAGTAAAAGCACACCAGTTGATTGCTGATGAATTATACAATTATATAAAGGAAAAACAACAATGAGCGTATTTAATATAAGAAAAACGGATCACACCAAATCATTGGCTTTCCTTGACACCAACGGCACACCGGCGGTACAGCGTTACGACGTATTGAAGTATCGTCAGTTTGACAAATTGACTGACAAGCAACTGGGGTTCTTTTGGCGTCCAGAAGAAATTGACGTTATGCGTGATGCCAAAGACTTCAAAGAACTAACCGACTTTGAACAACATATTTTTACCAGCAACCTGAAGCGTCAGATCCTGTTGGATAGTGTGCAAGGTCGCAGTCCAAATTTGGCCTTTCTTCCATTGGCCACTATTCCTGAATTGGAAACTTGGATTGAAACTTGGGCATTTAACGAAACTATTCACAGTCGTAGTTATACACACATTATCCGCAACGTGTATGCCAATCCCAGCGAAATCTTTGACGAGCTGTTGGAGCTGGACGAAATTGTGGCCTGTGCTCAAGACATCAGCAAATACTATGATGATCTGATTGAATATGGCAATTGGTATCGTATGTTGGGTTTGGGCGAGCATACAGTCAATGGTAAAAAGATTGTTGTGGATATGTATCAACTTAAAAAGAAATTGTGGTTGGCATTAAACTCAGTCAACGCATTAGAAGGTATTCGTTTTTATGTTAGTTTTGCTTGCAGTTGGGCATTTGCGGAATTAAAAAAGATGGAAGGCAATGCCAAGATAATTAAACTTATAGCCCGGGACGAAAACGTACACTTGGGGTCCACGCAAACCCTGTTAAAATTATTGCCTACAGATGACCCAGACTATGCATTGTTAAAAATTGAAACCAAGGCCGAGTGTGAGCAAATGTTTCTGGCAGCTGCTGCACAAGAAAAAAGCTGGGCCCGGTACCTGTTCAAAGATGGATCAATGATTGGTCTCAATGAAGTGTTGTTGAGCCAGTATGTGGATTGGTTGACCTGCAAACGTATGACAGCAGTGGGACTCGACTGTGGTATGAAGCCAGGCTCAAGTAATCCGTTACCTTGGACAGCCAAATGGATTGCTGGTGCTGAAGTACAGGTAGCACCGCAAGAAACAGAAATTACCACCTATGTAATTGGTGGTACAAAACAAGATGTCGACAAAGACACATTTAAAGGATTTAGTTTATAATGATCACAGTATATTCAAAAAATCATTGCCCATTTTGCGATCAAGCAAAATCGTTGTTAAAATTAAAAGGCATTGCATTCGAAGAAATCAAAATTGATGAAACACCCGAAGCACGTGAGTTTGTTTTAAGTGAAGGTCATCGTACAGTTCCACAAATCTACCAGGACGGCAAGTTGTTAGTAGAAGGCGGATTTCAAGGTCTTAAAAAGCAGTCAGAAGAGTTTTTCAATCAACTAAAAGGATAGTAAATGTTAATCAATAAAGGATATGAAGCAGGCGACATCGTTTGCTTCAAAATCGTCACTGGTGATGAAATCATTGCCAAACTTGTAAGTGAAGGATCAGCTGGATTTGTAGTCAGTCGTCCTTGTACTGTTATTCCAAGCCCACAAGGTCTAGGCCTGATGCAAAGCCTGATTTCTGCGGATATAAATACTAATGTAACGCTGAAAAACGAGCATATTCTTATGCACGGTCCTGTAATCAAAGATATTGAAAATCACTATATCCGCACTACCACAGGTATTGAACCAGCGTCAAAAGGAATAATTACCTAATGCCAGCAGCCGCAAGAAAAGGTGACCCAGACACCAGCGATGGTGCAATTACCAGTGAGTGTGTTGATTCCGTGTTGATCAACGGCAAACCAGCGGCAGTGGTAGGCAGTATGGATAGAGATCACGCACCATATGGTCGACCACACAGACCCCACGTGCCCAATCCCATTGTGTCGGGCAGTAGCACAGTTTTCTTTGGTGGTAAAGCAGCCGCACGTGTAGGCGACCCATTTCAATGCGGACACAAAGTTGCCAGCGGTAGTCCAGATGTTAACATTGGGTAACCATGGCAACCGCACTCGCTCTCAACGCCGCTAGTACTATCCTTTCAGGCCAAGGGTTGGCTCCCAACGCCAATCTGATTGCGCAGATTTCTGCATTTCAAGCACACACCCCCATTGTGCAATTGGCAAATCTTTTTGCCTACATACAAACCGATGCCAATGCGGCCGCTAACCTAATGCCAGTATTGAGCACAATAGGTGGATCAAGTGCCAATCGTTGGATATTGGATCTTTGTCCAACCGACACATTGGTTTATATCACAAACAGGCCGTTGGTGTACGGCAACATCGCCGGTAATTACAAACCAAGATTCAGCACTACTATAAGCAATCAAGCAACTGGTCCATTCTCAGGTGGCCTGGCCACATTTGCCAATGTGTACACCACTGTGGCTGCATATACCATTTCAAGTTTTGATGTGGTGGCCAGTGCATTTATGCTTGGTGGAAAAACTTATGCCGACTCTGGAATTGGATTTACGGGGCCGGGCGATTTGGCAACCGGCGGAATTGGCAATGTTGGCCCAACGATCGCTACTGCTGTCAGTGGGTGGGGCACAATGTATGATATCAAAAACATTGCCACAGCCGGCGACACCTATGTGTTTGGAAAAAATTTACTCAGTCAAAAACTTGGCACGTATGGTAATCTTTCCGATCAATTGACCAGCGTGGGATTGGATGTGTCAGATCTGACCACTATTCCCTCATCTACTACTACCACAAGTCAAGTGGCTTCTTCAACCACATCGAGAAGCCTGATTGGGCAAGTTGATTTGCCAAGTTTGGCCACTGTGACCACAACTACAGTAGTGACTGGTAGTAGCCCAGCAGTAGTACAAAACATTTATGCCAATGTCACCGGTAGTGATTTATCAGCTATTATATCAGCCACTAACTTTACTGGCAATACTGCTGCAATACGCAATCTCAATGACTTTTTAGATATCACTCGGGTGGTTCCTGCCAACGTCCTGCCAATATTAAACAGCCTTGGTGCCAACACTTTTGCCACATTTGGTCAGCTGGTACACAACAAAATAGGACAAGGCAATTTTAAATCCTGGGCCGATCTCTCAGCGTTTTTATCCAGTGTTGTGGTACCTGCGCTGAGCAATACTTCAACTACCAGCACCACTCCACTGTTAAACAATGTATCAGTATTGACCAACGGCATCAAAGGATCTGGCCCATTTCAAAATCTCATTATCAGCGATATGTTAGGAGCAGTCGGCGGCGGCAGTTATGTTACCAATTTAACTACATTGAACAACTACTATAACACAGTGGTTACTCCGGCAGTTACATCTGCTATGAGCAACTTGGTTGTCTGTGTCAATCAATTTATGGCAAACTCTGCTGCCGGCAATGCCAACACAGTGGTGGCCAACGTAGCATCAGTAACATCTGCATTGAACGCTATTCCTGCCAGTGCCAATTTGACTCTTTGCCAAACAGCCTATAACACAATGTGGGCCAATGTACAAACAGAAATTGCCGCACTCAAAGCTGCTGGAGTAGACTACAGTGGTACTGTTACAGCACTAAACAGCTTTGCACAGAATTTTTACAGCACAGCGGCAGATCGAGACCGACTGGAAACTTATCAATTTTTTGCCAATTTAATTACCAACGATGCTGCCGGTGATACCTTACGTGCGACTGTGGCAGAAACTATCAATACTCAATTGTTGGGATCACGAGGAATTGTCCTTAACAACAATGCCGATCCTAATTCTGCCATTTCAAATGCTGCCAAGCAAAACGTACCATTAACTACATACTTATCCCAAAATAAGTAGGGTTATAACGGCCAATTTCTCCAAGAAACACTACTTACCTTGACTTGTTAAGACTTATGTAGTATTATAACTACTGAGATATGGCCGTAAATATCTTACATTCCTTAAAAAGAATGTACAACCAAAGGAGGACAGTATGAGAACGATTGTTTCAACTATCGTAGCAATATTAGCCCTGACCGTAATGGCACCCGGTCAAGCAGAAGAAGTACAACAGAGTTTTTTTAACGCAGTAACAACACAGGCGCAAAGTCGCTTGGATACCTTGGTAGATGCTATTATGACACCCATAGTAGACATCACAGTCACCAGCAAGGACATAGACTGCCTTGCGCACAATATCTACTATGAAGCTGGCGGCGAACCCGAAGAAGGCAAAGTAGCAGTGGCCATGGTTACCATTAACCGCGTCCGCGATGGTCGTTTTGGTAACTCCATTTGCTCAGTGGTCGGTCAACGCACCGTTGTGGTTCGTGAACGCACAGTCAAAAAAACCGAAGTAGTAAATACCGGTTGGTTTGGTCGTCCTGAACCAAGAACAATAACTGAAATCAAAATGGATCAAGTACCTGTATGCCAGTTCAGTTGGAAATGTATGTTTGTTCGCAAACCCAAAGAAGCTGACGAACGCTGGGCAGAAAGTCAACGAGTAGCCACAGCATTGTTGCGAGGCAACTATGCAGACTGGCAGGACAAATACAGTGACGCATTGTATTTCCACGCCGCCGGAGTAAGACCACCCTGGGCACGTCAGAAACACTATGTGGCCCGTATAGGTGGACATTTCTTTTACGCTGACTATCAGAAATCATAATGTTCTTTGAAGCCCTTGAGCGTTTACAAAGTATCGCTGAGAGACACAGTGGTAAACAATACACGCCCAAGGGACTAACACATTTGATTCGTATGCAGTTTTGTGACCCCCAATTGGTATTCAATACCGAGCGCGACAGTCGTGTGGAACCAGGTAATTTTTGGATCAAAGGCGAATATCGTCCAGCCGACGACGAACAACAAGATCCTTGCATTTATATTACCTTGACTTTTCCCACTCGTAAAAAAATCTGTTACATTGATGGTACCGATTGGGATACCATGGGATTTCACATCGCTGATGTAATAACACACGAATATCTGCATCAGTATTACTGTCGCCGCCGCGGTTATCGACACGGACGCGGTTACCGAGCACGAACCACTTTGCGTTACACAGAAACAATGCAAGACTATTTAGGTTGCGAAGACGAATTGTTGGCCTACAGTTTTAATGTTGCAAGCGAAATGATAGTGTACAATCGTCCAATGGAACGAACACACGCATATCGACTGTATCGCCGACATTTTAAACACGATCCAAAAGTGCTAACACAATTAAAAAAACACGCCAATAAATATCTTAAACGACTGGAGCCAAACAATGAGCAAAGTATCTCAAGATCAAGAATTAGAAATGGGCGACATATATGACACAGAAATCAGTGACGAAGATTACGGTTTCATACTTGGACCAGACGGTGAATTAAAGTCGGTATTTTTACCTGACAGCATACCCTTTAAACAACCCAAAAATGTTCAAAAAATCTTTAAAATGTTTGGCATTCGTGATGCTGAACAGCTAGATAACGACACCCTGCACTAGACCAAAAATTGCCAAAATGCTATAATGCAGTATGAATACAGTTATAGCAACACGCATCAAATGGACAGCTACTGCCATCACCCTAGCAGGTGCAGTATTCGCTAGTCTTAATATCTACCCACTAAGTGCCATAACCCTGAATTTGGGTAGTGCAACCTTCCTGATCTGGGCAGTTTTGATACGGGATCGAGCTATGATCACTGTAAATGCCGGGCTTTTAGCCATATACACAGCGGGTCTGGCTGTAAAACTCCTTTAAAATCAACAACTTACAACACTTAAAATTCCTGGTATTTTGGTTGTCCAAAAATTGCCAAAATGCTATAATACTTGTATAGTAATTAACAAGGAGTAGCGATGAGTACAGTTCAATTTGCAGGTTTTAGCCGTATGAATGGTGTTTTAAAGTTCCGTACTGCTAACGAAATTAGCCGTGCCCAACAGTTGGCTAAACTGGGTGATACAGACATCTCAATGGCAATCTTGCCTAACCCAATGAGCAAAAATGATGCCGCTAAGTATGTGCTCACTAACTTGGCTGTTTCGTACCCCAAGTATAACACCCCTGAAGCCACAGGCCTGCTTACCAGTTTGATCCGAGACGAAAACCCGTTCGCTAAACCCAAAGCGGTCAAAAAGACACGCACCGTGGTAGCTAAAAATGCCGTGGTCAAGACTTCAGTCAAAAGTCAGGTATATCCTGAAATTGAGTTGACACCCAAACAGGCTGCCAAGATCCGTGCTGAGTTTATGAAGAAGCTCAAAGCCGCTTACGAGGCCAACTGATATGCCGTATGTGCCTAAAGAACTCCGTACTGAATCATTCATTGCTGGCTTCAGTGATGTTTATATGACTGTACAGGCCAATCCCGAATTGCGTATGATTCCGATCAGTCAGTTAGAATCCTTACGCCACAGTTTGAAACAGTTGGGTTATCGTTTTCGTATAGTATATCGTGGCCCACATTGTCGGAATCGTAGCACACTTAAACAGAATGCTCGTGCTTTTAATGTTTATTTTAAGGACTTGGTATGAATGCTTTATACAGTTATTTGGGTTATGAATATTGCCCTTGGGACGATGTTGAAGAAGACAACATCAAGACTTACCACGAGTGCTACAAGAACGGTGTCAGAGTCAAGATGCCTGAAGCATTTTACTCAACCAGTCCTTATGAGCTTGTGCCGTATGACAAGTTTGTTGAGTATGTTCAAACTGTAGAAGTATTTGTTCAAGGCTAATATGTATCGTCTCAATGTGCTCTTGATGGTTGCTGTAGTGTATTTTGGTTTGCACTCGGTGAGCGGGTATTTGTATTGCCAAGACAACTTCTGCCCAGGCGACAGTGAAGCAGACTATGTGTATACTGTAAAAGATGAAGATGGCAAGACCTGGTACATCGAAGATGGCAAACCTGTTTCGGAAGAGGTATACAGAGAAGCACACAGAAATATATTTGAGTTTATGGAGGAGAAAGACAGCAATGGAAGAAAATAAAAGAATTAGTGTATTGCGTTACACTCTTACTCGAGATCAGATTGGAACTTTTGTATCAGGCCTGCACGAAATACAGGCTGATATGATCGAAGCCACAGTGGCCGTAAAAGAATCTCAAGGTTTTCCCGAAGCCAACCAAATTATCAATCACGTCAGGAGTTTGAAATGATGAACGATCACGATAGAGCCAATCTAGAATTTTTGCTTAAGGCCACACCCGAAGCATTAGAAGAGTGGAGTCAGGAAGTAACCCAAGACGATTTGGATTATGCACAAGAGCTGTTAGATGCTTACCAACTTGAGCTGAACGAACGGGCACGGATGTTAGGTGTGCCAGAAAACCACGATGCCGAGTTTGAACAGGCAATCATTGACGCCGAAGCACGTGGTAGTGTATACTACGAATTTGAGGAATATAGTGTCCATTAAACGCATAGGTTTTTGTTGCAAGTGGTTAAATGACCCTTCAGAATGTGGTGGTATGAAAGTCAATGCCGTTGACCGCGATCTCAATGGTCGCTCAACCACAATGCGTTGGTTGCGTGAGCATCCTGCCGAAGCTGAACAGCGTCAGTGGGATATCATGAATCACAATGCGGCGGCCGCTGTAAGACTGATTGAACGTGTGGCTACCTTGCCGCCTGAACGCCGTATGGTTCGCTTGGGTTCGGAAATGCTACAGGGCTATACCGAGAAGGACTGGAAGGCCTGGTGGCAACGCAGGGAGATACAAAATCATCTTGAACGCATCTTTGCACCCATTGGCGAAACTGCAAGACGTCTAGACGTTAGACTCAGCTTCCATCCCGGACAGTTCTGTGTGTTGGCCAGTGAAGCTGAAGAAATAGTAAATAGAAGTATAGAGGAGTTTGAATATCATGCTGATATGGCCAGGTGGATGGGTTACGGAAAAACCTTTCAGGATTTCAAGATCAATGTCCACATCTCAGGTAAGCGCGGTCCCGCCGGTATTCGCTCTGCCCTCCAACGGCTTTCTCCCGAAGCGCGAAATTGTATTACCATCGAAAACGACGAAATGTCGTGGGGAGTTGACGCCAGCCTTGAACTGGTCCGCGACTGCGCTCTTGTGCTTGACATACACCATCACTGGATCCGTACAGGAGAGTACATTCAGCTCACCGACGATCGAGTTCTACGCTTGATCGAATCCTGGCGCGGCGTTAGACCAGCCTTGCACTATTCGGTATCAAGAGAGGATGTGCTGGTTGGACACAACAATGCTGCTCAACCTGAAATGGCACATTTGTTGGAATCGGGTTACAAGAAACAAAAACTGAGGGCACACAGTGACTTCTACTGGAATCAACCTGTGACTGACTGGGCATTGACATTTTGGGAAAACTTTGACATACAATGCGAAAGCAAAGGCAAAAATCTTGCCAGCGAACAGGTGTACAATCGAGCAGTTGAACTGGGACTAGTACGATAGTACTTGTATTACCAATACCCGGTGCATAAATATTTTTATGCGATCAACCGAATTTATCAATCCCGTCAATGAAGAAAAGTGGATTCAAAAAGCCATCAAGCACAAGGGTGGCCTGCACCGTAGTTTACACGTTCCTGCAGACCAACCTATTCCAGCTGGTAAGCTAGAAAAAGCCACACACAGTACCAATCCACGGATTAAAAAACAGGCAGTATTGGCCAAGACGTTAAAAAGTCTACACCAAGAAGATACAGTAACAGAAAAAGCTCCCCCGGGAATGGAAGATATGGTCTTGAAGTTAAAGAAAGAATACCCCGGCGAACCAGCTAAAGCATTTGCCACAGCCTGGAGCATTTACAACAAGAAACACGGCAAACGCTAACCCTGCTTTCGTTTTGTTTTTACCATAAATACTCAAATAAAGGTAAAAACAATGTCCGCACTGAGCTCCAACGTAAAAATCACACTACCCCCAGTACCTATTCCTTTTAGCGGAACAACGGCCTGGGCTGCATTGACACCCCTAGTCAACACAATCAACAACAATTTTAATGTGATTGCCAATGGTGCTGGATTTATCCCGGGTACTGTTAGACTGGTCAATGGCCGCCCGGTTAATTTGAGTACTGGTGATTTAACAATACTATTATCAGATGTGCCTGGATCAACCAGTAATGCGTATGTAAATTCTACTTTTGCTACTATCAGCGCATTGACTGGTCTAGTTGCAAATGTCAATTCCGGTTTTACAGCCGCCAACGCAGCAATTCAAACTTTAAGAAATACAGTCAACTCATTACCATCCGGTAATGTGTCTGGCAACACCGCACAGGTATCCAGCTGGATACAATCAAACATAGCCGCAGTAACAGCGGCATGGTCGGCCAACGCTGCCGCACAACAAACATCCATCAACAGCACTACTAACAATTTAAATTCTTTTGCTACATATTCTAATGTACAAATTGGATCGGTGTATACTAGCCTAGATTCAGTCAACACCAGCGTTGGACAATTGGTATCAAACGTTTCTGCACTATTTGCCAATGCCGCTACTCAGTCTACACAGATTGCCGCAGTAGCTGGGAACTTGACTGCATACCAAACAGCAGCCAACTCTACATTGTCTGCCACAGTCAGCAATGTATCCACTCTACAATCTCAAACAACAAACTTGGCCAACACACAGAATTCTGTTAACACTACACTGGCTTCTTTATCAACTGAAATTAGTAACCTTACTGGCCAACTGTCGGTCACCAATTCAAACCTATCAGCAAATGTCACAGCGTTTGCTGCAAACATAGCCACTCTATTTTCCAATGCAGCTACACAGGCCACAGCCATAGCTTCTATCAACAGCAATGTGGCCCTGTTGGCAAATAACAACAATCGCACAATTCACGTGAGCAACCAAGCACCTGGGCCCACAGATGGAAATGTTGGCGATATTTGGTATCAAACAATCTGATGATTTCTAATTATATATCCTATGTAGGTCAAGATCCCAGTGCAGTACGTCTCGGTGATTCTGGACTCACACCCACTGCGGTAGTCAATGCATATGGTGTACCGGCTGGTACCGGAGCCGGGGTAAAGATTGGTATTGTCAGTTTAGGTGGCGGTTGGCTAGCCTCAGATTTTGATCAGTCAATGACAGATTTAGGATTATATCCAACTGTTACCAGTGCCAACATTCACACAGTATTGATTGATGGAGCTGTAAATAATTTTGATGGTGGTAATGGAAGTATTGAAAATACTTTGGATCTTTATTGTGCGGCGGCTGTGGCCCCTGAGGCCGATATCACAATCTACATTGGACAAAACACCATTAGTGGTTTTGCAAGAGTACTTGATCGAGCAGTAACCGACAACTGTGATGTTATCACGGTCAGTTGGGGATTGGCTGAATATGGATTTTTAGAAGGTGTTTTCCGTTGGATGTTCGAACCAATTTTTGCAAGAGCAGTTGCTCAAGGCACCACAATATTTGTTGCCACAGGAGACTTGGGATCTGAAGCCACATACGGAACTGGGCTATCAATACAGTACCCAGCAGGCAGTCCTAATGTTGTTGCTGTTGGCGGAACCAATCTACTGCTGTATCCATCGGGTGCAATACAGTCAGAAACTGTTAGTCAAACCAGTGGTGGTGGAGTAAGCAGTATTTTTGCAGCGCCAGCGTGGCAACAAGGGTTAACATACACTTCATATTCAAACGTACCCGGCACACCATCACGCACACTACCTTTGCTTAATCGTGGCACACCAGACATATCCGCACCAATGAACGCTTACGACTTGTATCTGGCCGGTGCAATACAGCAAGTGGGCGGCACCAGTGCAGCTGCTCCTGTAATGGCCGGAGTAATGGCAAGAACACAGGCCGCAAATGGCGCCAGACTGCCGCAACTAAATCCCTTGTTTTATAACAACCCAGGTGCATTTTATGATTTTGCGTCGGGCAATGATACAGGTTGGATTGACACTGGATATCGATCAACTGTGGGATGGGATCCAGTAGTGGGACTAGGGCGTATTGAAGGATCGGCACTTGCAGGTATGTTTGCACCGCAAAAGCCCAAGATCAAAACAGCCGACAGCACCTGGAGTACAGTGGCCAATACCTGGGTCAAAACAGACTCGGTTACCTGGACCCAAATTCAGACTGTATGGGCCAAAACTGTTAATGGTTGGCAACAGACACACTGACCATAAATACTAGATACAAGGTAAACTACAATGACTTTTAGCGCAGTTAATATTGGCACCACAGCAAACGATCAAACCGGTGATCCCCTACGCGATGCTTTTAGCAAAATCAACACAAATTTTGCCAACATTGCCAGTGGTTCTGAAAATTTACCAGTGGTCAGTGTAGCCGGTCGTGGCGGCAATGTGTTGTTGACTGTAAACGATGTGTTGGGCGCGGCCAGCATTGCTTATGTAAACACACAGACCAGTTATACCATGGCCAACAGCGCAAACTGGACCAGCAATGTTTATACCATTTCATCGGCACTGGATCAAATTGCTCAACGTTTGACCAACGCAGGATTCTAATATGTCACAGAATGGTATCAGTCACTTATCTACAAAACAAGCACGTCAGGCTGCCAAATTGGCCGCAGCCGCAACCAAACGTGCCGCAACTGGACGCCCGAGTACTTTAGACACAACCGAATTACCCAGTACCTATTCGGGCAATACCGCAGTGGCCGGCACACATACCGGAGGCCTAATACTGGGTCGCCCTTGGAAATAATATGAAAATTGCCGACATCTTGAGATCAGTAGCTGACGCATTGGAAAAGGCCGAATCTGAATCACACATTGGCACAGCCAGTCCGTTTACCTCTGCCAATCAACCTTGTGACACCTGCCGAGCAACACCTTGTGCCTGTGATACCCAATCCGATGCGGAACAGCCAGACGAACTAGCAGTGATTCGCCAATTGGGTGGTATAGCGCCCGCTGTTGCCGTAGTTGGCCAGTAACAGACATAAGTCATTGATTTAATAAAAATGCTAGAGCTGGCATTTTTTTATGGCTAAATTTTTTACGTAGACATATAGACTGTAATAAAACTGTAGTTGACTTTACAACACTTATAATTTATATTGTTAATACACAGAAGTAAACATTTAGTTAGCGATCTTGCATAACTGAAGTACTAGTACTACTTTTGCCGCGACTGATCCAGGCAATGCTGGATACCGTTTGAGTATGTCAAACCGGAATTTGTGGATATGTGGATTTTTGATATCAATTTGATACCAAATATCAGTTGACGGCAAATGTGTTTTAGTGTATAGTTACAGTATCTTCTACTGGTAAATACTAACTATGATACTTGCTTACCTATTGTTACTGACGGGCTTGACCATTAGCTCGGTCGCAATCTACTACAGCGTGGTGGGTTTAACTGCCATCTTCTCTGCCGCAGCGGTGCCCATTATGATCATGGGTGTGAGTTTGGAAGTGGCCAAGTTGGTATGTGCTACCTGGATCAAACAGCATTGGAGCCGTGTTCCAATGCTGATGCGTATCTATATGTGCGTGGCCGTTACAGTATTGATGCTGATCACAAGTATGGGTATCTTTGGCTTCTTGAGCAAAGCACACAACGATCAAAATTTGGTGTCGGGTGATGTAGGCGCCAAACTGGCTATTTTTGATGAAAAAATCAAAACAGCACGTGACAACATCGAAGCTGATCGCAAACAGCTACAGCAAATGGATGCCGCAGTTGATCAGGTAATGAGCCGTAGCAGTGATGAAAAAGGGGCTGACAAATCCAACGCTATTCGCAATAGCCAAAAGCGTGATCGTGCGGCCTTGGCCAAAGATATTGAAGCCAATCAAAGAGTCATTAGTCAACTCAATGATGAAGCTGCTCCTATACGTGCTGAGAATCGTAAAGTCGAAGCTGAAGTAGGTCCTATCAAGTATATTGCCGCATTTATTTACGGTACTGCACCCGACGCATCAATGTTGGAAAAGGCAGTGACCTGGATCATCATAATGATTGTTATAGTATTTGATCCGCTGGCAGTTATTATGTTGTTGGCCAGTCAAATGACATTTGCTTGGCAACGCAATCCTGCGCCAACAGTTGAGCAAGAACCTGACCAGGGAGAAGAATCTGAACAAGAAGAAAAACTAGTACTGGTCAATGATGACACTCCAAATTACGAAGGTGTGCGTATGCCCAATGGCGAGTGGGTCCAGACCGGTCCCAGTTTTGAACCACAGGAACCACACTACGAGCGCCAGTCACTTCCGTTAACAGATGAACAACTTGATCAGATTAATGCTATGCTGGCCGAGTATGCCGAACACGCTGAAACTGAACTGCCCGAACTGGAAAGTATCAAAGAAGAAACTCCGTTCCGCGGGCGTGGGTTGGCACCCAGTATGCCAATGACAGCCAGCTATGTGCAACCTGTTGCCACTGAGCGATTGCCTGCAAATTTAGAAACAACTTGGACTCCGGCCACACAAGAAGACGCAGATCAAGTGGTACAACAGTTGAAAGAAGTTGGATATTTAACTGCTGATGGTGAAATCAATCCCGACTATGCGCCAAACGAAGATGGAGTTGATGTGGTAGAAGCAAAAGCACCACCCGAAGATCCAGAACCACCCGAAGTACCTGAAGCACGACCCGGCGCCAATCGTGGAGTTGATATGAGTAAACTGTTGGCAGTGGGAATACAAGCAGACAATCAACTTGATTCGGCCAAAGCCAGCAATACCGGATTTGGCAACGAATACCCAGCCAATCCCGCAAAGGGCGACATCTACTTGAGAACCGATTACTTACCAAATCGTTTGTTCAAATTCAATGGCAGCAAGTGGATAGAGGTTGACAAAGATCAAACAGACGTGTATGCTTATGATGATCTGTATATACAGCACTTGATTGCCGAAATTGATGCTGGACGTTATGATCCCGATTCATTGACTGATGTAGAACGCGAACAAATTCGACAATATTTGGAAAAGAATGCATAGCAATTTTGTAACACCACCTGACTACGTGGAAACAGTATTGATCATCGACGCTCCTGAAGAACAGATCAAGATATTGGCCACCTTGATAGAACACCGTGGACAAGCGTACAATGTGTATTTTTACCGACAAGAAATGAATCAACCCGAGTGGTTTGACTTGGTAGCACGTAAAGCAGATGTAGTAATAGATGCAAAATTAACCAACCCCGAAGATTACTTCAATAAATAAACTTATGGCATATTATCAAAAAGGCTCAGCAGTTGTGTGTAAAGGTAACACAGTTACAGTCGGCATCGACGGTAACGTGGAAAAGGCTATGCGTAAATTCAAGAAGAAGGTATTGGAATCAGGCCTACTACGTGAATTAAAAGAACGCGAAACCTACGAAAAACCCACCACAGCACGTAAGAAAGCTAAAGCAGCGGCCAAGAACCGCTGGCGCAAAAAATTAGCTTCCGAAAGCCTACCCAAAAAACTGTACTAATGAATCCTATAATCTATCTGGGCTTTGGCGATAGCTGGGCCTACGGTGATGAATTGGATCTCTCACGAGAGTTTCCATACATTGCAGTATTGGCCAAACACCGTGGATCTACTTATAGCAATTATGCTCGTCCTGGCACCAGTTTGCCACAATTGGTAATTCAACTACGCAAGTTTCTCAAAGAAAATCACAATCCTGCCAATCGCTATTGTGCAGTATTTTTCCTCACAGCCAAAGAACGATCTTTTGTGTATCATCAACAGGTAGATCAAGCATTTAATCCGCGCGGTATTTTTCCTCCCGATCCAGTTGCCGACGAATTAACAAAAATGAATGACCTGTACTACAAGTATTTTTATTCCGACGAATCAGCTGATTATCAAGCCAACGTCACCTTGCTGGTATTGCAGAGTCTTTGTCGGCAGTACAACATACAAGATTACTACTTGCCGGGTTGGCAAAACAACACATTCTGGCCCGAAGTTGATCGTGCTAGAATCTACCACACCACTTGCCAAGAACTGTTGAATTTGGAAATGGATCGGCACGGATGTGCTTTAAAAAACAATCCGTATTTTACTCCCAACATTTCTCACCCAAATCAAATGGGACACGAAAAAATAGCCAATGCGTTGCACAATTGGATTTCAAATAATTGATTTAAATTGAAAATTCGTGTATAAATATATTTGTAGTGCCGATAGTCGGGCTACACATTTAGTCATTAACTTGCTTAAAAGGAGAAAAATATGACACAATTACAAATCCACACCCTTGATTTACCTGCATTCGTAAACCAGATTCATCGCCAGACCATTGGCTTTGACAGTTTATTTGAACAGCTGAATCGCAATTTTGCCAACAGCAAAAGCGACAACTACCCGCCACACAATGTGGTCAAGCTGGATGACACTCACTATGTTATCGAAGTGGCCGTTGCTGGTTTTGCTGAAGATGAAATTGATGTTGAATTAAAAGACAACGTCTTAACTGTACGAGGCGAACAAGCCAAACGTGAAACCGAAGTTGAGTACTTGCACAAAGGTATCAGTGCTAGAAACTTTACTCGTACCTTCCCATTGGCCGAACACATTGAAGTACGTGGTGCCACAGTTAAGAATGGTATTTTGGCCATTGCTTTGGAACAAGTGGTTCCAGAAGAAGACAAGCCTAAAAAAATTGCCATTACATTTGCAAAATAAGCTGTAAGGCTGTATAATAAAGGGAAAGGTACTTCTTTCCCTTTATTTTTAATATGAGCGAAACTTTAATGTCAAAAACCAAAACACACATAGAAATACGTCCACGTATTGAGCCCAAACTCAACATACAGGAACCACCACAATTCCGTGTTATCTATATCAATGATGAAACAACTACACAAGAGTTTGTAGTTGAAACACTCAAGGTAATATTCAATTATGACCAAGGTGCCGCTGAAGCATTGACGATGCAAGTACACGAGGAAGGATCGGCTGTGGTAGCGGTATTGCCGTATGAAATGGCCGAACAAAAAGGCATTGAAGTTACCATGCTGGCTCGCAACAACGGATTCCCTTTACAAGTCAAAATTGAACAAGACGTATGATTTTCAACCACGTTAAAAAGCTCAAGGCCGAAGGCAAGCGCATTGGTATTACCTTTAGTACCTTTGATATGCTACACGCAGGACATATTGCTATGCTGGCCGAAGCAAAGAATCATTGCGATTACTTGATTGCTGGCTTGCAAACAGATCCCACTATTGATCGTCCCGATACCAAGAATAAACCGGTACAGAGCATTGTGGAACGCCAAATCCAATTGGCTGCTTGTCGTTATGTAGACGAAGTGGTAGTTTATCAAACTGAACAGGATTTGATCGACTTGCTCTTAATTCTGCCTATTGATGTTCGTGTACTAGGTGTTGAATACGAAAACAAAGCATACACCGGCGAGCAAGAAGGATTTGTACGTGGTATTCGACCAATCTTTAATCGTCGTGATCATTCGTTCTCCAGTTCAGGGTTACGTACACGTGTAGTTGAAGCAGAATCAATGAAGCTCCTAAAAGGAAAATAATGTTTAAAGAAACCAACTATCGCAGTCTATTCAAAGCCATAACCTGGCGTCTTACCACTAGTGTTTTGACTTTTGGCGTAAGCTATATGGTTACCGGTAGCCTAGGCGGTTCGGGTAAAATTGCCGGAATCTTGTTTATAGTAAATTCCATCTGGTATTTTACTCACGAACGTTTATGGAACACACGTCAAGTGGGCAAACTTGCCGAATAAGTCGACTTTTAATCAACAATACAGTATAATAGCATTATGGACGTAATGCTCGATTTAGAATCTCTAGGAACCAGACCCGACTGTGCCATTCTCACCTTGGGTGCCGTCAAGTTTGACCCATACGTTGTGGACAGTTTTGGTGCCAGCCTATACTTCCGCATTGATGTTGACGAACAGCTGGCTCTGGGCAGAGAGGTACAAGAGGACACACTACGATGGTGGAGTACTCAAAGTAGTGATGTGTATGACGAAGCATTCAGCGAACGCGATCGGGTTAGCCTAGAATCAATGTACCGACAGTTGAATAAATTTCTAGTGGGTGTGGAAAACATCTGGTGTCAAGGTCCTGCGTTTGACATTGTTATCCTAGAAAATATCTATCGTCAACAGGGCTGGCCCACTCCGTGGCAGTTCTGGCAGATCCGTGATAGTCGTACCTTGTTTGGTGTACACGGCGATCCAAGAGAAAAGAACAAGGCCGGCTTGCACAATGCTCTAGAAGATTGCATTAGCCAAGCACAAGGCGTACAAGAAATATATCGCAGTTTAAAGTTAGAGAAAAGAACTTATGCAAATAGTGTGGCATCCTGAAGCAGTTGAAAAATTACGTGGCGTTCATACTGTGTTGGAATTGGAATCATTCGCAGTCAACGGGGAAATGCTACGAGCCTGGTGCATTGTACCCCCAGAAAAAATTGGTCTTGACGGATTGGCATCTTTGCCGGCGTTGAAAGATCTACACGCAAAATTGATAGAGGCCTGGAAAGCCAAAGACCTGCGCTTGTGCGAGGACATCATTCCGCATCTAACCGGCAAATTTGGTGGTGAGCTAGATTCTTTTTACGAAGAATTAACAAAAAAAATCACAAACATCAAAAATGAATCCGTCAATTCTTAATTCTGTTTATGGTTACTACAAGGTCGGCGATCAGTATTACATAAACAAAACAGAGGCGCTGTACAACGCCACCAAAAACAAACAGTCAGCCGAGTGGCACTTTCACGAAGATGTGTACGGCAAGATAGACTGGAGTTCAAGACCGGCTGGTACATTGGACGATCTCTATAGAGAACGAGCACAACAAATACGTGACCGATACGACTACATAATTTTGTTGTTCAGTGGTGGTATGGATTCGTGGGCAATGCTGGAAGCTTTCTTGATCAATGGAATACACATCGACGAAATAGTCACACGCTGGCCCAGAGCTGAACGCAAGTTTGTCAAAGTCGGTACCAATAGAGATCAAATCAATATGGGCAGTGAATATGAATTTGCTGTACACCCAGTTCTGAAGTACGTAGAAAAACATTGTCCTGATACAAAAATTACAGTAGACGATTTTAGCGAGTGTTTTCACCAAGAGCTGACCGAAGCTGATTTTATGAAGACCAACGGTTGGCAGTTCTTGGCAAACTTTTTCAAGTACAGTCGCAGTACAGAATCAGAACTGGAACAAGTACGACATCATCGCTCTATTGGATTGATCAGTGGCAGTGAAAAAATACATTTGATGTCCAAGAACAATAATCTGTATGCGTTCTTTACTGATCAAAGCAATGGCGGGGACAACAACCCAAACAGAAAAATGGAATTTTTTTACTGGTCGGTTGACGCTCCACTAATACCAGTGCTACAATCTCATTGTATTAAAGATTTTTTAGTAGAACAACAACGGATCAATCCTGAAAAACTAAAACTAATGATAGACGATTGGCGCACAATCTATCAGCAAGTATGCTATCCTAGATACAGCATTGACACATTCCAAGTTAAAAAACAATTTGGCTCACGTGTTTGGCAAAGTGATGCGTGGACTTATCAATATAGTCCTACCTACTACCACAGCTGGAAGTGGCTTACAGATCAATACTTTGACAACATTGATGATCAGTATATTGCAAGATTAAATGATGTACCTACTGCACCCAAAGGCTCAAACAATATGATAGTGGGGTTAAATCTGTTCAATAGCCCGTTGTATCTAGTGAGTCAAAACACAAATCTCCCCGAGTTCAAACGATAATTACACCCAGATAATCATTCCTCCTACTTTAGTTAAATACTAATAAGCATTATGGCACCTAGACCATAATAACCCTATAATAAAAATAATAATAAGGGAGTAGGAGCAATGCGTTTTATCAAACAAGCTATCACAGCTTTTCTAACCGCAACCGCATTTTCAGCAGTGGCGACCCCTATTAACGACTACAGTTTCAAAAGCCCAAGCCTAAACGGGTCTGGATACGGTGCCTTCCAATTGGGCTTGGAAAACGAACAATACACACGACAACAGGCAGTGGCTGCATCAATCAAGGCTGCTGCAGATGCTGCTGCCGCTGCCGCACAAAACACTCCCTTGCAACAATTTTTAACCAACTTAGAGTCACGAATCTACGCACAAATCAGTCAGAACGTGGCCACCAGTATGTTCAGCACACCGGGACAAGTACAGCCCGGGCAGATAGCTTTTGGTGCTGGACAAATATCTTGGGGACAGGTAATCTTGCCCGGTGGCGGACAAGGAATACAGTTGCACGTGTTTGATGGTATGAATACTACAACTATCAACGTTCCGATGGGACAATTTACTCCGGGTGGCAATTGATGAAACGAATCTTAATTTTATCCGCTCTCATTTTAGCCCTGTCTGGTTGTGCCGTTAGCCAGAAAGTGGGTATCTTGGAAGAAAAACCCAAGTTGATGAAACAGGAAATGATCAAAGAACTTGACTCAGTTCCGCCTCCTGCCAAAGGACGCCTAACTGTAGCAGTCTACAACTTTAGCGACAAGACCGGACAGCGTAAAGCAACCCCAGGTGTGGCCAGTTTCAGTACAGCAGTCACACAAGGTGGTGATGCACTATTGATACGTGCCTTACAAGACGTAGGACACGGTACTTGGTTTGATGTTGTAGAACGTGGCAACATAGATGCCTTGACCAAGGAACGCTTGATCATTACACAGATGCGTCAGGCCTATGAAGGTGCCAATGCACAGAAACTGATGCCATTACAGTTTGCCGGTATCATCATTGAAGGTGGTATCATTGGCTACGATTCAGGCCTAGAGTCCGGCGGTGTGGGCTACAACTTCTTGGGTATTGGGCCTACCACACAGTATTCAAAAGATGTAATTACAATTAGCTTACGTGCTGTGTCGGTAAACACCGGCAAGATACTTGCTACCATTGCTGTGACAAAAACAGTTTACTCAACCGCAGACTCAATCGCCATATTTAAGAGTGTAGATCCAGGTGGAAGCATAAGCGACCTGGTCAAACAGATAGGTGCACCCAACACTGGCAGTCAAAGTGCCATAGCCGGTATATTCCAATTTGAATCTGGCATTACCATCAACGAAGCCACAACCATAGCACTCAAAGCCGCTGTGGAAAGTGCTGTGGTAGAATTGATCAAAGAAGGCGAACGTAAAGGTGTATGGGAATACAGATATCCATTGACACCTGAACGGGCCTGGTACGACTTTACCAAAGACAAACCACAGCCAACATTGACACCCACACCAGTGCCGGCTGTTGCAACACCAGTTCAACCTGTAGTGCAAGTTGAAAAAAAGAACAGTTTGATAGACTCTACCCGAGTATATACAAACAAATCAAATTTGAACGGACCCAGTTATGGCCTATACCATACCTATCCCAAAAATACAGTAGTAACAGTAGTGCCAACAGAGTTTAATGATGTTGTAGAAATAACCACACCCGACGGTAAACGGGGTTACGTTAAATCTACACAAATTAAAGAAGAAGTATTGTCGCCACGACCATCGACTAACCCGGTCACGGAACCTGCAATTCCGTTGGGCCCATCAAAGAAAGAAGATGTTCCGGCAGACCAAGCAGCAAAAGAAGGAGTAATACCGGCGAAGTAGTAGGAGTCGCAGGACAAGGGCCAAGGGCCAAGGAAAGAACAAAATGAAATATAGACTAGCTAAAATAATAACAGTAGTGCTAGGTCTTGTATGTACAGGTGTTTATGCTGCCGACGACAGTATCTACATCAATCAATCAGGTAGCAATTCAACTATTAACATGACCCAGAATGGAGCCAGTAACGTGGTTGAAGGAATTCAAGGTACCGGCACGGGAACAACTACACCCGCAATCATTACCGGTAACAACAATACTGTGAATGTGAGCCAAGTTGGTAGTGGCAATACTTTGCAGTTGGGGCTTCAGACAGGCACAGCCAACTCGGGTCAAAATACTGGGTCGGGATCAGGCAATAATTTTACCTATAATGTGACCGGTGACAATGCCACTGCCATTATTAACAGTAATAACGCAGGTACTACAGGTGCCAGCCAAAGCAACAATATCACTGTTAATCAAACAGGTAATACTGCCAACTTGAATGTTAACCTACTAGGTTCAAACAATAACTTTACAGCAACAACCTCGGGCGGTGCAAGTAACTCGGTAGTGGCCACTGTAAAAGGATCTGGTACTAACGATCAGATCTCAATGACTGGTGGTGCCAACAACAGCTTGACTTTGAATCAAGGTGTAAACACTCAAGTGGTAACAGGTACACAAGTCAACGTACAAAGTGTAGGTGCTAACAACACTTATAATTTGAATCAGGACGGTGGTACCAATGGTAACAATATCACTATTGGTGGATACAATGCCACAGGTCTTACTGTGAGTGGTGCCGCAGTTGGTAACGGTAACAGTTACACCGTGACGCAATCGGGTAACTATGACAACACCTTAATCCTGGGCGTAACTGGTGGTAGCAACACATTTGGTATTACACAAACAGCCACTGGTGGCAACAACGTGACCAATATACAAACAAATGGTAGCAACAACTCTTGGACTGTACACCAAACACGTTAATATGGATAGACGTTTTTTAGAGATTATGTATCAACAGTGGCAACAAGGCATGACAGATTATGCCAACCGCTGGATAGATTTTGTAGAAATGGCAGCTCGTGTCAATGGAACGACTGCTGATCAAATAATGAAAGAGTTACAAAAATGCAGCTGGTTTATAAAGGGAGACTGATATGGACAGTGGTACTATGCGCCGCCTTTGCCAGTATCTCCACGAATTGCGTAGCCGGAATCGGGACCATAACGGAACAGGTGAACACTCCGGCACAGATTCAACGGGCAAAATCCACGTTAACTGGAACCAAGGGCACTCCAGTAGAAATGGCCGACGCAATAAACACAACAAAGGGTAAGGTCGGTATAGTATTTGCCGATGAAACCAAGGTACAGGTAAATGAAAATTCAAAACTGGTCATTGACGAATTTGTTTACGACCCAAAAAATAAAGATGCTGGCAAGCTGGCTCTCAACATGGCCAGCGGAACAGTTCGCTACGCCTCGGGGGCGATTGCTCATAACAATCCTAATAAGGTGGCTATCAACACTCCTACTGCTACCATTGCTGTTCGCGGTACTGATTTTACTGCTACTGTGGACGAACTGGGTGAATCAACTGTAATTTTATTACCATCGTGTCCAAGAAAAGATCTACTACCAGACGAAATAGAAAGACTATGTAAGACTGGTCGTATTGATGTTATCAATGATGCCGGTACCGTTACACTGGATCAACCATTCCAAGGTACCAAAGTTACAGCTAGAAACATAGCCCCCACAAAACCTGCCGTACTACGCTTAAACGAAGATGGTATCAGCAACATTTTGATCTTGGCACCGCCACAAGAAATCAAAAACGCAATCAAACAAAGAGAAGAAGAAAAACAACAAGCCGTAACAGCCTTGAGTCAAAACTTCTTGCAGGGTGTTGACTTAGGTAGTGTGCTGGCCGCACAGAACGCAACCTACTTGAGCAATGCATTAGAACGTAACTTTTTGGATCAAGACTTCTTGGCCAATGTGTTGACCTTGTTGAACGATCAGTTGGCTGCAGAGTTTGGAAACCTGTTGGCACCAAAAACAAACAGTTTGTTGCCTGATTATAAAAAAGAAACTGGTGTGGTAGCCACGGTTGATCCTATCAGTGTTACACTATGTCGTACAGACTCTGGCAACAACACCAGCTGCGTTACCACACCGCACGTACAGAATTCAACAGTTACACAGACACAAAGTGAAAATGTGGCTATTAAAAATCGTATCAACGCTGGTGGCAATACTTACATAAACATAAAGCAGAACTGATATGAAATTTGTTGCCTACCTATTTGTTGCTGTTTTACTTGCCGGACTTGGTCAGTGCAATCGAGCTCACGCTGCCGGGGTAGCTGGCTGGAACTACACTACCTATTATGCTGGTGGCGCCAGTCCTAGTACAAGTAATAGAACTGTAGATACTACAGGTGTAACTACGTCAATCAATTATGACTGGGGCGGCGGTTTAGTTTTAGATAGCAGACTGTATGATGGAGTTATCATACACTTTCAAGGCTACTTGCAAGCACCAACTACAGGAACTTATTATTTTGGCATTACCAGCGACGACGGCAATCAGTTAACTATCAACAATACTGTAGTGACTGCCTGTTGGTGCGAACAAGGACCTACATTTAGATCGGGCAGTATATATCTCACAGCAGGACAAATAGTACCAGCGGATATTTGGTATTATGAAAACGGTGGCGGTGCCATGGTACAATTTTGGTGGTATACCAACGGTAGTTGGCAAATAGTACCTACGTCAATGCTGGCTACCAGTGCCAGTTATTGGGGGCCCAGTGTTACAGGGTATGGCGGTGGAACCGTTACAACTACATCAACTTCGGGATCTGTGACATCTACCTACAACCAACCTGTGACCATTACCTACTACAGCGATGGCTCACAAACCACTGCCAACAATGGCGCCGCTACACTGATCAGTACAACTGACACAGGTGGATCTTCAACCATCACTGGCACACAACAACAGATGGTCAACGCAGTGGCCTCAAGAATGCCTGGCCTGGGCGACAACAGCATTTATATAAATCAAACTGGCACAGGCGACACCATTAATATTACACAAAAAGGTGCCGGAAACCGTATTGACGGAGCAACAAGTACTGCAAACGGACCAGGCTACACCACGGCCGCGCCCATCACCGGCGGCGGTAATCACATTACTGTACGACAACAATCAAACAACAACCTAATTGATTTGGCCGCGGTGGGTGGCAACAATACTCTTAACCTAAATCAAGGCACAGATAGTAACGGTAATTCAACTGGCTTGGATACTGGCGGACACTATCAGTTTGACTATGTGAATGGCACAGGCAATAACTTGACAGTAGTTCAGGAAAATACTGCCACTGGCGCCGGGCAATTTTCCAGCGTGGCCATAATAGGCAACTTAAACACCGTGGGCATTACACAAACCGGCAACGCCAGAAATCAATTGTTTGCCACAGTATCGGGCAACAGCAACAACATAACCACAACACAAACAGGAACCAGTGCTGGCTACGTCAACATCAATGCTTCAGGCAATGGTAACTCTGCTGTGGTAACACAATCAAACGCCGGTAGTGGCGGATCTAATAACGCATCAATAACTTTAATAAATGCAGGAGCACCGGCGTCGGTGAACCTGACACAAACAGGTGGGCAAAACTATTCGGTAACACAAACCTGCGCCACCACCTGTGGTACAGTAACCGTACGTCAAGGAAACTAACGTGATATCATTTACCGTAAACAAATATCGATACTACGAAGATAATTTAGATGATGTAAGTTTGTATGTGCATGAATGCGGCGGATATTTTGAAATACAAAGATATGTGGTAGAATTTTATGTGCCAACAGAATATCGAGATTTTATTATGATCAAATATCCATTTTTAGAGGAGGTACCTTATGTTTATTGAATTACTGGCTCAAATTGCCGGCGGCTTATTTGGTCTTGCTGTTGCGTATGCAATGCACAGATTTGTTGAAAGACCATACGAACGCAGTACACAAGAAGCTCGGGTCAAGTACGAAGCCGAAATGGCAGAAATACGTCGTCAAAAAGAACAGTTGCGTAAAGCTAAATAAGTGTGCGGGCACAAGATAAGGTGTCGTGGGAATCCGTAATCCACGCTAAGGGACCGAAAGGTCCTTTTTCTTTGTCACAATTTTCTGGTTGACAACAGCTAAATACTATGTTACAGTTTTATTACAGTAACCGAAAGGGAGATAAGCTATGAAACAACGGAAATTAATTTCTCAAGTGTATCAGGCTTGTGTTGACCACGATGCCGAGAAACAGTTTGAACTTCGCAAAAAAGAGTTCGCCAAAATCTTGAAACACAAGGCCGAAGGCAAACCATTTACACCAAAATGGACAGTAGTACAGATTTAATTATACTGTAATACATCAACTACCGATTGGGCGGTAAATACGATTATGAATCGTACTTATCGCTCAATTTTTATTTCCGATGTACACTTTGGCACCAGAGATTGCAAGGCCGAGGAACTCAACAACTTTCTCAAACACAACACCTGCGAAACACTTTATCTAGTGGGCGATATAATTGATGCTTGGAAAATTCAACAAAACAAGTGGCGCTGGCGACAGAGTCACACCAATGCTGTCAGACGAATCTTGGGCCACGCTAAACGTAACACACGAGTTGTATACGTAGCTGGTAACCACGACGAGTTTCTTCGTCCACTGATACCATATGGTATGGGTTTTGGACGAGTAGAAATTGTAAATCAATGCGAACACGTGGGAGCCGATGGCAAACGTTATCTGGTTACTCACGGTGATCTGTTTGACGGTATTACCAAATTGGCGCCTTGGTTAGCCTTTTTGGGTGACAAGATGTATGACTTTGTGCTAAACTTGAACTCTAGCTACAACTGGATTCGTCATCGTCTAGGATTTGGCTACTGGTCCCTGTCAAAATTTCTCAAACACAAAGTAAAAAGTAGTGTAGATTTCATTTTTCAATTTGAACGGAATCTAGCAACATACTGTAAAAAACGTGGCTTCGATGGTGTAATATGTGGGCATATACATCACGCAGAAATCAAAGACATTGACGGAGTCACATATATGAACGATGGCGATTGGGTGGAATCAATGACAGCCTTGGTCGAACATCACGACGGGCAATGGGAAATCATAACCTGGACACAAGCTCATGACAGTATTACTTCTAACTAAACAAACAAAAAAAGCCTACGAACGCCGCCGCCTGGAAGAAAGTTTTGCCGATAAAAAAATCAAAACAACTGTCAAGCATCCAAAAGACTTTGATCTGGTAGTGACTCACGAAATAGAACACAGCGTCAAATTGAATGGTCAAGATTTTGAGTGGCCCAAATTTGTAATACTGCGTGGCACCAGTGGCGAAAACAATTTTAACCTGGCCATTATGCGAGAATTTGAACAGGCCGGAATTCCAGTTATCAACAGTCCCACAGCAATTGAAAATGCCCGAGACAAATTGCGTACTTGCCAGATTTTGGCCAACAACGGTATTCGTATTCCCAAAACTTTGATGTTCAAGTGGCCGGTGGATGAAGAATTGATTGAACGAGAAATAGGCTGGCCCTGTGTGGTTAAGGTAGTGTCGGGCAGTCAAGGCAATGGCGTATATCTCTGCAAAAAACGCAAACATTTCACAGCCTTGATGAATATGGCAGTTACCTTGGGCAATCGTCAAACTCTTATTGTACAAGAATACATGGCTGACCGAGTTGGCGAAGACCTACGTGTGTTGGTAGTTGGCGGACGTGTGATTGGCGCTATGCGCAGAATCAGCAATGATGATTTTCGTGCCAACATCAGCCAAGGTGGCCACGGTGAGCCATTCCCTGTGTCAGACGAAATTGATTACATATCTAGAGAAGCTGCCAGACTGTTGGGACTAGAAGTTGCCGGTATTGATTTGTTGTTTGATGGCGACAGTTTCAGAGTATGCGAAGTAAATAGCAATCCAGGTTTTCGTGGATTTGAACGATACTGCGATGTCAATGTAGCTGATGCCATCACAGAATATATTAGACTAAAAATTCAATGAAAACTATATTGGTAATAACCGACAACCTAAAGGATCAAATCAATGGTGTGGTCACAACTTTCAAAAACCTGGAAGATCACGCTGGCCGTGATGGGTATCGTGTTGTTTATTGTGATCCCGGGCAGTTCCCTAATTTTGCTTGCCCTGGCTATCCTGAAGTTCGTCTCTGTTGGCCGCACGGCATCAGTAAAAAAATTAAAGCGATATGTCCGGATTTTATACACATCGCTACAGAAGGGCCTGTAGGCCTATTTGCAAGGTGGTGGTGTGAGCGCAATCATATTCCTTATAATACTAGTTATCATACTGATTTCCCCGAGTTCTTAAAGACCATGTACCGTGTGCCCAAGAGCATAACTTATTGGTACCTGCGTTGGTTTCACAAGAACAGTCATCGTGTGCTGGTTACTACTCGCACTATTCAACAGGATTTGGCACAGCACGGATTTGAACGTATGGTCGTATGGACACGCGGAGTCCGCAGAGACATTGAGCCTAGCCGGGAGCGTTGTGAACGTACACGCCCGTTGTTGCTCAATGTGGGCCGTGTCAGTAGCGAAAAAGGTCTAGCCAGCCTGGTGGAGTTGGACAGTGACCAGTACAACCTGGTCATTGTGGGTGATGGACCATATATGAGTCGTGCTAGACAGTTGTTGCCCGAAGCTCATTTTGTTGGCTACAAGTCTGGACAAGAATTAGTGGACTATTATCATCAAGCAGACGTTTTTGTATTCCCTAGCCAAGCAGATACTTTTGGCCTGGTTATTATTGAAGCAATGGCACAAGGTTGTCCAGTGGCGGCTTTTCCTGTACAAGGTCCTGTAGACATTATCGAACAGGGTGTAAATGGTTATATGTCGTGGGACCTGGAAGAGGCTGTACGCGAATGCTTGACCCTAGATCGAAACGTGGTCAAACAGTCTAGTCAACAGTGGACTTGGGAAGAATGTTGGCGTATATTCCGTGAAAATCTAGTAGAAGCGGATAAATATTAAAATGTAAATAGGACTTTAAAATGGCAATAACTATTGGTGGCGGCATAACAATTGGTAGCGGCATCAGCCTAGGGGGCGGTACAATTTCTTCTTCCCCTACACCAACCTATAGCGTAACACCCGGTGCTGGTAGCATCAACGAAGGCAGCGGTCTAACATTCACAGTATCTGGTACCAACATCACAGATGGCACATACTACTGGGCTATCAATAACGTAACCACCAGTACCGCAGACTTTGGAACTAACTCTGGTTTGTTTACTATTACTGGCAACTCAGGTTCATTTACAGTAACACCCACAGCTGACAACTTGACAGAAGGAGCAGAAACCTTTACTGTATCTGTTCTCACAGGTAGTACTTCTGGTACAGTAGTCGCTACCAGTACTTCTGTCACAGTCAATGATACAAGCACAACACCTGCTCCAAGCTATACTGCAACTCCTACTGCAAACAATGTCAACGAAGGCAGTAGCTTAACCATTAATGTCACAGGATCAAATATCACAGATGGCACATACTACTGGACCATTAATAACGGCACAACAAGTACTGCTGACTTTGGTACCAATAGTGGAAGTTTCTCCATTACAAGTAACTCAGGATCATTTAGTGTAACACCCACAGCTGACAACTTGACAGAAGGAGCAGAAACCTTTACAGTACAAATCCGTACTGGTAGTACTAGTGGTACAGTAGTAGCCACAACATCAACCATCACCGTCAACGATACAAGCACAACTCCTGGCCGCGGTGGAAATCGAGTAGTATTCTTTGCGTACAGCAGTGCCCCAGCATCGTTTGGAGCCTATTCTGTTGATCCATACACTAGCATAGTGTCAAGTACCACTGTACCACAGTCAACAATAACTGCTGGATATTGTGCATCTTCAGGCAACGTGTTAATGGTGGCGGACGGGTACGGACAAGGTGGCACAACCAACACCGCTGGAAATGCATTGACTACCAGTGACGGTATTACCTGGAACCAGGTCACCAGATTGCCACAATTTAGTCCCAACCCTGCTAACATTCGTTGGAGCGGTCTTGCATACGGTAACGGAACCTGGGTAGCAGTTGCAGGCGGTCCTAATGCACAATCTACACAAGTAGCCTACAGTACCAATAATGGAAGCACGTGGACCAGTATTAACCCGTTGCCTAGCAACTACTACGTCGGCGGTGGATTTGGTAATAATATTTTTGTGGCTCTTGCTCCGTTTGGTTCCAATGGATACAGCAGTACAGATGGAATAACTTGGACACAAGGCCCAGTAAGACCGACCAATTTTTCAACAACACCGGTATATGTACCATCATTGAACAAGTGGTATGCAATTGATCACACGCCGAGCACAAGTGGAAACTTGATGGTAGCAACTTCAACCAATAATATGTCATCATGGACCAGCAATACCTACTCAACTCCTGGTATTCTCTACTACGATAACGTACTATGGGCTTACGGAAACGGAGTGTTTGTGGTACTAAATACTCTTCAGACTTTCAGTTACACCAGCACCGACGGTGTAAACTGGACACAACATTCTGGCGTATTTTCGGGTCAATTCTATTGGAATAAACTGGTATGGACCGGAACAGAATTTATTGCAGCCAGTACCACCATAAATCCATATGTTTCGTCTTATTGGTACAGTCCCGACGGAGCCACATGGACACAAATCACATCAGTTCCAGGAGATCCAACTGGCACACAAGGACTTCTATTAGATGGCCTGTTGACCTCATAATAAATACTTGATGCTCAAAAAAATACTTGTCAGTCCCTGGACTGCTCTACTAACTCTAGCTCTAGTTGTTGCTGTACGTGCAGCTGACCCTACATTTGTTGAAAGCGTAAGACTACGTTACTTTGATACTTTGGTAACAAGTCGGCCAGCTGAAACCATTGGTGTGGACGTGGTAAATATTGATGAAAAAGCCCTGGAACGATACGGGCAATTTCCTTTTTCAAGAGACATATATGGAAAAATTATTAGTGATTTGTACCGTCGCAATGCGGGCCTTGTTGTATTTAATATTCTCACTCCTGATCGTGACCGCCTTGGTCGAGATGCGGATTATATAGCCGCACTTAAACAATTCCCAACAGTACTACCCAGCATAGGTAGTACACAAACTCGTAACACTCCTAGAGCTCCAGGATCTGTAGTTATTGGCCCGTACGGCTTGGATACCTTTGTAACTTATCCTGGACTGATTGCCAATATACCTGCGGTGGAATCAGCGGCCGCTGGTGTTGGCGTTACCAATACACTCCCTGAAGTGGATGGTGTTGTACGTCGTATGCCCTTGGTAGTTGCTTACAATGGCAAACTGTATCCAAGTTTAGCAATGGAGACCTTACGTGTGGCCGGTGCTGACTCCACAGTACAGATCAAAGTAAATGAAAATGGCGTTGAGAAAATGCGTATTCCCAAGTTTGGTCCTGTGACCACAGACAGCTTGAGTCGCATCTGGATTGACTGGAGTCTAGTTCCAGAGCATTACAGTTTAACAGACTTGCCTCAGGATTTTGAAGGCAACATAGTCATTGTGGGTGTGAGTGCCCAAGGTCTTGCTAATCCTGTTGCTACTAGTCGTGGTGAAATGTTGCCACAAGATTTACAAGCAAGTGTACTGGGTACAGTGATTGCCAATCGAGACAGACCGGCTATTACCAGACCTGACTGGGCCGACGGCGGCGAACTTTTAGCCTTGGTAGTATTGGGCATAGCGTTACTTTTTTTAACAAGGTGGGTATATGTTGGACTCGTTACTGGTGTTGTCACTATTGGTGTTTTGCTTCCTTTATCTCAGTATTTTTACACGAATTATCTTTGGCTTACTGACGTTACTGCCCTTATTGGCGGTCTTGTTGTTGTTCTCCTTCATGCTTACGGTGTTAAGTTTGTAAGCGAATTCCTACAGAAACAACAAATCAAAAAGCAATTTGGTAGTTATGTTAATCCTACCATAGTAGAACGATTACAAAAGGATCCATCACTGATTAAATTGGGCGGTGAACGCAAAGAGCTTTCAATTGTCATGACTGACCTGCGTGGCTTTACTACACTAGGCGAAAGTTTTGGCGATGACGTGGAAGGCCTAACACAGATCATGAATGACTATATGACAGCCTTGAGTGTACCAGTATTAAAGAACAATGGTACACTGATCAAGTTTATCGGTGATGCCAGCTTGCACGTACACGGCGCCCCGTTAGATGACGTCAACCACGCACATACCGCGGTACTCACAGCATTGGACATGATTCGAGCTATCGAAGAATTTAACGTGGAGTTGGTGGCCAAAGGACGCCCACCGGTGGGTATGGGTGCTGGAGTCAACACCGGTGAGACCTTGATTGGTAACATTGGTGCCAAAACCAAATTTGGTTATGACGTGTTGGGCGACTCAGTCAGTACTGCTGCGCGACTAGAAGGACAGACCAAAGCATATGGAGTATTATTGATCATTGGCCCACGCACCGCAGAACTGGTACGCAATGAAATACCTGTAATGGAACTTGATTGCATAGCAGTCAAAGGCAAAACAATTGGATTAAATATATATACTCCGGAACAGAGTACTAAAGAGCACGAAGATTTCTTAAAATTGTATTACGCCGGCGAATGGAAAAAAGCATTAGCATTGATACCAGGGTGTGTAAAAGCCAACCCTAGAATGGAAAAGTACTATGATGCAATGGCCGCACGATTGGAAGAAGGTTGTCCCGCCAGCTGGGACGGAGTATATCACGCTACTAGTAAATAGCGGTATTGATAACTATGTATGGTGGATGTTGCAGTTGTATTTTTTACCGTACAGATTGCCCGAGCTTGGTAGTGAAGTTGATCAGTGGGTCAGTGTTTATAGTTTAAACGGCATCAAGAGCGCGAACCTTTGCAAGCCCGCAACGTCTAAGTAGTTGTATATAAGTCCAACCCAAATCCCATTCCCAAGGTTTCATACTTAATTTGGCACTGGCCGGATCTGCGTGATGATTGTTGTGTAATTCTTCTCCACCAATAAAGAACGCCCAAGGCACAATATTAGTTGAGTAATCGTTGGTCCTGGTATTACGATAACCCCACCAGTGACCAAAGCCGTTGATTACACCAGCTGCCCATAATGGAATCCAAACCATTTGCCATAACCAAGGCAACCAACCCCAGGCCCAGCCCCATACGGCACAGTTGATAAAGAACATCAACACAATACCCACAAAGTTAAATCTAGTATACACATTGCGTTCCATCCAGTCGTTGGGTGTGCCGGCTCCATAGGTGTCGACCATTTCTTGATCCCGTGCTGCATCGGCATAATAAAACGCACCACCCAAGAATATTTGCCAAATGCCGTACACGTGAGGACTATGCGGATCACCTTCTCCATCTGTATAACGATGATGTTTACGATGTGTTGCTACCCATTGCTTGGTAACCATACCAGTGGTAAGCCACAACCAGAATCGCATAAAGTGTTGTACACGTGTATCAAACGTGACTGATCGATGTGCTTGGCTACGATGTAAATAAAGTGTAACGCAGGCTATGGTGATGTGAGTCATCACCAGGATGTATAATATTAATGTCATTGTTAGTCGTTTCCGCCTGATGCTATTTGATCATCTTCGGATTTTTTGTTAATAGATTTTTCTGCTTCTACACGTTCGTGTTCAATAGTTTTACCACGTAGGTGTAATACTGTGTTTACTTTTTGATTTAATCTAATTAGATCATTGTCCAACATACGGATACGATCAATAAGAGCAATAAGAACTGTGTTGGCATCCGAAATAACAGGCTTGACTTCGGTAGTGGCCCAATGCCACACATAATGAATAATGTAGCCCATTCCCACTGCCATGATAATGGGAAAGCCATACTTGTTGATCAGTTCTGCTATATCGCCCATATTACATCCACAACCAGAGGCCCTGGCTCATCAGCAACAATCCCATTCCGGCAACCAAGAAGCTGGCCCAAAACAGTTCCATACGTACTGCTAGAATACTTGCAGACAACAATACGATTGCCAGTTGATATGCTGTTGATGCATATCCGATCCAAGGTGATTTCTTTTTAGCCAAATCACGTTCGGCTTCTAATCTCTTTGCCTCTGTGTATAATGCTTTCTTGCCTTCGGTACCTTCTTCGTAGCTGGCAGCTTTGTCGGCCCATTGTTTGGCCAACACAGGATCTTTGGACTGTTGCGCAGCCAATTCGTACTGTGTTTGTTTGATACTTTTAGCTTGATAAAAATTCCACAGGTCATTGGCTTTGATAGTATTGTTCATAACAGTACTACTTAAACCGCCGCCAATAACTGTGTTGAATGCCAACAATGCTGCAAACACGTTGATGACCATACCGGCTTTGTCTTTGATCTTGGCTTCACGTTCGCTACGTGAGCCTGTCAGGGGTTCTTTACGACCCTTGCTGATTAAATTTAATGCGCTGTCTAATAGACTCATAATATGTATCCTATGATTAATCCTGTTATAAATGCAAATGTCATCCATTTGATCAAATCTTTGTCAGTCCACAGTTGTTGGTCCAATGGATGATCTCCCGGGTTCCATTTTAAGTTACTCATTGCTGTATCCTCTTGTGAATTTTTCCAATGGGTCCACTTTTTTAAGTAGTCGTGCGCCACTGTCGGTTGTTACAAGTTGAAACAGATCGCCTTCGTGCCAGCCTAGTTTATCTACTGGCAACTCTTCGTCTAGTTTAAGATAGTTGGGGTATAGGTCCCAGATATAATCGTAGTGTATCATCAATCTCTCCGGGCATCTGTTTTGCCGTCGGCTCTACTGATACGATCCACATCTGGGCGCAGGCCCAACGCATTGCTCACCACAGTATCAATGCGAATCACGTCGTGATTCATTGTTTTTACTCTATTATCTAAAGCAGTAATAATACCAGCCATACCTTTAACGCTGCTGAGCACACCGCCTAACAATAGCTTGATCGTCAAGAATACAAAGTATCCGCCGGCCAATGCTGCCACTACCGGAAGCCCCAGTTCTCCAATGATCTTGAATATTTCTCCCATACCTGCTCCTTGATACACGACAGCTTGATACTGTTCTTAATGTACAAGTATTTATTGCTTGAGTCGGGATTTTACCTCTAGCAAATATTCTGGGGACAGTTCAAATCGTTGATGATGGCGGCTGTGGTTATTGGGTGTACGGCCAACGTTGATTTGATCCAATATATTAGCAAAATTATCAACCAATTCGTCAACAATCGTGTCTTTAAAACGGCCGTAAAAGTGATGGAAATTGTATTCCAGCGTTTCTTGCATTTCTATATGCATTGTTTTTAATTCCTCTGGCGTCAATGCACACAAGCGTTTGATTTGTTCTGTGATATTTTCTATGCGTATATAATGATCTGGCTCCTCGTCGTAGCTTTCGTCTATCCACTGATCAAATGTACGAAACCCGTAGCTCTTTAAATAGGCCAAGTTACCTGGAGCTGCTGCCAGTATAAACGGACGCCGACTCACGATAGGTTTAAAGATCTTTTCTGTCAGGTGTAGCTTGGGATCGTAGTAAATGGTTTCTGTCACTATGTGCCACAGCGCACTGGTCAACTCATCCAGGTTAACATTGGCACTGAGAGCGCCATTGGGATTGACAGTATCTATAATCAGGGGATCTTTGATATCTTTAAGGGCATTGTATATTTTTACCCTTGCACGATTATCCAATGGGTTTTCGGCATCTTGTATGGTTTCCTGCCAACCGGTGTGAAACAGACTGACACGCCCGTGCTGTAACAAATCTTGATCTATCAAGTTTGAAACCAAATGCAGTCGATATGAACGTAAATTTGACGTCAAGTGATTGTAGCATATAAATACTTTAGAATATCGATTAAAAGAATCTGAGTTTACATACTGAAAATCTCTATACCAATCTAACGTGGCAAATCCGTGAAAGAAATAATACCAATTATAGAACTTGTTTTGTTTTGCATAGTCCAAAACAACACCGGATCTTTCACTGGTTGCCAACAGGTTGATCTGAGTAGGTCTTGACATTTCTCGATCCAGTGTGAGTATAGACTTTTTTACTTCTGTGGTGGTATAATCATAGAAGGGTTCTTGATCAAAAAAGTAACAATGAAAAAACGTTTTATCAGCTTGCCAGTGATGATTCCAAACAAAGGGTTTTTGATTTTCGCTGGTATCAACAGAGTCGCTTAAGAATACGGTATTTTGGTAAGTGCCAAATGGGTAAAAATACACACTACGCCCATTTCTAAATTGAGAAATTAAGTTGCTGTGAAGAATGTTATAGAATCTGTCTAAGGAGAACATCGAATGAATGTAGGGTTTATTGGTATTGGTAAATTGGGTATGGCTTGTGCCGAAGTAATGGCCAGCAAGCACACAGTAACTGGTTATGATATTTATCCACGCACTAGCGACAAAATTAAGATTGCAACCAATCTTGAAGAAGCGGTAACCGGTAAAGATCTCATCTTTATTGCGGTACAAACACCGCACGATCCTATTTACGGCGGCGATCAACCTATTACTCATTTACGCAACAAAGATTTTGATTACACAATCGTAAATCAAGTGTTGGCAGATGTCAATCAATATGCCAAACCCGAACAATTAGTAGTCCTTATCTCAACAGTTCTTCCCGGCACTACACGGCGCGAACTGAGGAACAACATTACCAATGCACGTTTCATTTACAATCCTTACCTTATTGCTATGGGATCAGTTGAATGGGACATGGTCAACCCCGAGATGGTTATGATTGGTACCGAAGACGGTAGCGAAACTGGCGATGCTAGAGAGCTGATTGACTTCTATAAAACAATAATGGAGAACGACCCACGTTACGTAGTTGGTACCTGGGACGAAGTAGAATGTATCAAAGTGTTTTACAACACATTCATTAGTGCCAAGATTGGCCTGGTCAATATGATACAAGACGTGGCTATCAAACAAGGCAACATCAACGTGGACGTGGTCACTGCGGCATTGGCCAACAGTACTATGCGTATCATGGGACCCAAGTATATGACAGCAGGTATGGGCGACGCAGGACCTTGCCATCCACGCGACAACATTGCCTTGCGTTACCTAGCAGAAACGCTGGACATTGGTTACGATATTTTTGACACCATCATGAAAGCACGTGAACAACAGGCAAAAAATATGGCACGTTTTATCTATGACCATTGCGAAGGACTGCCAGTGTACATTCACGGTAAAGCATACAAACCGGGTGTAGAATATCTTGAAGGCAGTTACAGTCTGTTGGTAGGTTACTATTTAAAAGAGATGGGCATTGATCCGGTCTACATTGATCCCTTGACTGAACCTTCAAATCCGTCGGTTGTTAAAGGTTGCATCTTGTTGGCACACAATCAACAGGTGACCTATGGCTATGCTGGAGTTACTGAAAATCAACCTACCTATTGCATTTTTGACCAGGGCAGTATCGTTATTGATCCTTGGCGCCGGTATCCACAGAACGGTAATCTTCGAGTTATACATTATGGCAACACCCGTGCTAATTAAATATCACATTGAACGGTTCTGGGACGACGAGTTTAAAAACTTAAACTATGTCAACGAACCTTTCAACGACAATGCCAATGCACGTCACTGGATTGAATTGGGTTTTCCTCCCAAGTTCACTGGAGATATGTGTGATATGCGTGGCACACAACCTAGTTGGAACAACAAGTTTGTAGAAATATATGAAACGCTGGGTTGGAAAGACATTGGTACCAGTTACTATCGTATGGGCCCGGGTACTGTGTTGCCCACACATAGTGATCTATATGTAAAATATGTTGAGCTGTTTGGCTTGCAAGGTCGAGAAGAAACTATACGCCGCGCCATTGTGTTTTTGGAAGATTGGCAACCAGGGCATTATGCCGAATACCTAGACGTACCTTTTGTGAATTGGTCTGCCGGAGCCACAGTAGAATGGCAGTACGATACCAGCCATATGGCAGCCAACGTGGGTTCAACTCCGCGATATACACTTCAAATTACAGGGCACTTATGATCAGCAGTTACAACGAGTGGGACACCCTTCGATCCATAGTGGTTGGGTCAGCCAATTATGCAAACTGGCCCAGTGACGATCCAGTATTTGCTCTAGAGTCAGAAAAGACCTTGTGGAAAGAAACACCGGTACCTTCAGGTCCGGTACCCAAGCACATTGTTGATGAGTCTAATCAGGATCTTGATATACTAGCAAAAACTCTAGTTAGTCTAGGTGTAGAAGTACACAGACCCAGCAATAGAAATTATCGACTGACTGGTGGTATGTACAACTATTGTCCCAGGGACCGGCTGTTGGTATACGGCAACACAGTGATAGACTGTGCAATGATGTATCCTTGCAGAGATCAAGAAATATTTGCTCTGGATTGTGTGACGAATCACACACAAAATATCATATCAATGCCCAGAGATCAAGGATTGGTATTGGATGCAGCCAACGTGGCACGGCTAGGTGACAGTATGTTGTTCTTAGAAAGTGCCAGCGGCAATCGAGCAGCATATGAATGGCTGTGCAAACAGTTTCCCGATGTAAACATTGAACTGTGCAATTTTTATGCAGGTGTACATATTGACAGCACTATTGTACCATTGCGCGAAGGCTTGGTCATGCTGAATGCATCACGTGTTACTGAAGCAACTTGCCCCCGAGTATTTGATGGTTGGAACAAGATATATGTCAAGGATGTGGTAGCACAGGACTTTTATCAATATCCCTATGCCAGCAAATGGATCGCTATGAATATGTTAGTAGTTGATCCCAATACTGTTATTGTAGATAAGAACCAACCCAAGCTGATTAAAACATTAGAGAACTGGCATTTTACAGTCGTACCCCTGGAATTGCGTCACAGTCGTACACTAGGCGGTGGATTTCATTGTGTTACACTAGATTTATTACGCGGTTTGTAATAAATACTTGCACTATGACATTTACAAACTATACCGATACTATTCTCTCGGCTTTGACATTCAATCCCAAGATTGACGACGTTGTTGCACGTAAGCAAGAAATTCTTGACGGAGTTTATCGCGTTGAAAATCTTGAACCGACCTCGGTATTATTTATAGGATTCAATCCAGCCATATTGAGTTGCAAGGCCAAAACCCTGGCGGTCACAGAAATCAGTGATGCCGCACAGGATTACCTTAAAAGTCGCGGTATAAAATTTACCCATATTGATCCGGCGCATTTGTCGGATTATCGCAAGTCTTTTGAGTGTGTTATTGCAATGGACGAGTATTTTACATTTGCGGGTAGTGACCAAGATCAACAAGACGCTATTGCTAAAATTTGTAGTCTGGCCACAGCGTTTGTGATAAGTACAATACGCGATTATAAAAATATGGATTTTAAAGATCGCGAATTCAGTCAACCGGTGGTGTTACGAAATGGTTCAAATACCAAAATGTTCGTAGAAAATCACAGTTGGGATATGAAAGATCGTACCTTGTTTGACACAATGGTTTATGAAGTAGATGAACCAACTAGCAAATTTGCATCTTATGGTATATTCCAAAGACGCACAATGTTCTTCAAACAGCTGGCAAAATTTAGTATGGACGCAGGAGCAGTGAATTTCCTCGTACATAAAAACTTGATGTACAAGAGTTTAATCAAAAAGAACTACGAGCACGTGGTTAGCATACAATTCGAATAATGGACATAGATAAACAACTCAAACAAATCGTAGAAAACATAATTGCAGAAGTAAACACAAACATACAAAGCCAAGTTGAAAGCATTGTGCGTGAACAGGTTTCTGCCTTGGTGCGTACGATTCCGTTACAAACATACTTCAATCAAATGTTTGCTGGGTCACTGGCCAACGAACAATTTGAATTTCCAGCCGAGTCAATCCCGGCTGAGTCAGTACAGTCGGCCAATCTACGTATATCTGGTAGCCAAGTTGCCGGCGGCATCATTGCCAACTTTGGCAGTACCGGTATCGATGACAAAGCTACCGCTTGCCAGCTGACCATACTTGACGATGTCACTGTGGTTGAAAACAACCTGTTGACCAAGGATCTCACAGTCAAAGGCGCGGCCACTATCGAAGGTTCAACCACAATCGAGGGTGACCTAATTGTTAACGGTCGTGTGCCTGAATCTAGTCCTATGTATGTGAGCATTGTTAATTCTGTTGCAAACAATGTATTAACCGGACTGGACCAAACGCTGTTCAACAGATATTCCACACTGGTATTTCAACAAATTACTCAAAACGGCTTGGACCTTACCAAGATCACTGTCAATGGCCGAGAAGTAATCACAGGTAACACACTGAGCAGTGACATTACTGTGAGCAATTTACAAAAGTTGGGAGTATTAAAAGAACTACAAGTCTCGGGCGAAACACTATTGGACGATACCTTGTATGCGGCCAGCAAACGTGTTGGTATCAATACACTACAGCCCACACAGGCTTTGGATATTTGGGATCAAGAAATTGAAATTGGTCTTGGTAAATTAGAAAAGAATACTGCCACTATCAGTGTGCCACGCACTGGGCAACAGTTGGTAATCGACAGCAACGGACAGCGTAACATTACAGTATTGCCAGATGGGTCCACAACTGTAAAAAGATTAAACATTGGTCGCACATCAATTTACAGCAGTGATCTTCCGCCGGCTGTTGATGAACCCAAGGGTACTGTGGTGTTTAATTCGAATCCCACACTGGGAGGTCCGTTGGGTTGGGTAAGTCTAGGTGGCGCCAAGTGGGCCAATTTTGGATTTGTTGACTAACGACCAGTCAGTGCTGCCACAAATGGCTGCTTGAATCGGTCGTACCAATCAGTGTTGTACATCAAATCAAAGTTGTGATCTACGATTTCTCTGCATTGGTTTAATATTTTTTCCTGATCTTGATCACACAAGGCTTTCAACTGTGCCAATGCAGTCAATTGACGATTGTATATTCCTTCAACTGCATCATAGCTTTCGTCAATGATACCGTCAAAAGTTCTAAATCCCAACTCACGCAAAAACGCCAGGCTGTATCTATTGGCCACCAGTATAAATGGTCTACGTGCCAAGATTGGCTTGACTGTTTTTTCTGTAAAGAACACATAGTCTTGGTCGCAATTGGTTTCGCACACTAGACTGTATGCGGTCTGATTGTATACAGTCAACGGAATAACCTGACTCAGGCTCATGGTATAACCGTAATAGTTGACCGGGTCAACAGTCCATTGCACTTGATCTTGCCCAGATAATCCTTCATCTTCCCATAACCACTGATTTGAATTTTCTGCTGTAAAGGTGGTATTGATGTCATTCATATATGTCACTATACCTTTGTCTGCCAGACCTTTTGTTTTTATAAAATCGTAGGATCTGTCTCTGTGCAATTTTTTGCGTCCTAGTAGAGCATCAAACACATAAGGTTTTGTATTATACGGTTGAAGTACGTCTAGTGTTTCGGGCCTTATGTTTTTGTAAAAATGTGTAGTGGTCATAAACCACTCAAGGAACAGATGAGTTTTACTGTGTTGCAACGGTGGATTCAATCGACCACAGATAAAATATTCAATTTTGGGACGATCAAATTTTCTTATAAAATCAACAGTGACAATATGAAGTTCGCTACCAAGTATCAGGATTGCATCCACGTGATCGTACAGCTGGTCAATTTGTTGTTCAATGATGTCGTCGTACGGATACGGTATTTGCAAACAAGCAACTTTTCTAGAGTGATTGCGACTTATTAAATCAGATGGAGTTCGATAGTAAGACCACTGTTGGCCCGGGCCAACAGATCGTCTAATGTGATGATGAAAAAACCTATTTGACTCGTCAGATATGTAAATGCCAATATCTTGCGATGTCATTGAATATTACTCAGATTTTGGTTTGCGTGTGGATGCTTTTTTAGCTGGAGTCTTTTTTGCAGCAGGAGCTTTCTTAGCGGCTGGAGCTTTTTTTGGTTTTGCTTCAGCTACTACCTTGACTTCTTCAGCTTTGACTTCAGCAACTTCTTCTTTAACAGCTTCAACAACAGTTTCTTTTTTGCTGAATGCTCTAAATAGAGTATAAGCGATAGCTAAAATTAATACAATTCCTACGATTGTTGTAAAATCCATTTTAAATCTCCTATTCGAATAGATAGTATTATTTAGTGAGCTAAATGGACAAATAAAATTATTAAATTGTTGCACCGCAAGGTAAATAATGTTATACTATGAAAATAGTAGCAGTAAGCAAGATGCCGAATAGTTTGGGTCTTGTAAAACATTCGCTTAATAAAGGAAAAATAAAATGTTTAATTTCAAATCAGTAGTAGACCAGGCAGTAACAGCAACAAAGACACCTTTGACATACGTTGAAGACAAAGCCATCCGTGCTAACCTAGAAACTCTAGTGGACTCATATGCAGACTTTACTAAGACTGTGTACGAAACAAACTTAGAATTGGCTAAACAAGTGGTTGAAACTGTTAAGACCGTTGATTACACCAAGTTCTTCACAACTAAGTAATCTGTTGTAAAAAAGCCACACTCCAAAGCCCCAAAATATGGGGCTTTTTTACGGCCGCAATTTCGGTAGACCCAAAATTGCCAAAATGCTATACTAGCTCTACAGTACATAAAAGGAGCCGGAATGAATCAAACAGATTTGGAAACTAAATCAGCAGGATCGTATGCGTATGCCGCGGCACGTGATGCTCGTATGCGTAACATTGTTGAATCTTCGCATTATTCAGAACAGCAAAAAATTGCCGCAGATCGTATGGCTCTTGCATTAGAGTTGGTTTACTATGCTCGTGCTATTCACATCAACTATCGCAAAAAATTTATTGCAGTTAAAGTGGATCGTGCGTATGTAAAAAATCGTGAAAACTTACAGTACCTTGAAGCCGAGTACGAAGCATTGGGTTACAAAAAAGCCTCTAGCCCACAAGGTGTCACTTATCGTATTCCAAAGGCTTAATATGTCAAATCGTATGCTGGCCATAATTGGCTGTAGTCTACTTGCCGTTCTGCTTGTTCGTCAAGAAGTTCGTATGGACATTCTAGAAGAAAAGATTGACGACGTGATTCAGGTCAAAGAGCATATCAAATATACCAAAACGGATGTAGAGTGTCTTACTCGGAATATTTACTATGAGGCCGGCGTAGAATCCCAATTGGGAAAGTTTGCAGTAGCCCAAGTCACTATCAACCGACTTAAAACAGGCTATTGGGGCGACAGTATTTGTAAAGTGGTGTATGCTCGTAAACAGTTTTCGTGGACAATGGCTCGAAAATTACCACGTCCAGATAGTCGGTTATGGGCCGAATCTGAAGATATTGCTCGTAAAGTCTTGGCAGGACACCGTATTCGTGGATTGACAAAAAGTTTGTTTTACCACGCGATCTATATTCGAGATCCGCATTGGGTTGACCCGGCACACGAAGCAGGCCAAATTGGTAATCACGTGTTTTACAATCGTGCCCGAGGTAGCACGGTGGAACTGATTTGACTAGAATATGTTAAAATGTTATAGTGTAGTGTCTTTAATTTTATAAAAGGTGACCGTATGGAAGAAAATAAGAAAAAGTTTCTTGTTAGTAATTGTTTTTGGCCCAAAAGAGAATTCAATCCTGCCAGTGCTGAAGATTTGAAAATATATCAAAATTTTGTAACCGAAAGCAAATGGGCCAAGGGCTGTCCGTTCATTGTGGAATGGCCATATCTCAATGTGGTTGATACTATCAAACAAAAAATTATCAACTACCATCTTGCTAGACTTATTGCGATTGCCGAAAAGTAATGAAATATTCAGTTGCCATCGTTGTGCTGTCGTTGGTAGGTTGTGCAAACAACCCATATCGATCGGCTACCTACGAGCAATTGGATGCAGTCAAGGTAACCAATCAAGATTGTGCCAGGATAGACCGGCACGTGAATTTTCTTGAAGAGCAGTTGCGTATGAAGGGCTTGTCAAACGCCGAACCCGAACAGCTTGCAGATGCGGATCGCAAGTATAACGCTACTGTACGATCAATGATCTGGAGCCTGCGTATAGGTTGCAGTAACCCTGACAGGTACAAATCGTGAAACGTGCCTTGATTGTTGGGTTGGTTTTGGTAAGTTCTACAGCCCTAGCAGACTGTTATACAAGATCTACCATTCGTATGACCAGACAGACAGTTGAAGCCGGCCCAACTGACGTACAACGACTGGCAACACCAGATGCTGGTGGATTCAAATGCACAGTTAGATATCGTGTGAACATTGGCGGCGACTGGCACACAGCAGAAGGATCGGCTGTGGGCCGTACTGAATCAGAAAGTTGCACTCGTGCAATGGACATAGGACAAGGTCGGGTATTGAGTGAAATTGAACCCAAATCGGTCAGTGCAGATATGCAAATGGTATGCAGTGACTTGCCCGAAATTCGAGTACGTCCAGTACACATTGGTGAAACTGTATGGGAAAGTGAAACGGACCTGCACAGTAATCCACAAGAGCGCAGGTATTTTTGGTACAAGCGAACCAAATGTCGCCTGTTCCAGGAACGTGATCCCAGGGATCGTAACCTGATAGTGTACCAAGGTGTAGTTTGTCAGGCTGATGGATCACCCAATTCGAAATGGCGAGTGATTGACAAATTTTAGCCATAATGTTAAACTGTAGTTATTGTAATTCAACCACAAGAGGTGTAATATGAAGAAGTTAGCAATCGTAGTAGCAGTAGCAGGTTTATTGAGTGCCTGTGGTACAACCGGTCAATACTCAAAAAACGATGCTTATGCTAATCCGCAGACTGCTAGCAATATGAAGTCGGCTATTAGTGAAGCGCCGGAGTGGATGAGCAAGTTGCCTAAGAGTGCAAATGCTGTGTATGAAAATGGTACAGCTACCTCAGGTGACTTCGGTATGGCAGATCTCAAAGCTAAAACTATTGCCTACAGCAAAATTTGTACAGCCGCTGGCGGCAAGGTTCGTAGCCAGACCAAAGTGTTTATGAGTGACAACGGAACTACCAGCACTGAACAGAGCGAAACAGCTATCCGTAGCATCTGTGCAGACATTGACATTACCGGTGTAGAAACTGTAGAGATGAAACACGTGGCCGAAGGCAATCGTATTCGTACCTATGTGCTAGTTGCACTACCAATGGGCGGTGCCAATGTGATGAAGTCCAGCAAAGAAACAATGCGTAACAGCAAAGAAGCATTCCGCGAACTGGATGAAATTACCGGCAACAAGCCGGTTGGTGAAAGCGAAGTTGCTCCGGTCGCTGTACAAAAAGGTCCCGAAGTCAGTGTAGTTCGTCCCGACGGTACCAGTGGTACTCTTAACCTAATGCCAGTAGAAAACGCTGAGTACAAAGCACGTCGCGAAGAAGCCCTTAAAAAGCCCGGTGCTGTGGTAGGACAAGTTACAATCAATAACTAAGCCGTTAATGATGTAATAAAGTAGTAATAATGCTCTCCTAGGGTATATTATAAATACCTTAGCGAGGGCATTTCTATGGCAAGACCAAATCCCATTAGAGCAATTATGGAAGCTCCACTTCCGGGCATTACGTATCAACGTAGGCTACAGTTCCGTCCTAGCTACGAAGATATAAACTACGTATATAATATCTGCAATCGATACCTGTTTGACAACCGATTACGCAAGCCGGTAATTACACAGGGCAGTCGACGCCAAACCTGGGGATTTTGTCAGTGGGAAGATGACTACGACGATACCGGTAGTTATTGTACTATTAAGATTATGGACAAATGGTTTTGCCCACAGTGGTTTATACAAACTCTGGCCCACGAAATGGTGCACCAGTACCAATGGGACATACACCGCTTTGAATATCACGGCGGTAAAATGAACAAACGCAGCGGCGCTCACGGCCCAGACTTCTTTATGTGGCGTGAACGCTTTGATTACTATGGCCTACACCTGAAACAATGGTACGGACAAAAGCGTTGGTTCAAACACCAAGATTTCCGCAAGTGTTGACATCTTAACACAAATCTAGTACACTACTACAAATAACCAATCAAAGAGGAATTATGCCTAATCTAGTACCTATTGTTCTCGAAAAAACCGCCAATGGCGAACGTTCATACGACATATACTCACGACTGTTAAAAGACCGCATTGTGATGCTGGATACCGAAGTAAACGAGCACACTTCTAGTCTACTGGTAGCACAGTTGTTATTTTTAGAAAGCGAAAATCCCGATGCAGACATCCTATTCTACATTAATAGCCCCGGTGGTAGCGTTACAGCAGGTATGGCGATATACGATACACTACAGTTTATCAAGCCTGATGTCAGCACCATTGTGATGGGGCAGGCTTGCAGTATGGGCAGTCTACTGAGTACAGCCGGAGCTGCAGGCAAACGATTCATACTGCCACACGCTCGTCATATGATTCACCAACCGTCGGGCGGGGCTCGTGGACAAGCAACCGATATTCAGATCCAAGCACAAGAAATCTTGAAAATGAAACATTACTTGACCGAAATTTATGTCAAGCACAACTCTGCAGGCAAAACCTACGACGAATTTGCAGCCGATATGGAACGAGACTTCTTTATGAATGCCGAAGAAGCAGTAGCATACGGTTTGGTAGACCGGATCATCACAAAACGGTAAAACGGTCACAAAAGTTTAATATAATTTGTTGCATTGCGTGATAAATATCAGTATAATCACTAATAGTACAAACACTAATGATTATACTCGAAAGGAAGTCACACAATGACAACAATTATACAAAAACTTATCCAGTTTTTTAACTTCACAGGATCAGTAAGCTCTGATCTAGATTCTTACATTACCAGCAAGAATCCACAAAACGTAGCCGATGTTGAGCGCCTGACTGTTCAATACTTGAGCCGTGGCATCTGCGGGAGAACCGTATAATGCTATTGCTAATTTCAAAAATCGCCGAATTCCTAAACAAGTACGCAGGTAAAACTTGCCGTCACGACTCCTATCTAGGAGGCCTATGATGCGTAAACTTCTAGCAGAGATATACGAAGCAATTCGTTTGGTACAAGAAGTTCGTGCGGCAGCCATCAAACAAGGTCACTACTGGTACTAAAATGATCATCACTGAATTTTTACCTTGCACTAAATTCAACAAATATGGTGATTGGCTAAAAAGTCAGAATGACGAAACCAAAGAGTTGTATTTTGGTACAGCCAGCAACGACAACATCATTGACAGTCTAATAGATCGTATCAGCTCCTCATCCAACAATCACTATATTCTAGTGGCACGAAATCGCAAAAAATGGGTCGGCACCTTACACATTGCTGTCAGTGGCAAACAGGTAGAATTTGGTGTTATAGTTGCACCCGAATATCGTGGCCAAGGCATTGCCAACATCATGTTGGAGCAGGCCTTGATTTGGGCACGTAATCGTGGTTACCGAGAACTGTTTATGCATTGCCTGGGATGGAACAAGCCAATTCAACACTTGTGCCAAAAACACGGGTTAAAACCCCGCAGTATGTACGGTGATAGCGAAGTGCAAATTGATTTGGATCCTGCCAGCTGGACCACAGTGGTCAAAGAAATGGGCATTCAGCAACGCAACATATTCCATACTTGGTTGCAAAACTACACCTGGATGTATCAAGAAATTTACGGCTAACAGCTGATCCTTGTTAAATAATACACAAGGAGATTTTCAACTATGAAAAAACTATTAGCAATTTTAACTTTTGCTGTTGCAGGCTTAACAGCAACAACAGCCAGTGCTTGGACACAGCGTCAGCCATTCCCGGTACAAAACTGTCAAGTACACGCACCTTACGGTTTTCCACAGTCAGCACGTCAGCTACAACCCTTATGCCAACAGGCATATTTGGTAGGTTACGATGCAGCTGCCAAGTTACCTAACTATGTGATGTATGAGCTACTGCCACAGAACGCACTAGGCTGTGTGGCACGTACCAACGCATTTGCTGCCAACCAATTTGTACCTAACGGTGCTACCCCAGCTGACTATGCTGGTACCGGTTACGACAAAGGTCATATGGCACCAGACGGCGACTTAAGTTGGGATCCGCAAGTTGAGTACGAAAGTTTTTTAATGACAAATATGTCACCACAAGCCGGTTCTTTAAATCGCGGAATTTGGAAATTGTTGGAGACTTCTGTCCGCGGATGGTCAGTCCAGAGAAATCAGAGCTACACAGTTATTGCGGGCGGTTTGTATGGTCCTGGCGATAAAACCATTGGTAAAGGTGTAGTTGTACCACACGGTTTCTACAAAATTGTTATCAACAATCAAACCAAAGAATATGCAGGCTGGGGTTTTCCACACACAGCACCATATCCTAACTTGGGCAACGATTTGACCAAGTTCCGTGTTCCTGTTGCTACAATTATGCAGGACGCAGGTGTTAAGTTTGCATTGCCACAAGGCGGTGTTGAACTACAGCCCGGCAAAGAATGGCCAGTGGACTTTGGTGCATTGACCAATGCAAAACGTGCCAAGTGTGGCGCTAACGCTTCTACAGACTAATCAACTAACCATTGATAAATACTAGGGTAAGGCAACTTACCCTATTTTTATGAGTGCATAATGCGATTTAGTGATTTCCAACAACCAAGAAAATTAATCCCAGGAAATATTCCACGAAAATATTCTAGCGGTGGTTTTACTTTTAACTTTGATCCAGCCACAAAAGTTATTTCGGTTACCTATGGCGGCAAACGTATAGGTAAGTTCAATTATAAAGGTCTTGGTATAAACGATTATCAAAATGTTACCGACAGAATCATAAGACAATTTAGCCACTATCAACAAAAAAAGATAGATGCTATAAACGCAAAAAAACAACCATATAACCATCCGATACAACCAAATTACACTGATCAAAATAGTTACAACATAGCTTTGCCCGGTGATATTCAAAGCCAGATATTTCAGCAACACGACGTAGATACAGCACAACATGGTGATGTTGATGTAGTAAATCCAGGCAAATGGAGTGCTATAAGAAAAAGACAAAAACAGCAAGATCAAAATGAGATATAAACAGCTACTATCCGAACAACAGTTAGACGAAATTCGTATGAGTCCCGGCTCGTTACGAGCATTTGCTGCCAGCCCCGAAGCTCGAGGAATTATGGCCGGTTTTGAAGCTGAACTGGTATTTACAGGCCTAGGTGGCGAACCTGAATACGATCAAGATCCCGAACCTGACTACGATGCCGACGAGCGTTGCAGCAGTCTTGATCAGGTAGTAGAATTTTTCCAAAACGACGAATACGGCTGGGGATTGAGTGATCGTCAAGCTAATCGTTTACGTGAAGATCTAGATGAAAAATACTACGAGTGGTATGATTCACAACTGTATGATTCCTGGCGCGACCAACGCGATGACCTGATCAAAGATGCCTGGTTAGAAGAAAAACCTTGGAGTGAGCGCATACACGCCGCCTTGGTTGATGGACTAGAACTTAGTGACGAACAAGCCGACGCTGTTCAAGCATTGCACGACCGTAGAGAAAAGGGCGAGATCAAAGGTTCAGAAATGAATGATACCGAGCTAGAAATGATCAGCCAATACAGCGAAGCTCGTAGCATTGCCGAAGATATTTTAAACGACGATGTTGAACAGACCCTGGACAAAGAAGACGGCTTCTATGATGAAGTATTAGACCAATTTCGTAACGACTTTTACATTGACGATGACTCGGGTTTCTTCAGTGATGTAGGACTGCGCTGGCTGAGCGACGTGGCCAACGAATACGATTTGACGTGGCCGGTGGTCACTTACACCGGCAGTAGCAGCGAAGGCGGTTGGAGTGATGAAAATGCCGAACGCTTGGCTGACGACCTACACGAACGCTTGGGTGTTAAGACCAAAGTGTCTGGTGGTTACCATTCGGCCACACGTGATGACAAGACTTGGATTTTTGAACCCGACTCCAGCTTGGACGCAGACGAATCAGACAACTTGGCTATAGAAATTGTCAGCCCGCCAATGCCGTTAGAGACTTGCTTGCGTTTTATGGAAGACTTTTTTGAATGGGCCGAGGACAACGGCGCTTACAGCAACAGCTCAACCGGTTTCCATATGGGCGTGAGCCTGCCACATCGTGGTGGTGATGTTGACTATGTTAAATTGGCCCTGTTCTTGGGCGACGAACACGTGTTACAGGAATTTGGTCGTGCCGGTAACAGTTTCTGCGAAGCCGCAATGAAAAAGATTCGCAATCGAGTCAAAGGCAACAAAGAAGCGGTAGGTAGCGCATTGACCTTGATGCGTAGTAATCTATTAGAGTTGGCACAAAAAGCTCTAGAGATCAACAATCACGGATTTGGCAAGTATACCAGTATCAATCCCAAAGGCGGTACAGACAGTACACACCCACACAAGGAACGTGGTGCCAAGTACATTGAGTTTCGTAGTGCTGGTGGATCAAATTATTTTGAAGACATTGACAAATTAAAAAATACCTTGTTGCGTTATGCCAAGGCCATGACTGTGGCTGCCAATCCGGCTGCTGAACGCAAAGAATACTACAAGAAGTTATACAAACTTATTAGTCCACCCGACGGTGATGCCAGTTTGGATTTGTTTGCTAGATTTGCTACCGGCGCTATTTCAAAAGAAGATCTCAAGAAGCAATGGGCTGAGAAACAGTTAGATGATGAACCCAAGGGCGATTGGAAAGTATACGATGCCAACGGAAAATATATCATTGGACAGGACTATCACGGTTATACAAAATCTGAAGTATGGGAACGTGCTAAAAAGAAATTAAGTCCCGGCGGCAGTATGGAAGGTTTCCAAAAGGAATATCGAGTATTACCAATGAAGAGTACCACTGGTGATTGGGAAGTATACAACAATGACACCGGCGAAACTTTAGAAATCTTACACGGCTACGCAACCAAGGGCGCGGCCGCCGACGCAGTATACGACAAGTATGTGACCAACCAGGGCATTGCATTTAATTTACGTCCGGCCGATCCTGAAACTCCAGAGCCAGAATTAACTCCCAGAGCCAAGTTGGCCAAACGTATCAAAGCACCCAAACCCAATTGGAATGTGGTGTATCGTCCTACTGGTCGTGTGATCGATGAGCTGATTAATGTTTCAAAAGAAGAAGCTCAAAAACTCTTGCACCACGTGGCCACCTTGCACGACTTTGACAGTATAGATGATCTAGAGCTACATAACCAAGCAGATGTACCAAATTCCAATGACACAGATCCCGAGGATGAACCACACAAGTGGGAATTTTATCGTGCTGAAACAGGTGCAGTGATTGATACTGTAGACAATGCTTCCAAGAGTCAAGCCGAAATGGTGCGTAGAGATCTTGTGCGCAGATACGGTCATCCAGATGACAGCGTTCGTATGCGTACCGTACCTACAGATGCAAGCCGTGAACGTTACGATAGTCGTCAAGAACACAACCCAGTGGTCAATCAACCACCACAGCAATTTATAACACAACGTCCTGCCACTGGCGACTACTATGAAATACGTGGCGGTAGCGATAATAGAATCTATGGTTTCTTGCCAACCATGCCAGGACAACCATCGCAGTTGCAGACTATAGTTACTGCTGCCAAACAATATGTGAATGACTTGACTGGTAGAGATGATGCGTATATACAATACCGTGCCGGAGATCCTGTGCAGGCTACAGCACCAAATGGTGTTCCGCTATGGCAAGTGTATGAACGTGACTCAGGACACGTGGTACACGCATTTGCCGATCACGATCAACGTAGTGCCTGGTCTACAGCACAAACGTGGTTACGTGATCACGGTGCAGAAGATCCTAGCTTGTTTAGCTTACGTCCAATGATGAGTACATAATGAGATTCTTAGAATTTGCACCCAGTCCTGAACGTGACGACGATGAAATGCCCAACCAGCTGCTGATATTGGCCAATCGCTGGTGGAATGCCACAGATGAACAACCGCAAATTGAGCACGTGTTAAACAGTCTTGGCTGGAGCATACATCAAGTCGAAAGTGAAGATGATGCTGTTCAACTACAGCATCGTGATGGTACTACTTACTTTATTAGTGCTGACGAATTTGATCCAGACTTATTTGAAATCAGTGACGAGTTAAGACGTAATTACTTGCACCGTGCTGGTCAGCAGGTTGATCGTAGACTTGACCGTATGGCACAAGCACGTGATCGTCTCGACAAGGGTTACGAAATCTATCACGCCGATCGTCCAGCTGGCGGCTCACAAATAGTAGATCGCTTTGAAGCAGATACTCCTGCTCTTGCAAGACGCTATTATGAACGGTTTATTCAAGATTATGATAGTGATGTAGACTTTGATCTACGCTTACGACGTGCTACTGGTATCCTAGAAACTTTGTTAGCTCTTGAATCCGGCGATTGGTTGCTAGCTGAATCATCTCAAGGTGTTGAAATTAAAAAAAGCAGTTTGTTTGATCAATCGCTAGTAACAAAAGCTCAATCGGCTCCGGGAATATCAGATAAAATAAAAGAATTTTTAAACTTTAGAATAAACAATCCTGGACGAGTAATAGGTAACGACAAACCGTTTGCGTCAGCTGGTCCAATAGCACGTGCTTTACCAAAATTGCGTCATTATCATCTAACTAGAGATTTGAGTTTGTTTTATTCTATGGAAGGTCGTGCCCCTGCTGTTATCAAATTGTACGGAGTATTCAGTCATAGCGATAGCGGAACAGGTACACCGGGCAATATCAACAAACAAAAAAGTTTTGCACAGCAATTGATTAATCAACCTGTAAATGAATTAACCTTGGTTCCTACAGTGGCCAAAAGCAAGCGTGAGCACTTAGACGTTATGCCTAACGATGGCCGACCTATCCCCAAAGGTGATGAAACCGAATACCTAGGTGACTTGGTAGCCGAGATGGGCAATGGATATCAACTATGGTCGTGGACCAGCCACGGTACTGTTACTTACTATGTGTTTGATACGGCGACACGTCGTTGCCAACTGGGCACCACCGGTCGCCCGTACAAGACAAACCGTGACAGTTTTATCATACAAGGTGTTTATTCAGGTCCACGCAATCGTTATCGTGCTGCTGATCTATATGCTTTCCTTGTACTCAATCGTGGCTTAACCTTGGTATCAGATTACAAACAAAGTGCTGGTGGCTATCGCGTGTGGCAAGAATTACAACGTCGCTATGGTCGTCGGATAAACATACACGGTTTTGATACACGCACCGATGAACCAGTAAATGTATCAGCTGATCCCGAAGATGAGCCCGATACACACGTGGATCGTGATGTAGTTAAACGTGCCGGTCCTGCTATGAAAAAGGAACTGGGTTCTATCAGTAGAGACCTACGTTTTGTGGCAAGTGCAAGATGAGAGCTAAAGAATTTCAAACAGTTCCAGCTGAAAAAATCTTAGACTACGTGAAACGCACACAAGGTGACGGCCATTTTCATATGGACCATCTGATTACCGATCACCCCAATTGGCGCCTGACCCAGATACCATTGAAAAAATTACGCATTCCTGGCACAGATTCAGAACAGGCGGATCCATACAATCGCGTATTAGATACCAACATAGATTATGCTGACAGTCTAGATCCTGCGGATATTCGGCGTCGTCCTATTGTGGTAGATACCAATGGTGTTATAATAGATGGCAATCATCGTGCCTATCAAGCACATCAATTGAAATGGCAGTCAATTCCTGCTTACGTACCTGCATAAAACAAAACCCGCACTAGGCGGGTTTTTCTTTGAAGTATTATTGTTTTTTTACAAATTAAACCATTGCGTAAACAACTGTGCGTGTTACGCCTTTTTCTGCCAACTGTGGAACAAAGAACATATCCAAGTAAGGATTAGAACTTTGATCAGCAGCATTCAAATATTGGTGAGTAGCAATCACATTGGCACCGTTAATGACTAAGTCTGTCAATTTGCCATAGTGTTCATATGTTTCTAAACCAGCAACAAATGTGTCAATGTATGCATCAGTTGGGCTGGTAAATGTGTAAGTTGTTGTAACAGTATAAGGAGCATCAATACCAGCAACAGTTACAGCAGCTGCACGTTCAGCTGCAGTGGCATATGAAGTCAACGGAAAGCTGTTGGAAATTCTGTAGTCTTGGAATTCTTTAGCACCAGCAATGCCATAAGCAGTTTCTGCTGTGCTTAACGCATTTAAGTCTGGATAATTTACCACACGAGTTTGTGTCAAACCATCATCGCTGATTGTTTCTGTTACAGTGACACCAGCAGTTTTTAATGCCTGGCTGATGGATTGGAATTGTGGAAGTACAGATGCATCGCCCGAAGCAACTGCGGCACGACCTGCTACAGAATAAAAATCTACAGTAGTGTTTGGACGGCTTAATACGATAGTTTTGGTGATTGCCATTTTAAAAAATCCTTATGATAATGTATTTATGCGTCAAGTCTAATAAGATAGTCTGTTGTTAAAAAACTACACTTATTTGGTTGACTCAAAATTTGAAATAATCTATAATTGTATTTATCGTAAACATTAAAAGGCGTTAGAAAACTATGTCATATACAGTTTTTAAACACGATCCCAAGTGGCAACCACGCAAAGGCCTAGAAGGCCCGTTTCACTATCCCAATGGGCAGGTGCTATACTACGATCCTCAAGCGGGTCAATATTACGACCCTACCACCGATTTTTATGTGGACAATGCAGATGTTGCGAAATTACAACAGTCTATTCTTGACGCCATTGCACGGGATTATTGTGATCCGTGGCAGTTTGTAACAGTCTAATTTGGGTTGACCCAAAAATGCCAAAATGCTATAATACTTGTATAGTGAATAACAAGGAGTTGAAATGTTCGAAACACTAGTAGATCAATTGGTTAAAGTGACACTCACAAATGAGCCAGTCAAAACTGAGTTTTACAATGGTACCTTGTTTGTTCGTACCATTACCGAAACGCAGGCTCGCACGGTGTTTCATCGATTAAGCGAGACATTTGGGTTAGGTAAAGTCGTTGTTAGCCCAATTGGCGATACTGGCGAATTTGCTTACGATTTTATCTAAGGAGACAGTATGACCAAAAAACATTTTATCGCAATGGCTCAAGAAATCAAGGCAATTCCTGTTTTGTCGGAGCGATTGACAGCGGCCATTGCGTTTTGCAAAGTGGCACGAATGGCCAATCCTAGATTTGATCAGGCCCGTTTTTTAGATGCGTGTGAGGTTTGATATGATCAATGTCACTGATATTCGTTCAGCATTGGTAACAGGTCAATTTGGCAATGCCGACTTGATTGCTATTCAAGAAGCCCTGACCTTTGCTCGCAATCAATTGGCTCGCCGCAATACTGGTCAATTTCTCAAAGGCGACACAGTAAAATTCAAGTCCAGCCGTAATAACCAGTTTTACCAAGGCGTGATTGAAAAGGTCAATATCAAGAATATTTTGGTTCGCACTCCAGTTGGTGTATATCGCGTACCAGCCAATATGGTAGAAACAGTATGATCATCGTTGATGTTGGGTTGGTGTTTGTTGCAGTAGGTATTGTTGGTTTAATTGTGTCGTATTTGATATGGAGAACATTATGAGAATGTTTATTGCAGGTACTATCTTTGGTTTGGTTTTGGCTACCGTGGGCTTTTCGGGTATTGCTAGAATGTTGGATCGCGGAGTTGACGTGGTCAAAACCCAAAGTACAGAGTTGGCCAAGTAATTTTGGCAAAAGAATTTCATATTTAGGTTGACTCTAAATTCGAATTAACTTATAATATGAAATATGTTGGAGTGTGTCCAGCATAATTTAACTGTAGTTTTTAACTTAAATGGAGTGTTTTAAAATGGATAAATTGTTCAAAGTTGGTGGCGTTTCTAAGACTAAAGGTCAATACAAAGTGCGTTTCGCATCTGATATGACTCGTGTCAAGATCTTGGCCAAGACTGATAGTGATATCAATCTTGTTGAGTTGCCAAAAGCAATGACCAAGCCAGAATTGGTAACTTTCTTGAAAGGTACTGATTTGTATGCTAACGGTAATTACCGTGCAGCTATCGATGCAGCTGATGCCAAGTACAATGGTACCGTATCTGCCAAAGCTGGTAAAGTCAAGCCAAGCCTTGATGCTATCAAAGCTCGTGCAACAGCCAAAGACGCTGTAGCTGAGTAATACTCGTAAGGGCATCGCTGGGAAGCGTATTAGCCCCTTACTATCAGCAAGTGTTTGAGACGGAAACATAGGTATCGTTGGCAGACGTGTCAACTATGCGGGCCTAACTGGCGTGGAACAGGTCCTAACATAACTAGCCATACGCTATTGCCGGGAAGCACCCGACGCATAAATTGGCACTCGAACACTTACTAATAGTATAAATATGATTATGACATATTTAGCCTGTTTGATCGCTGTAGCAGTTTTACTCTATGTAATGATAGAGATAAAAAACTGGTTGGATTTTTAAAGAATTGTTGTAACTCCTTTAGAGTGAAGGCATTGCGGACGTGGGTGCGATTCCCACCACCTCCACCTAAACGTATTGTTGATCTGGGACACGAAGTCGTGCAGTTAGTCTAAGATCCCATTGTTTAGTGGGTACACAGGGGCAGATCCTGTACAGTATGTTTAGTTGGGGGTGACTAGTTTCGACGTGGTGAGATAGCAACGAAGGCAACAGGACAGAGCAGTCCAAAAAACTAAAAAAAGTAAACGCAAACGACTCACAGTTCGCATTGGCAGCCTAAGGGCCGCCTAGGGCAGGAAATGCCTCGTAACAGAAACAACCATTGTGTTGCCTAAAAACAACACCTTAAACCCCCTGAAAATGGGGGTTTTTGCTGGCCTAAATTTTGGTTGATCCAAAAAGGCCAAAATGCTATAATACTTGTATAGTTAATAAAAAGGAGCTAGAAATGAGTCAAGTACAATACAAAGTAGGTGATGATGTTAGTCACGGTATCGGCGGCGATCGTTACTATGATGGCAAAATTTCCCGTATTACCAAGCGTTTTATTTTCACAGATTCAGGTCGTCAATACACTCGCAAAGAGGACAAAAATGGTCGTGTGTATTACACCCAAACCGGTTGTCGGTACTGCTACCTGATTCCAGGTATTCAAGAGTATATGGACCCGCATTTTTGATTTGGGTTGACCCAAAATTGCCAAAATGCTATAATGTTACATACAGTTAAAAAAGGAGCCGAAATGACCAGTGCAGATATTCAAAACATTTTGATCGAAGCCAAACAGGCCGCTCGCGAAGCCGCTGAACAGTTCTTCCAGGAGAAGTTGGGCGGTGTTGACAAATACTCGTGCGGTTTTGCCTGGGTAGAGATCTACGGTGTCAAAGGCAATACTAAATTGGGCCGGGCATTCAAAGCCGCAGGCATCAACAAGAATTATTCCGGTGCTTACTCAATTTGGAATCCAGCAGGCCTTGGTGTGCAAAACATTGACACCCTTGAAGCAGGTGCTGAAGCGGCAGCCCGGGTTTTTGAGAAGTATGGTTTCCGTGCTTATGCTGGTAGCCGTTTAGACTAATGAAGTTCTACAAAGAAACCACAAAAGATTGGGCGGCACCAACGCCCAATCACATTTACTTGCTGTCAACAGACAAGAGCAAAATGTACGGTTACATCAAAGCCGGTACCGAAGAAGTAACAGTGGTCAAAAAGGCCTATCCGTTTGATGCTCGACGTAGAACTTTTCGAGAAGTGCCAGAATTAGGCGAGTTAAGTTTGGACGATGTCCGTACTGAAACCTGGGAATTTGTAGGCAGTAAGGGCGACAAGTATATTGTTGAGAAAACGGATAATATGTTAAAATGCAGTTGTCCAGGTTTTACATATCGCGGTGATTGCAAGCACGTCAGGGAGATTGCATAATGGGAACTAGATCAAGTATTGCCATCAAACACGGTGAGCGAATCAAGGCCATCTACTGTCATTGGGACGGTTATCTTGAAGGTGTGGGTGCGACCTTGTCGGAACACTATTCCAGTTCACCCAAAGTAAACAATCTAATTGCTTTGGGTGATGTCAGTAGCCTGGGCGAAGAAATTGGAGTTGAACACGCATTCAGCACCATGAATTTGACCGACGAAGAAAAACAAGCCTACGAACTCGAACACGGACGTTCTTGTACCTTTTACGGTCGTGACCGCGGCGAAGAAGGCGTGGAGTTTCGCAGTTTTGGTTCTGAAGCCGAATGGATTGATCATTATGAAGGTGCCGGTGCTCAATATTTTTACTTGTTTGATCACGGTGTTTGGTACTATTCAACTGGCGGCGACTTGCTACCTTTACACGAACATTTAAAACAGGAGACAGCAAATGCCTAATTGGTGTGGAAATACCCTAACAATCACTCACGAAAATCCTGCAATGATTAGTCGTGCCAAAGCGGCCTTTGCCGAAGGTAACTTTTTAAATGAGTTTATTCCTAACCCCGCAGGTGAGTGGGACTACGATTGGTCCGTTGCAAACTGGGGTACCAAATGGGACGTGGGCGATGGCAACGGCATCCAAACCTGGGACGATCACGAACTGGTTGTTTATTTTGATAGTGCGTGGAGCCCTCCTATTACAGCCTACGAAAAATTGATGGACCTGGGTTTTACAGTCTATGCTACCTACTATGAACCAGGCTCGGCTTTTGCTGGTATTTGGGAAGATGGTATAGACGACCATTATGACCTATCGGGTATGGATTCGGGCGATGTTGAACAGCAGTTGCCATCCGAATTAAATGACACATTTGGTATTTCGGAAACAATGGCCGAGTACGAAGCTGAACAAGAAGATGAAGTCACAGTCTGGTACAAAGACGGGGTCGAAGCAACCGGACTTATACCACACGAGGTTCCAAAAAAATGATACTGGCTCAAATTGGGTTGTTTCTTAGTATAGGATTGGGCATTGGATTTTTTGGTGCTATGTTGGTGGCCGCCCTATTAGATTGGCGTCAGGCTCGACAGCAACGCAAGGATCAAGTGTGGACTGAATTGAAACGTACCGATTATGAACCACGTAGACCGGCAGCAAAATAACACTTGCTCAAAGAATGCCAAAATGCTATAATAATACATTGTTTAAAATTACGGAGCCAAAATGCTAAAACCCTGGGAAGTTATTCAAGAACTGGAAATAGACAACAGTCGTTTGGTCAAAGAAGCGATTGTCAAACGTGAAGCTGAAGCTGGCAACACTGATTTCTTTCGCGGTGCCCGTGCCGCATTGGATTCCATGATTACTTTTGGTATTCGACAAGTTGAAGAAAAGAAGGGTGACGGCCGAGGACTCAATCCCGACAAGTTTTGGGAAACAGCACAGGCTCTAGCCGAAAGAAAATTGACCGGCAACGACGCTGTCAACGCAGTCAGTTATATGCGTATGAATGCACGAGAGACCGAATGGAACCTGTGGTATCGACGTATTCTTATCAAAGATCTGCGCTGTGGCGTCAGTGAAAAAACAATCAACAAAATGGTGGAGGCAGTCAATGGAGATTATGTTATACCTGTTTTTAGTTGCCAACTTGCTCACGATGGTGCTAACCACGAAAGCAAGGTCTCAGGACGCAAACTCATCGAAGTTAAGCTGGATGGAGTACGTGTTATTACTATCGTCTATCCAAGTGGGAATGTTGATCAGTATAGTCGTAATGGCAAGGAACTAGTAAACTTTGAACATATAAAACAGCAAATTGCCAAACACGCAATCTTTTTTCGAGAACCAATGGTGTTGGATGGCGAAGTGATGTCAAGCAGTTTTCAAGACCTGATGCGTCAAGTGCATCGCAAAACTGATGTGGCTGCATCTGATGCTGTGCTAAATGTGTTTGATATTTTGACACTGAAAGAATTTCAAGCCGGCATCAGTGCCAGTTCGCAACAGGATCGCAGTAACGCACTTCGTGTATGGTATGCTCCTATAGCAGATCATATGCCCAACGTCACTATCTTGGGCAACGAACTGGTGGACTTGGACACTGAAGTGGGCCAGGCACGTTTTAGCGAAATCAATGCTCAAGCAATCGCAGGTGGATACGAAGGTATCATGATCAAAGACCCAACCGCAGTTTATGAATGCAAGCGATCGGTAGCGTGGCTCAAGCAAAAGCCCTTTATTGAAGTTAGTTTAACAGTAGTAGGCACCGAAGAAGGTACTGGTAAAAACGCCGGACGTCTTGGTGCATTAATTGTAGAAGGAACAGATGATGGTAAACTTATCAGGACCAATGTGGGATCCGGACTTACAGATGATAATCGCATTAGCTATTGGGCCAGTCGGCATAACCTTATCGGTAATATTGTGGAAGTACGTGCCGATGCTGTTACGCAAAATCAAGACGGTTCATATTCATTGAGATTCCCCCGATTCAAAGGATTCCGCGGTTTTGAACCAGGAGAAAAAATTTGAAAAAAGAACTAGATGAACAGTTGTGTAAAAAATACCCCAAACTGTTTGCAAATCGCAATGCCGATATGCAGACCACTGCTATGTGTTGGGGTTTTGAATGTGGCGATGGTTGGTTTGATTTGATCGACGAACTGTGTTGGAATATACAAAGCTACATTGACAACAACAGCAGACCCGACAGACAAATACCACAGGTTGTGGTAGAACAGGTCAAGGAAAAGTTTGGCACACTACGTTTTTATTACCAAGGTGGCAACGAATTGATTCACGGTATGACCTGGTTTGCTGAATCAATGTCGGGTCGTATTTGTGAACAATGTGGCCGGCCTGGAAAAGAACGTGGCGGTGGCTGGATTAGAACTGCCTGCGAGGAACACGCACAATGAGTCGTTATCACTGGATCAAAACCATTGTGGAAGATGACAACGGTGAGCTCTTGCTGGATATCAAAGAAGCCTGCGAAGAGTTGGGATGGCAACCGGGCGATACAATTGAATGGATTGACAACAAAGACGGTACTTGGACACTACGGAAAAAGGAAACAAAATGACATTACATATTACTTACGAAAACGCCACCCTAGAAGATCTAGATCTAGATGATCGCAACCGCGAACTTAGAAACTTGCTGAGCAAACACGACTGTGAAGTTACATTCACCAAAGTCAATGGCGAGTTGCGTACCATGCCTTGTACCTTGCGTACCGAAGCAATGCCGGCTCGTGTGGTCACAGAAGAATACCAAACCACTCGGTTGTACAAGCCAGAAACCTTGAGTGTGTGGTGCTTGGACAAAAGCGAATGGCGAGCTTTCAAAGTGGCCAACGTGAAGGAAATCCGTGTCATTGGATCGTGATCTAGTAGAGGACTTGTGGCAGTCCAAGGAGTTCTTGCACAAGATTAAAACTCGCGATGACTATGCTCAAAATGTCTACGCGGCCTTGTGCAATATGCGTTGGCAACCTGCCGACGTGTTTCCTATACTCAAGGATGAGTATTGGACGTGTAGCTGGCGTAGTGCCGGTGGTATTGTGGCAGACTTTCGTCGTTCGGTTGCCACAGAAGATTATATGGATTGGTACTGCTCGGGTATAGGCGGCCTAGGTGGTTTTGATTTGGATGACGAACACAAATCCCAGGCCGAATTTGTTGCTAAAAAATATGTACCAGAAGGAACTGTAACCGATGAAATACGTGAGGATTTTGCGGCTCTGGGTTGGACTCCGAGTGAATGGCCTGATGACAAGGATTAAAAGTATGTTGACACGCGATGTTGAAAAAATGATTATGGGTAGTATCAAAGAGATCTTGAAAGATCGACAGTATTTTTATTACTCAACTGTGGGACCGGACTATTGTCATTTGACCGAAGAAGGCAAAGATGCTATAATAGACATAGTCAACATTTTAGGTTCTAGAATGTTAGTGGCAATTGAAAAAGAAGATATTGAACGCAGTAAACAACTGGTGTTGGACCAACTTAAAGGAAAATGAAATGACTTGCAGAGGATATGACCCAAAAGCAGTAAAGGTATCAAAAAGTGTCAAGCGTTTGGCCGCTACCATTACTGATAACCAGCAACGCAGAGCATTGGTTAAAAGTTACGCTGTGGCTATTGCAGCCAATGCTCGTGCCGGTGCTCGCAGATCTGGCCCAGGCAAAGACGAATAATGGGTAGAATATTTGAACGTGCTGAACAGTATTTGGATCAACTCGATCCAGGTGTGTTTGTGGAAATTGGCACCAGCCGCGGTGGTGATGACGGTAGCACACGCAAAATAGCTGTGTGGGCCGAACAGCTAGATACCTATCTAACCACGGTGGATATGGATCCATTGAATTGTTCCTTTGTTGAGCGTATGCAAACTCCCAGAACCACCATTGTCAACAGCACCGGTGAAGACTATCTAAACAAACGAACATTTGCCGAACGTCCCATTAGTTTTTTGTACTTGGACAACTTTGATTGGGATTGGCACCCAGACAATACCGAAGATTTTGTTTTGGAACAACAAAAACGCTATGCTAATTTTGGTATTACCATGAACAACGTAAACAGCCAACGTGCCCATTTGGCTCAGGCCATTGCAGCCTTGGGACATATGACTGCTCGCAGTTTAATTGTGTGTGATGACACTTGGTTCAATCCTTGGCACGGTCATTACAGTGGAAAATCAGGTGCGGTTGTGCCATATCTACTGAATCACGGCTACGAAGTGTTGGATACTGAAGAACGACCAGTTTATGGAACTATTTTGGGCAGAGGAATAGTAAAAAAGTAACGGTTTGGTAAAATTAGCTATTGCATTGTACACAAGAATAGTGCATAATACACAAATGCTGTTACTAACAGCTCTTATTTAAAAGGAAATCTAAAATGTTTGATCTTTCAACAAAACAAGGTAAGTTATTTAACGCATTAGTTCTCAATGGTGAGACTTTGACTGCTAGCCAAATTAGCAAGCGTTTTGGTATCAAGAATCCAACTGCTACTGTTAGCGACATTCGTTACAGTGGTTTTGCTATCTACGCTAACAAGCGTAAAGCTGGCAACGGTGTTAAGGTTACTGAATACAAACACGGTAAGGCTTCACGTCGTATCGTTTCAGCTGGTTACAAGGCTATCGCAGCTGGTTTAGTAGATTAATAGTCAACTAAACTGATGTGTTCAAACCCGCTTCGGCGGGTTTTTTCTTTTGCGTCATATATAATTATATGGGCCGCAAAGTTTTTAATCTTGAGCGTGATATCCGTAGTACCGATTGGATCATATCCAAAGTACGACACAAAGAAATCTACGCCCAAAATTTGTACGCAGCCTTGTGCAACAATTCCTACATACCCCAAGACGTTTGGGGAATTCTAACCAACATTACCTGGGACTGTAATTGGCGTTACGCAGCCGATTTGGTAGCCGATCTCAGACAAGACGACAGTTATATTGACTGGTACTGCTCAGGTACCGGATTCATTGGCACTGATTTCAGTGGATTTGTTGAAGAAAGTTTTGTCACTGACGAAATAGAATCGGATATCAAAAGCATCGGCTGGTTGCTAAAAACTCGCAGATTTGTCGAAATCTAATAGACCAAAAATACTCAATATGTTATAATTACACTATGAAAATAAATGTAATATCTGACCTCCACCTAGAATTCAGCGACCTTACACTACCCGGCGGTGATGTGTTGATCCTCAGCGGCGACGTTATGGAAGCTCGAAAATTCAAACGCAATCAGTACGATCCAATGAACGTACTGTTACCACACGAAGATGCTCACAAGCGTCCAGACCGACACTATCGTTTTATTATCGAAGAGTGCTCGGCCAAATACCGTGAAGTTATTTACGTTATGGGCAATCACGAGCACTACGGTTTCCAGTTTCAAAAGACCTGGGCACATATCAATAGTCAATTGCCTGACAACGTACACCTGTTGGAACGTGAAACCTTGACCATTGATGATGTGACTTTCGTTGGGTGTACTCTATGGACAGATATGAACCGAGAAGATCAACTTACTATGTATCATATGCGGTCAATGATGAACGATTACAAACAGATTACCATGTTCAACGAAGCCAAAAACATTTATCACAGACTTACTCCCGAGCGTACTGTGGAAGAGTTTTATAAGAGCCGCGACTATATCAAGTTGGTTGTAGAAGGCAAACCGGATCAGAAGTTTGTGGTGGTAACACATCATTCGCCTTGCAAGGCCAGTACCCATCCGCGTTACATTCACGATACCTTGATGAATGGTGCTTACAGCAGTGACTTGTCGGAATTTATTCTAGACCATCCGCAGATTCGGGTGTGGACTCACGGCCATACACACGATCCGTTTGACTATCAGGTAGGTGAAACCAGAGTCATCTGCAACCCACGCGGCTACAAAGGCTACGAACAACGTGCTGAAGATTTTGATCCCACATACGGATTTGAAATTTAATTTTACCAAAAGACTAGACAAATCCTTTCTATGCGTATATAATTGATACTAATAGAGCATAAGTAAAAGTATATGATTGCTCTAATATAGTAGTCTAACTAAATGCTCTAAAGGATAAGCGATGGCTGGTGTTTTTCAATGTTTGAACTGTGGTAGAGATAACCCTGTGCGTGGTGCAAATTATTCCAACAAATATTGTAATAATTTTTGTCAACAACAGCACAGGAAAACTCTCTTAGCGGAAAAGCGTATTGCGGAATGGCGGTCAGGTTGCGGACTATATGTTTGGAAAGAAGTTCCAGACTATATCCAAGACTTCTTGATCCAAGAGCGTGGACACCGGTGCGAAACCTGTGGTATTACAGAATGGCAAGGCCAACCTGCTCCACTTACTGTAACGCAACGAGACAGTGACACTTATAACAATCAAGAATCAAACTTAGAAGTGACGTGCTATAACTGCAAGTCGCAAAAATAATTTCATTTTAACCAAGGAGAATTTCAAATGAAAACAATCGGTGATAAATTAGAACACTTTGTAGTAACAGGTGTCAAGCCAGGACAGCCAGAAGATGCTTTTTTCAACATTGATGAAACCAGCTTTGAAGGCAAATGGAAAGTGATCGTATTCTACCCTAAGGACTTTACATTTGTATGTCCTACAGAAATTGTAGCTTACGACAAACTAAATCAAGACTTTGAAGACCGTGATGCAGTATTGCTAACAGGTAGCACAGACAATGAGTTCTGCAAACTAGCCTGGCAAAATGCACACGCAGATTTGAAGAAAATTACACACAATCAATTTGCTGATACACAGCGTGGTGAGTTGAGCTTGGCAGAACAGTTGGGTGTATTTTATGCTCCAGCTGGTGCGGCTCTACGTGCTACATTTATTGTAGACCCAAGTAACACAATCCAACACGTTACAGTAAACAACTTGGACGTGGGTCGTAGCCCAGAAGAAACTCTACGTATTTTAGATGCTCTTCAAACTGGCGAACTATGTGCTTGTAATCGTACAGTGGGTGGGGAGACACTATAATGAGTTTCATTGAGCAAGTCAAAGGTGCCTTGCCAGACTACGCAAAGGATGCCAAGTTGAATCTTGATGCGGTACTCCTACGCAGTACATTAGACGCTGATGTGGCTATGGGCTGTGCAGTAGCCGCACTGGCCGCAACAGGCAATGGTAAACTAGTTAGTTTAATCCTAGCAGATGCTCCAGCATTGGCAGAACCTGCAATGACAGCCGCAAGTATCATGGCACAAAACAACGTTTGGTACCCCTACGTTGAAATGGCCGATGACCCAAGCCTATCCGGCTTGCCAGCTCAATTGCGTATGAATGCTATTGCTAGTCACGGCGGAACAACTAAAAGCAACTTTGAAGCATTTAGTTTGGCTGCAAGCATTGTTGGCAAATGCCACTTTTGCGTAAAAGCACACTACGAAACACTCAAGCAAGAAGGCTACACAGTAGAAAACTTGCGCGATATCGGTCGTATTGCCGCAGTGATGAATTCAGTAGCCAAAGTTTTGAACAGCTGATATTTGACATTGGTATAGAAAGTCCTTATACTAAACCGTATAAGGATTTTTTATGGCCCATTTTCCAACAGCAAAACCCACCCACAACTACGCAAACGTGACCATTCCAAATGGTGGCAACGTGTTAAGCAGTCACGCAGTCAATACCACCTTGTCGGCTGCCTGGAGCAGTAGCATAAACAGTGGCAAGGTCAAGATATCCGATTCTGATATCGAAATTGATGGCCTAAGTCTCAAGAAGACCTTAGAGGCTGTGAGCCAACGCTTGGCCATCATGGTACCCAATCCTGAGCTGGAACGGGAATTTGAAGAACTCCGAGCCTGTGGTGATCGTTACAGAGAACTTGAACGAGAATTTGCCGAACAACTCAAAATGTGGAATACACTCAAAAGCACTGACAAATAAAGGTCAATATGCTATAATAGCATATGGACTCTAAATCGAATTGCGTAGTACTAAACACAACTAATTTAACCCCAACTCAGATCGATCGAATAATACACTGGTGCAACCGCCAGTTTGATTCGGACAAATGGAATTTTGTAACAGACTTCCCCAGTTACTATTGGAGATTCTATTTGCCCGATGCACACGCAGAAACACTATTTAGATTGAGGTGGATGAATTGACTGTAACTATACGTGTACCTTGGACTGATCCTTACAATCACGGTGATGCCTGGAATGAACTCCTGGCCTGGACTGTGGAAACTTATGGCTTGCCTGGCGAACGAGTAAGTTTTAGTCCCACTGAACGATGGATGGATTTTACATTCGATGATGAACAGGATGCACTTATGTTTCAGTTAAAGACTGGTGGGCATCGACGCACCAAACAAGAATATACTGTGGAATTTGTAAACAGAATAATCAATGGGTAGAGGAACCTTGGTCAAAGAAATACGTATGGGCGATGTAGAAGACCCGTACTTGTATGCGGCCTTTCCTTTGCACGAGTGGGAACAGACCGAAGAATGCCAGTGGCTCAGAAGTCAGCTAAACGAAGGTGATGAACTGGTATTCTTTTGCGATAATGATCCTGCCAATTGGGGTTTTGTTATTAGAATATATGCTCCACTCACAGGCAAGGCTCTTACTTACTATAATTTAAAGTATCTAGGTATTCAAGAATGATCAATTACTACTACGAGCTGATTGACGGAGTGAAAGCGTTTGGGCACAACATCCGTTACATTGGTGACTTTGATGTCAAGCCCGAGGGTATGCACACAAAGTTTCACACTACCGCCTACAATCACAGTACACGTTGGTGGTTGGAAAATGCCAATGGTGTTACTATGCTACGACGTCGTGCAACTGATTATACCAGCTGGGAAGAAGCACGTTTTGACGAACGAGAGTTCACCTGGATCAAACTACAAACCAGAGATGTCAAAACCCTGTGAAAAATAGATTTATACCTGCCCGTAGTCCTATAGATCATGATTACCTGCTGATCATTGAGGATTATGCTTGGTGGCACATAAACCAAACAGAGATTGATCAATGGATCGAAGCCAGCAATGGTGCTGTAACGCAAAAAGGTATGGTTGTACATTTTGATACCGACGAAGATCGTACCATGTTTATGTTGAGGTGGGCATAATGGCTGCAGTAATGCCAAGGATGCAACCGGCTTTCAAAGTGGCCGCCAGTTCAAGACGCCGAGCCGGCAAACCTGTGATTGTGGATGAGCCGATTCCTACCAATCCTTGGGAACCGTATAGACTAAAGATATTTCCCAAGCAAATCAACGAACGTTGGTACAAGCCCGGCGACTTGGTCTATCGTAGATTTGTACACAGCCCGGGTGGCGGATATTGGCAGTATGGTGATGATTTTGACTATTTGAAGTGGCAGCCGTGATCAACTGGAGTTACTTGATTGCTCGCTTTATATCGGCTGTGGCATCGTGGTTGGATGCCAGTAATCTACGCAATCGTGTATATCGTCTAGAACAGGTCAACGAACTCATGAGAATAGGACTAGAAGACATACAACGTATGGATCCAGAAGGTCGTATAGGTTGGTATGCCAAGTCGGTCTTGGACAATGTGGACAATCGAGATGAATAAATATCAAATTACTCGTATAAAAATAAATAGTAATAAAGTCTGGATTGAAATAAACGAAGGCTTTGATTCTAATCCGTTCAAAGATCCATTAATAACGGTCCCCTCAGAAGAAGAACTAAATCAAGTGCAAGCGTGGTGTGAAGAAAACCAATGCGGTCGTCGTATGAGTTACGATCAATTTGTTTTCAACAATGAAAAAGAACTTAGTATGTTTATGCTAAAGTGGTCATAGGAAGAATTCAATGAAAGTTAAAAAAATTATTGTAGTAGGTGGTGGTACAGCAGGCTGGCTCAGTGCCGGTTTTATTGCTAGTCAATTGCCCGAAGTAGAAGTCACTGTGATTCACAGTAAGGATGTTCCAATTATTGGTGTTGGGGAAACTACGGTACCGCAGTTCCGCAATCACTTGGAAAAAATGGGTCTACACGAAGATCTATGGTTGCGTGAGTCAGGCAGCACATTCAAGTACGGTGTTACCTTTGACAACTGGCGTACTGGGTCAGACACACGTTGGCACGGATTTGGCGATTTTGTTACAGAAAAAGGTATCAGCCATAGTATGGACGAGTTTGGCAAACGTGTTAGCTGTGCCAAGGACGATTCAGTATTGATAGCCGACTACTGGATTGAAATGCTCAAACGTGGCATTGTTACCGAAGAGGATTACTATCAATATGCGTCAGATACGTATCATTTGGTTCAGAATCGCCGAGCACACAGAAACCTAGCGGGACACCAGTATTCGAGCCGTGTGCCGGGCTATGCTTATAATATCAACGCATTCAAAGTGGGACAAACTATCAAGAACCACGTGGCCATCCCGGCTGGGGTAAAGACCCTGGAACGTCACATTGTTCAAGTGCTACGCAACGAGCGTGAAGAAGTAACAGGTATTGTAGACGATGGCGGGGAAACACATACCGCAGACTTGTACATTGACTGCACCGGCTTCAAGCGACTACTGATTGGTCCTGTGGGCAAATGGATCAGTTACGAGGATCGACTGCCGTGTAAGAATGCTATTGGTGGACGTGTAAACTATCAAGGACGCGAAGCAGAATTCTGTGTACCTAACCTACACGCTACAGCATTCAACCACGGTTGGTCGTGGCGTGTTCCCTTACGTGATGACTTGGGTTCGGGCTATGTGTACGATACACGTTTCACCACAACTGAACAGGCCATAGAAGAGTTGTCGGCATACTGGCAGAACCTCGGCTTGGAGTGGGATCATAAAGTTACTTTGACATTTGACAACGGTATCCTGGATCGTTCGGCACACCGTAACGTGATTGCCTGCGGACTCAGTTCAAACTTCCTGGAGCCCCTGGAAGCCACAAGTATTAGCTTTACTACGCTAATCAACGAATTGGTTGTGGCAGTACTTAAAAAGCACGACTGCCATTGGAATGACGGTGAGGATCGTGTGTTAAGTCGTTTAATGAGCCGTGAAGTCAAGATCACCGGTGACTTCTTGTGGGCACACTATGCCTTGACCGAACGTTCAGATACAGAGTTCTGGCGCGAGCAAGCCGGTAAGCGTGAGGAAGCAGTTGATATGGTACACGGTTGGTTTGGTCGTCACTTTAGCGATATCTATCGTAGAGAAAAAGACTTTGACCACACACGCTACAACAAGTATGACTGGGCGCAGACCATTACCACTATGCGAATATTTGATGGTTGCCCTACTCGTGAGATCAATGAAGCCTTATTACCACGTGCTCGTCTATGGTATCAACACAGAGATGAAATGACTCGCGGTGTATTAGATCTTGTGCCAACGCACTGGGAATTGATTCAACATATCAACAGATAATGTACGTAAACAATTTTTCATTGCCCAAACCGACGCCGGAAGTGCTGGATCAGTGTCATTGTGTGTACATTGGCGACCCAGCATTTCACGTTAAGAAAATGCGTGACTGGTGCTACGAACAGAATCTCAGTTTGGTTTACTGGGAGTTGATGGAAGTGGCCGATGTTAGTCCAATACTAGACAATGTTGCGGCCTTTTGGTTTGCCAGTGGTCGTGATGCTACTATGTTTAGTTTAAAATACAAATGAAACAGATAGAAACCTGGCCGCCGCCAGACTGGACCGAAGTCATAGTGCTGTGGGACGAAGTATTAGGCGGACCCAGATATCCAATTCGAGAAATACTGGAATGGATAGATACAGCCCCGGGCGGTGAATTTCATTTGCACGGTTATCGTTCTACTGAAGGTTTTTCGTTTAGATTTCGCAATCCCAATGATGCTGTGTATTTTAAACTAAAGTGGTTATAAAATGAACAAAGAATTAATAACAGGTATGTTGTTTATGGCTATTGCCGTGGCATTTGGCCTGGGCGGTGTACACTATAAATTTGGTACCTACGATGATCCCGGTGCTGCATTATTTCCTGTGGCTGTCAGTGTGTTTTTATTTGTGGTAGGCACAATCAAATTGATTGTTGGGTTCGTGGCCAAGAAAGAATACATTGAGTTTGAAGTTAAAAATATTGCTATTGTCTCTGCGTCACTGCTGTTGTTTGCTGTGGCTTCCGAGCGCATTGGCATACTTGCCGGTACTGTGGCATTGGTAGCGGTGTCCAGTTTAAGTGCCAGCTCGTATTCGATCGGCCGAGTTGTTAAAATTGTTGCTGGACTGTGCGCTGTTGCACTTGCATTTAAATACCTACTGGGATTGAACTTGCCACTATGATAGAAATACTCAATCACTTGGCTGCAGGCTTTGATACTGCACTCTCTTTACAAAATTTATTGTATTGTGCTTTGGGCTGTTTTATCGGCACCTTGATCGGCCTACTGCCGGGTCTGGGTCCTATCAGTACCATCAGCTTGCTGTTGCCACTGACCTACTCAATGCCTGTAACTGGCAGTATCATTATGCTGGCCGGTATCTATTACGGCGCACAGTACGGCGACAGCGTCAGTGCCATTACCATGAAGATACCACACCAAAGCAGTATTGTGGCCTGTATAGACGGTTATCAAATGCACTTGCAAGGTCGCACAGGCTTGGCCTTGTTCACTGCCGGTGTCAGCAGTTTTATTGGCGGAACCGTGGCTGCTGTTATTGTGGTTGGCTTTGCTCCTGTATTGGGCGAGCTGGCTTTCTTGTTTGGTCCAAACGAATATGTGATGTTGATGCTGTTGGGATTTGTATGTGTGAGCTTGGTCACCACTGGCAGTTTACTTGGCGGCCTGGGAATGGTGGCCATTGGGGTATTGTTGGGCATGGTAGGCACCGATGTCAACTCAGGAGTTATGCGATACACCCTGGGCTTGAGTTTCTTGAGTGACGGTATTGGTATGGTATCTATTGCCATCGGCTGTTTTGGACTGGCAGAAATTGTCAATAACTTGGACAAGCGAGACGAGCGCACTCCGTTTACGGGTTCAATCAAATTGATCCCAACCTGGACCGAATTCAAGCGTATTGTTCCCAGTGCCCTGCGTGGTAGCCTGGTAGGCAGTTTCTTGGGCCTGTTGCCCGGTGGTGGTCCCACTATTGCCCAGTACGGTGCTTACGCTGTGGACAAAAGATTTAGCAAATATCGAGACGAAATAGGTTCAGGAGCAATTGAAGGTGTAGCCGGACAAGCAGCTGCTGACGAAGCTGCTGCCCGTACCAGTTTTATTCCGCTAATGAGTATGGGCATTCCAGAAAATGCTGTTATGGCCTTGATTTTGGGTGCATTGACCATGAAAGGTATAACGCCCGGACCTTCAATGATTACTTCACACTCGACCTTGTTCTGGGGCTTGATTGCATCAATGTGGATTGGCAACGTGTTCTTGTTGATCTTGAATGTGCCATTGGTCAGATACTGGCTCACAGTATTTAAAATTCCTTATGCGGTGTTGTTTCCTTGTATCTTGTTCTTTTGTTGCATCGGTACATTCAGTACCAACAACAACATAGAAGATGTGTATACCACCGTGGCATTTGGTTTGTTGGGCTATGCATTTTTGAAGTTGGGACTGGAAGCGGCACCCTTGATGTTGGGCTTTATTCTAGGACCAATGTTGGAAGAAAATTTCCGCCGGGCAATGAGCATCAGTCGTGGTGATTTTGGCCCGTTTTGGGACAGACCCATCAGTTGTGCTATGTTAGTGGTCATTGGCCTTTGCGTAGCCTACAGTATATACGGGTATCTACGTCGGTTGACCATAAAAGATCAAAATAGTACAATATAAGTGTAGTAAAAGATTAACTCAACTTCGGAAAGTAAAAATGATAAAAATCAACAAATATATCCTAAAAGCCACAATTCAAACTGTAACAACAGTCATTGGCATAATTGCCATATCAGCTGTGATTAGCCTAGGCTTAAACTACATCAACCCGACACCCACACAATTGGTTGGCGCTTTGATCACTGTGTTTTTGATCTATGCCCTGTACTCGCTGATCACTATACAGGCCAAAATCCTAGAGTCACGTGACAAAATCAATGCACGAATCGATCGAGTAACAAAATGAAGATTTACATTTCCCGACCACGCAATCATTGGCTGAGTCCATACACTATTCTCAAAACAGTTTGCTTTTGGGAACGAGACGACGATGTGTTTTACGATCACGAGGATACCGGCAAGGGCCGATATGTCAAGTGGGTCAAATTCTTGACCCCCATTTGTAATGCTTGGCAACGATTCTTGGACATTGTACACCCCGACATCAATTATATCAAAATTGATCGTTATGATACTTGGTCAATGGATCATACTCTCAGCCCTATCATCTTGCCTATGTTGCGGCAGTTGCAAGAAACCAAACACGGTGCTCCATTTGTGGATGACAAGGATGTTCCCAAAGAGTTGCGTAGCACATCAGCACCGCCCAAAGAAAACGAGTGGGACACCGATGACAATCACTTTCGTCGTTGGGATTGGGTCTTAGACGAAATGATTTTTGCATTTGAGCACATTGTCAACACCGACTGGGAAGACGAATTCCGCACAGGCAAAATGAGTCACCGTACTGTGGCTTGCGAGTGGGACGAGGCAGGTAAAGCCACTATGTACCGATGGGAAGAACAACCAGATCATACCTACAAGTACGATATGGAAGGCGCTCAAAAGGTACACAAGCGCATTCAGAACGGCCTTTGTTTATTTGGTAAATACTATCAAGCACTTTGGGACTAATCAATGTTTGAAGATATCACAGTATTTTTGATATGGTTGTTGGCAACCTGGATTGTATCCAATATTATCATTGGGTTTCTTGGAATATATCAACAAACTGACAGCAAAATCAGAGATCAGCTGATCAAACACTTGGACACCATCATACATCGTGTTCGGGTTGAAAAACACAACGAAGTTTATTTTTGGTACGACAACGACGACGGCGAATTTCTTGCACAAGGTCAAACCGACGAAGAAATCATCAACAATTTAAAACAGCGTTTTCCCACCCATATTTTCTATTTGCCCACCAGCCATTTTATCAGTCAAAAAACCAATTGGCAACCACGACATCAGCACGTAGAAACTGTTGACCAATAAAGATCAAAATAGTATAATACTTGTTATGACAATGCACCTAGCACATCCTGCCCTTTCTACCACCGGCAAAAAGCGTGGCAAGCAAAAATATGCGTCAGCTGAGGCAAAAAGAAAAGCCGAAATCCTGCGCGAAGAGTGGGAAGCTCTCAAACGTCGTAACAATATTACCACAGAAAAGAAAACCCGAGCACGTGATATGCGTGGCAATCTAGCTGATACTTATTGCCTCACTGTGCCGCCCGGACGTGACTTGCCACGCATCACAAGCCGCGATACCGGCTGGGTTCCTTGCACCAAAGGCACAGACAAAGTCTACACCGGCACCAAGGTCAAAGGTATTGGCACTATGCACAAGTCCAACGCTGTACCCATTTTCTCCGACGAAGAAGCAGTTGAGATAAGTACAATGCGACGTTAAAAGGAGATGACTTGGCAAAGGATGATATAATTGAAATGACCGGAGTAGTAGACGAAGTTCTACCAAACGCTATGTTTCGCGTAATACTAGAAAATGGACACAAAATTACTGCCACAATCGGCGGTAGATTAAGACAGCATAATATACGCATATTATTAGGTGATAGTGTAAATGTAGAAATGAGCACATATGACCTAAGCCGTGGGCGAGTGGTATACCGCAACAAATAAGTACGGTATGCTAAAACATAAAAAGTTAGGGGTAATTTTTATTGACTGCTGGGACCAACATTGGAATTGGCAAAACCCAGGTGCTCCGCATAATAATTTTTATCACAATATGATAGACACATTGTCTGAATATGATATAGACAGTTATGTATTTCATAATACTTTTTTAAGTTTAAAATATGTCACTCCCGACGTTGTAAATTATTTCAAAGAATTTGTCAACAACGAACCCAGTGATTCCAACAAACGCCAGGCTGTTATTGACCTACTGAGTGCCACCGGTACTGAACGATTGACCCCTGAATTACACACCTTATACGAAAATAACAAAAGCATTTATATACCCACATTCAACGGATTTCAACAATGGGTACAAACATCTGGCATTGGTAGATGGATTGTGGTAGGTGCTCATTGGGGCATTTGTACCCACACAAAACCGTTGGGGTTTGAAAACTTGCTCATTTATAAAAAACAATCTCCGGGTATAAAAATTTTTAGTATTCCCAGTTGCACAGCAAAATGGACCGACGGTCCCGACAGTGGGGTTACAATTTGCAGTGATATTGACTATGCACAGGACCATTTAAAATGGCAAAAGGTCGGTGATAATTTACAAGAATTAATATTATAAATAGTATTATGAACGATATTAGACAAACCTTAGATCTACTAGAAGCAAAAGAAAAAGGCAAACTAGAGCAAATCAAACTGCCCTACAGTCGTACTGCTTTGGCTCCTGTTATGAGTTCAGCTGAAATAGACTTGCACTATGGTAAACTATACAAAGGCTATGTGGATCGTTACAACAAGGGTGAAGGTGACGCCAAGTTTAACGAAGCCGGGGCATACTTACACAGTATATTTTTTAGCCAATTCAAACATCCGGGTAGCCAAAAACCACACGGACGTATTGCCGACATCATCAATTATCATCACACAAACTTTGTAGATTTCAAAAAGTCCTTTATCGAAGAAGCAATGAAAGTACAAGGGTCGGGTTGGATTTATCTCAGCAAGAGCGGTCAGATCAAAACCATTCGCAATCACGCTGTACGTTCAGATATAGCACTATTGATTGATATGTGGGAACACGCTTATCAAAACGATTACGGTTCAAACAAGAAAAAATATTTAGAAAACATTTGGCGTATCATTGACTGGAGCGCCGTTAACAGAAGATTATGATAACAATTACAGATTCAGCCGTAGCAAAATTACGAGACATACTGGCAGAAGAATCCAATCCTGATCTTAAACTTCGTGTTTTTGTTCAAGGTGGCGGTTGTTCGGGTATGCAGTACGGATTTACCTTGGACGAAACAGTCAACGAAGATGACTTTGATCTTGACATTGACAATATACACGTACTGGTAGATTCGATGAGCGGTAGCTATCTACAAGGTGCCGAGATTGACTACCGAGAAGACCAATACGGCTCACAATTCAGCATCAAAAACCCCAACGCAGTCACCACCTGCGGTTGCGGATCTAGTTTTAGTCCGGGATAATATACCCACATAATTCCTGTGCAAACCTGGCTTTAGCCAATTCCGATAAATAACAGTATTACTCGGGATTATAGTTATGGCATTATGGACAGGGGCAATTCAAAAAGTTAATGAAGGTTTTGCGGCCAACGACGGCTCTGGCGATACCATTCGTGCGGCGTTTATTAAAACCGACACCAGCTTTGCAGCAATCAATAGCTTTTTAAGCGCAACAACACAGGATTTTCTCAATGCCAATGTTAGTGGTCTATTGCAGTCCAACATTGGATCTTTTGTAAACGTAAACACTATCAACTTTGTTGCAACCACGGCCAACATCGCACACATCAATGGTTTGTTGGGATTGACAGTGGGTGGAGATGTTACAGTTACCGGTAACGTAACAGCTACCAATACTGTTTCAGCCACAACACTGACTGCCAACACACTACAAGCTGCCACACTTGGCTCCAACATTGGCCTAAACAATTACAGCATTGTCGGCAACGGAAATGTTGCAATCACCGGCACAGTAGGTGCTACCAATGTTGTCAGCACCAATGCCACAGTAAACGGCACAGCCACAGTACAAAATTTAACAGTACAAGGCAACTTGGTAGCCAACGCTGGTTTGGTTGTTACTTCTTCTATTGTGCCAAGCGGAAACTTACAATACGACCTAGGCAGCCCTACAAACTTTTTCCGTAATGTTTATTCTGCAGGCCTGGTAGAAGTCAACACAGTTGTATTAAACAACAACAATAACATATTGAGATTGCACTCAAATATACCGGTTGGTGACGTCAAAGACGTTGGTATTTTGGGCGAGTTTAACAAAAACAGTACCAACAGTTTTGCTTATTTTGGTTACCAATATTCAACTGACAATTTTGTTTACAAGATTACCCCAACCGACGCCACTGTGGGTTCGGGCATAGTCAGCGACGGAGTATACGGTAACGCACAATTTGGCAGTTTGTTTCTAAGCAACAACACAGCCGGTGGCAATACTTTGGTTGTCAACAGCGGTGCCGCGATTGCTGGCAATGCCTACAGCGCAAACTTTGTTGGCAATTTGGTTGGTAACTTGACCAGCGGTGCAGCCACTGTTGGCGCACTCACTGTCAACACAGTCACAGCCGGCAACGTAACTGCCAACTATCATCTTGGCAACATTGTTTCATCTGTTGCCAACATTACTAATATAAATGCCAATACTGTCAATGCAACTGGTAACATTTCGTCCAGTTACTATCTTGGCAATATTGTTTCATCTGTTGCCACTGTTGCAAACCTAACAGTTGGCTCAGTGGTTGGCAATTTGGCTGTCAACGGAATCATTTCCAGCACTGGCGACGCAACTGTCACCGGCAATGTGGTTGCTGGCAATCGTTTGGTTGGTAATATTACCAGTACCGCTGCCAACGTTTCAACATTGACAGTTGGTAGTGTCAGTGGCAATTTGTCAGTAACTGGCAACGTGACCAGTGGTGGTTTCCAAGTATTGACCATTAACAATTTTTCACAGTATCTGCCAGCTTTGAACAATGCTACCAACGTTGTTGGCGACAGTTACTTTACCGGTAATATGACGGTCAGCGGCATTGCTGGATTTAAAACAGCCAGCAACATTTATGCTGGCTACGGATCCGGTGCTCCATTTGGATTCTACGGTAACCTATACGGACTGGTTACCAATCCAGTACAGACTGGTATTACCACAGTTGGTACTCTTGGTAATTTGTCAATCACTGGCACAACTACCACTGGCACATTGAATGTCAACACTCTTAATGTACAAACTGGTGCAACTATAAGCGGCGCATTGTCGGCAGGTACTACTACAGTTGCTGGTTTAAGTGCTAGTTCATTGACTGTCTCGGGCAACACCACCGTAAATAATCTTGCTGTTACCGGAACAATCAGTACCGGAACCACTATTAGTGCCAGTGCAACCAGCAATTCCTTAACCAGTGGCAATATTACAGTAACTGGCAACGTAACCAGTAACAATGCCAGTGTTACCAATACCATAAGCACCAACAACATTGCAGTCACCAGCAACGTAACTGCTGGTAACGTGGTGGCCACAGCAATTTATTCTAATGGATATCGATTTGCTAACGGTGCGGCGTTTGTATCTACTACACTGGCCAATACCGCAGAGATTACAGCCAACATAGCCAGTGGTGCCAATGCTGGATTCAATTTGGTTGCTTCGGGTGTCTCGGCAGGCACATATGGTTCATCTACCACAGTACCTGTGATTGCCGTTGATGCCAAAGGGCGCATTACTTCCGCAACCACTGCCAGCATTGCTGGCTCATTGACCTTTACTGGTGATGCAACTGGTTCAGGCAATGTGGGCGGTTCAACAGCGTTGACCTTGGCTGCCTCAGGTGTCACAGCAGGCACATATGGTTCGGCTACCAGTATTCCAACCATTGCAGTTGACGCCAAAGGCCGTATTACTAGCGTAACTACCAATACTGTCAGCAGTACGTTGAACATTGCTGGCACTACAGGAACTGGCTCAGTTGGTTTATTAACCGGTACCTTGACAGTAACTGGCGCCACCGGCGTGTCGGTAGCGGCCTCGGGCAGCACTCTTACTGTTAGTCCACCACAGGACTTACGTGCAACTGCTACACCAACATTTAATGGCCTGGTTACCACAAGTCATACTAGCACCAGTTTAACCGCTACCAACATCAACATTGTTACCAGCATTGTTCCAACTGTCAATAACACAGTTAATATTGGCGGCAGTGGCAGTAACTTTGCCACAGTATATGCACAAACATTCAGTGGTACAGCAACCACAGCCAACTATGCTGACTTGGCAGAAATTTATGCAGCCGATGCCGAGTATGCACCGGGTACTGTTGTGATATTTGGTGGCGATAAAGAAATCACAACCACTACACAATTCGCTGACGTTGCAGTGGCTGGTGCAATATCCACCGATCCTGCTTACCTGATGAATAATGCAGCGGAAGGTTTACCTGTTGCCTTGCGTGGACGTGTTCCTGTGCAAGTGGTTGGACCAGTACGCAAAGGCGACCTGTTGGTAACAGCCGGTGCCACGCCAGGTTACGCTGTCAGCGTGGGTCGTAGCACAGACTATCCGTTGGCAGTATTTGCCAAGGCATTGGAAACCAATCCGGCTGAAGGCGCAAAAACGATTGAAGCGGTAATTATATAATATGGCACTAACTTGGGTAACACCACCGGGGTCTCTTGCTAATTTTTTAATTGGCTATCCATCTGAAATTCACGTGCTAGCCACTGATGCATTAAACCCAGGCACATCATTGACTTATACCGTAATATCAGGTACATTGCCACCTGGTATGACAATGGATGCGACCGGATATATTTCTGGAACCCCTGAATACAGTACTGCATCAAACAATTTGTTTACAAAACTGCCGTACGCATTTGTTGTTAGAGCCAGCGATGGTGCAGGCAATATACTTGATGGTGGTTTTACTATCATTATTTCCAACACGTTCAACAATAATTTTTACTGGGTAACACCGGCAGGTTCGTTGGGTACCATTCCCAACGGAGAATTTTATTCATTGCCTTTGCAGGCCATTGACGTACATAATCGCACAGTGACTTACAGTTTTATTTCAGGTGAATTACCTCCTGGAATGCAAGTGGTGGCCACAGGGTCATTACAGGGCGTTCCAACCTTGACCAGTGCTACACAAGTTAACGACAGTCAAAACTTTCGTTTTACCATACGTGCAACCAATGCCAATGGCAACATTAGCGATCAAGCATTTGATATCACTGTCACCAATGTGTTTGGTCCAGTTATTGAGCCGGCCACTTCTTTCTTGGGCAGTTTCTTCGACGGCAGTTATTATAAACAACAGTTGTCGGTCAATGAATTAAACACCAATGTAAACATCAACTGGAGTCTGGTACAAGGCGAATTGCCAGTGGGTTTAACATTGGATTCCAACGGGTTGATCAGCGGCTACATACATCCTGTACAAATAATTGGATCGTATGGGCCAGCAAATTATGACAGTTATGTGGTTGATCCAGCTAGCAATACCATCACACAACGAGCACTATACGACGGCGGACCTTACGAATTCAATCAGGTCAATCAAAACTTAGCATACAATTTTACCATTCAAGCATTTGATGGTGCCAACTATGACATACAGTCATACACTATCAACATCATCAGTCGCGGCGGATTTACCGCTGACAGTACTGTTACTGTGGACAACGATCTTATCAGTATTGACTCTACCAACATTTATGCTCCAGTGTTGCTAAACACCAGTAAAAATTTACCTGTGGCTCGTCAAGACAGTTACTACGCATTTAAATTTGATGGTATTGATTTCCAAGACGACACCCTAACTTATAATATTGCCAATGTGACAGGAACCTATGATTCATATGTGACTGGCATTGATGAAGGATTTGACTACGCACCATTTGACAGTTTTACTGGTGGTGCTGGTACATCAAACTTGCCTGGAGTTATATTGGATGCACAGTCTGGTTGGTTATATGGCAAGGTTAGCCCACAGAACACCAGTATACAAACATACACATTTGGTGTATATGTAAGCAAAGTAAGAAACACTGTGGTGTGGACCAGCCCCACTGTGTTTTTTAATTTTTCAGTCCTAGGCGACGTAAACAATGTGGTCAAATGGATTACGCCCAGTGACCTAGGAACCATCAACAACGGCGCAACCAGCGAATTGTATTTGGAAGCCAAGAGTGTGTTGAACAAGCCGTTGATGTATCGATTGTACGATGGCGCCGGTGTTTCTTGTCATTTGCCACAGGGTTTAAAATTGTTACCTTCGGGAGAAATCAGTGGACGAGTCAGCTTTGAATTGTTTACTGTGGACAATTACCAAACCACATTTGACAAAAATTCAATGTCGTTTGATCGCAAGTACGAGTTTACAGTGATTGCCGAAACCGACGACGGTACTGCCGAATCTATACAACAATTCAGTCTCACTGTAAGCGAAGTAGACAAAAAGCCTTACGAGAATTTATATCTCAAAGCAATGCCAGCTTTGGATCAAAGAAAAATTTATACCAGTGTAATTTCAGATCCTGAAATTTTTAATCCTGCGTTGATCTATAGACCAACTGATCCATACTATGGTGTTAAGACCGATATTGAAATGTTGTTTATGTCAGGATTGAATCCGTCATCGTTGAATCAATACGAAACAGCAATGATCAGAAACCATTATACCAAACGTTACAATTTTGGCGATATAAAAACTGCTGTGGTGTTGGACGACAATTTTAAAGTCAAATATGAGGTGGTTTATATAGACCTAATTGACCCTGAAGAAGATGCCAACGGAAATGGTCCACCATTGGAGATTGATCAAAATGGCCTGACCATTTATCCAAATACCAGTGCTGATATGGTTCAGCGGATTGCCAGCGGCTTGGGTTACAATGATCAAAGCACACTACCAACTTGGATGACCAGCAATCAACCCGATCCTACAAACGCCAGCAAGTTTAAAACACCACTGGGATATACCAAAGCTGTGGTAATGGCCTACACCAAACCAGGTGCAAGTAGTTTGATAGCTTATAGATTACGAAACACAGGAATCAATTTTAATCGAATAGAATTTGCTGTGAATCGCTATCAACTTGACAACTATTACAGCACATACTATGACATCAACAGTGGCAACTATGTACGTATGCCTCAAACTACCTTTGACAATCAAGCAGTCAACAACATTGGTCAAATTATAGCAACGGTAGACTACGGAGTTACTGTACCTTTCAGTGAAATCAATGGAAGACCTGTGGATTATATCAATGCCAACGGCGGCATTGATGGATCAACCGCCTATCGCAATGGTGAACGATTGATTTTTGTCAAACAAGAGAATTTTAGACAAAACTTGCCGTATTCGGGTTGGGTAGACTATACTGGAGTTTATCTGGGCGATGATGTCACCACATCAGCCGTTGAAGGATACGATGACACTCCTTACGATCCTTATCACGTTGTACCAGGCTATTTAGAAAAGAATCAAAATATTGCCAGTGCCACTGTAATTGCTACACAGTCAAACGCTGCGGCCAATAATCTCACTGTGGACAGCACCGAAGGATTAGTTGTAGGTACTGGTATTGTGTTCACCGGCGTTATGTTTGGCGGATTGGTCAACGGTACCACTTATTACATTGCCAGTGTTGTAGATCATACTCACATTACCTTAAGCACGACCGGCGACTTGAAAAATATTGTTGCGTTTCCTAATGCTGCTGGACAAATGATTGGTAAAAATTATGTTAACCAACGCGGCGGTGTATGGCAAATCAACATCATTGACGGAATAGTAAATTTACAATTTGTACAGGAAATTGATGTAAATCAAAGAATACGTATTACCAAAGGCAGTACATATTCTGGGTCAATTGTGTATTACAGTCTTGATTTGAGTCCAGGACAAAGTGCTCCATTTTACACCATATACAATGTTAAACCAACGTCTACATCTACCAGAACCACATTCAACGGAGATACTACCAGATTCTTCAACTATAGAGATCAGTATTACAAGCCTGGTTCCCAGGATAAATATGTTGAATTCCCACAAATCGGAGTATTTAACTAATGGCATCACAGATTAATCCAACCAACATAGACATTACCTACCCAATTGCAGGGCAGGACAATGACACACAAGGATTTCGTACTAATTTTACGAATATTAAAAATAATTTTGCTACCGCTGCTTCTGAGATTAGCCAACTACAGGCCAATTCTTCTGTTTCGGTCACTACTACACATATTCCATCCAGCAACAGCGCCGTTGGTGTACCGGGTACAATAGCATACAGCACATCGTATTTGTATGTTTGTATAGCCACAGATACTTGGTTACGTGCTAACCTGGCAACTTGGAGTGGGCCCGGCGTCTAACACATAGGATAATCTAAATGTCATCAAATATCAATCCATACAACATTGACGGTACTTTTCCAGTAGCAGGACAGGACAACTCCAGTCAAGGTTTTCGTGACAACTTTACCAACATCAAAAATAACTTTGCCTTTGCACAGAGCGAAATTAACGATTTACAGTCTAAGGCTATTTTAACTTCTGCACTGAGTGGACAAACCATCAGCAACGATATGGCTGGTACACAAATTGTGCGCCCACAACTACGTGCTTGGACCGAAGCCTATTTGGATTTGGGTTTAATCAGCACCGGTGTTGCATCGTTGGATTTTACACAGGCTTCGGTATACAAATTTGAAACTGGTGGTCCAGTGGTCATTTCTTTTCCAACTGGTACTTGGCCTGCGGTAACCGGTCAAGGTGCCTTGGGTTATGGATCTTTGCGACTATGGGTTACAGTAACTGACACAGCTCACACTATCACATTGCCGGCCAGCGTTACCATTGGTGCCAACGATCTTGTTGGGTACAATGCCGCAACACACACTATCAGTTTTTCTGCAACCGGCACTTATGTTTACGATTTCAGCAGTACCGACAATGCCACCAATTTCCTAATTGATGATCCTGTTCGCGGACGTCGTGCTGTACGTGACAATTTAACTATAAGTGGTAATTTGACAGTGGGCAGAAATACTGTGATATCTAACAGTTACATACCAACCAGTTCAAATAGTGCTGGCACCACAGGACAAATCAGTTACGACAGTAGCCACGTTTATATTTGCGTTGGTACAAACAACTGGTTACGAGCCAATCTCACTGCATTCTAAAAATCATTTGACTTTGTCCAAAAGTTCACGTATACTTGAACAAAGGAAACTGTTATGAGTCATCCACTTGCTCCAGATTTAAGTAAATTAACTATTGATGAGTTAAACGCCAAATATGGCGACTTGCTCAAACGTGTGACCTACGCTTATAGGATCGGTAACCCAGATATGGTACAACAGCTGCAAATGCTGATGGAAGACTATCGTATGGAACTGGATAATCGCAATCGTAAAGCCCTGGAAGAAATGGAAAAAAATTCCAAAAACTTTAAAAACATTATTGATATTCAATGAAGTATGACAAGTATGGTCAGGCATATACCACAGAGTTGGAACTGTCGGATATGCTTTACCTAGATCCTGAACTAGACTTATCTAGATTCCAAGTTGCCGACCAACCAGGAATGTATAACGAATCGGTGCATAAAACCTACGCTGATTTTCCGTTGGTAAAGCCCTATGTGCCAATAGATGCTCGAGAGGATGTTCCAGTAGAACTGTTTGATTGGAGTCAGCAACAACGCTGGCGTATGCCAGAAGAATACCATACTATGGACATAGCACAGTGGGTCCTAGATCAATGTCAGACAGAGCCAGAACTGCAACGTGTGGGCCAAGAATTATTGCTGTATCAAGAACGTGAGCTGTTTGGACTACTGCGTTACCTCAAGTATTTTGTAGACACTATGCGAGCCAATGGTGTGCTATGGGGTCTGGGTCGTGGATCCAGTACAGCCAGTTATGTGTTGTACCTGATTGGAGTTCACCGGATCAACAGCCTGTATTATGATCTTCCGATTGAAGAATTTTTGAAGTAAACTACCCACATTATAAATACCTACAACAAGGAGACATCTAATGTCAAGAGTATACAAATCAGCCCGTGGTAAAATGATAGATATGGATGCTGTAAAACTATCCAACGAACAATCTATTGCTGTTGGCAATATGAAAGTGAATGCTCGCGGTGACAAACTAGGCCCCGGCGGTCGTGTTGCAACTGGACGCAATCAAATCATGGACCAGGTCTACTCGGTAAATACTAGCAGTAGCAATACCGGATACAGTCCCAATGATCCAGAAGTTTACGCAGAAAGACAAGCACAAATGGACCAAACCAAAGCAAAAAAATTGCACGACTTAGCCAATAATTTGGTTGAAACTGTGCCAGAAGAACAGGCAGTACCAAATGCCGCAGCCCAGGCCAATCCAGCAGTCGACGGAACAGCATCAACTCGCGGCAGCTTGGCCAGTAGTGTTGCAAAAACCACAGTGGTTACACAAAAGCCAATGGAAGATCCACGTAAACCAAAAGGTCCCACAAGAATTTAATTATGTTTAAACCGATCCAAGTAGACAGCCTACGAGCACTGAATGATCACGTGTTGGTAGCTGATATGAATTTCAAAGAACGTAAACTAAGCAGTGGTATTTACTTGCTCAACGACGATGGCCGCGGTGCTGGTATTCGACCACGGTGGGCCAAAGTGTATGCTACCGGTCCTGAACAACAGGACATCACAGTTGGGCAATGGATTTTAGTTGCTCACGGACGTTGGACCAGGGGCATCACCATTGAAGATCCCACCGGCGAAGTAACAATCCGTCGAGTTGACCCAAACGACATCTTATTGGTATCCGACACCGACCCAGGTGGCGACGATACTGTGTCTGACGCTACTCAAATCGACAGCAAAACTCGCTGGTAAATGGGATTCCAAAAACCCAATCTGCACCCTGCCAAATTTGCCATAATGAAAAGTTTGGCAGAAATTTCTAGTTCCTACAACGACGGTTTCACCGCTTTCACTTGCAAACAAGATCTTTATATGTTAAAATGTTGGTTAGAAGATGAATATAATCGTTTGCCAACATTTGCCGGGGAAGAACAATGGGAACAGGATCGAGTCGTACAAATACTCAAGCAGTAGCCAGAATCAAACAACCACCAAAATGCAGCATTTGCCGACAGATTATTACAGATACCTGTACCTGGCGCCAAGGGCGTTGCCCACACGTACCAAGTATGATTGATCAAATTTTGGCCAATCCATACAAATCACGTTTTTACAACTTAATCAAATTTTTTAAAAGGAAATCAAAATGAAAAATATCAACGATCTTAAACACGACCACCACTTTCAGGTCAGCGCAGTAAAAAGCGCATTCCGTTTAATTGCCTGCGGTGCTGTAATCCTAGCCGGAGTAGATGCACTAGGTGTGGCAGCGTTTTTGTTTGCTTTTGCTGAATTATTGGGCGTAGGCGAAGAGCTAGTATGAGAAATCTCAAACTAGTTGATGCAGTTATCCAACTACACGATATTGCTCGACTGGTACTAGAAGAAGCCGAGGATCGGGTACTACACGATGCACTGAGAAAATGTGCAGATCGGTTACACAAGCACTCGATTGCCGACGACAAAGCCAATACAATAGCACAAGAACTTATTAAACAGGTAAAAGAATGAAAGAACTCTGGACAGAAAAATATCGCCCCAAGACTGTGGGTGATTATGTATTCACTGATGCCAATCAACGTGAACAGGTAGATGCTTGGATTCGCGATGGTGCTATTCCGCATATCTTGTTGAGCGGATCGCCTGGCACGGGCAAAACTACACTGGCAAAGGTCCTGATCAATGAACTGGGAATCGAAGAATACGACACCTTACACATCAACGCTTCAAGAGATAACGGAGTCGACTTTATTAAAACCCGAGTGGAAGGCTTTGTTAGTACAATGCCATTTGGTGCGTTCAAAGTGGTCCTTCTTGACGAAGCCGACTACCTAACACACAATGCTCAGGCTATTATGCGTGGACTTATGGAAACGTATCAAGAGTCGGCACGTTTTATCTTGACCTGTAATATGCCACACAAGATTATTCCAGCACTACACAGTCGTTGTCAAGGGTTCCACATTGACAAATCGGATGTGACAGAGTTTACAGCACGTGCGGCCACAGTATTGGTCACTGAAGACGTGACATTTGAATTAGATACACTTGACAGCTATGTCAAAGCCACATACCCAGACTTACGCAAGTGTTTGAACCTGTTGCAGGCCAATAGTACTACGGGTACACTATCTACTCCCGGCGAAAACGATCGCGGAGTCAAAGACTGGAAACTGGATGCTGTTACACTATTCAAAGCTGGCAAGATTTTAGATGCACGTAAGGTAATCTGCGCTCAGGCCGGCAGTGAAGAAATGGATGAACTGTTTCGCTGGATGTATGACAATTTAGAACTATGGAGTCGTGACCCAGCCGGTCAAGACGAAGCAATCTTGGTTATCCGTAAAGGATTGGTCAACCACCCAATGTGTGCTGACCCCGAAATCAACTTGTCGGCCACTCTCATTGAATTGACACAAATAGGAAACGAATGAAAATCAAAGACATACACTTAATTGCATTTTATGTGCAAAAGCCACGCCCGGGTGTGCAGACACAAATTGCCGGTTGGACAAAAGATCCCAACAATTTCCAATACGATGAACGTGTAGAATTTACCAAAGGTTTGTCTGGCAAGGATCGTCAGTATGCCGGTGTTATTCTAAACCTCAACACCAAGACTGTGGTCTACAACAAGTTCGGCAAGGAAAAAACATTTGATGATCTGTTTAAATATTTCCTAGAAGCCTACACACAACAAGTTGGTACTGTTATGGCACAACTTGATGTGGATTATCTAAAACAGTTTATTCCCGAAGATGAACCCGCAGTAGAGGAAGCTCCAGTTGAAGAAACTAAAGCTGAGTGAAACCGGTGACCGCGGTTGGTTTATTGGCGACTTTCCCAAGTCTGTATTGACAACAGATTTGTTTGAAGTTTGCTTTCAGACCAACGCTGCTGGCACCAGTTATCCACGTCACTACCATCGAGAAATTACCGAAGTACAGTTGATCACTCGAGGCTGTATGGTGCTCAACGGCGAAGAATATCGTGCTGGTGACATCTGTGTTATCGAACCCGGTGATATCAATGAAGCCTATTACACCGAAGATACCGATACTGTTGCCGTCAAAGCGCCCAGTCGACCGCAGGATAAATATCTAGTATGAGTATGTTTGATATGTATCGCACCAAAAAGAAACCCAAGGTCGTGGACCCAAATGCACCACCACGTCCCAACTTGCTGAATCACGAAAAACGACTCAAAGAAGCCACTGGCACACTGGAGCAAGTACAGCAAGAAAATCACGAATTGCGCCGCAGAATCGACTCGTTAGAAGGCAAAATGATCACACAAAACGCCTATCTAAGCCAATTACACCAGTATATATCAAGGCTCAAACGCGGTTGACCGATAAATTCCGAAATGCTATAATACAGTATGAAATCGGATAACAGTCAACCAAAAATGAAAAAACAAAATCGTTACCCCACAACCCAGGCATTAATGGCCGCTGTGGCCGCCTACGAATTCAACAATCGCACCGTTGTACGTGAAACTGTCACGGTTGATGGAGTAGAAACTCGTTCCAATCGTCAACTTATTTTGGACAGCCTAAACGGCACATTTGTCCACAATGAGTTTTATCAAAAGCAAGCAGAATCAATTATCACGTATCTGCAACAAACAGGCCTGATGCAAACACTTGCAAATGGCAAAACAGATCCGTTCATTGGCAATATCATTGGCCTGTTGACAGAACAAGAAATCAATTATCGTGACCTGGGCCTGTTGGCCTGGGCACCCAAAGTGGCCGATGACTATCAACGCAAAGACGCAGTACGTGAAATCAGTGCTCGTTATGAAAGCGGTAGTCGCTATATTGGCAAGATAGGCGATAAAATTTTAACCCAATTTACCTTGATTGAAAGTCGTTTCGTACACACGCTCGAGTGCTATGCGGTATACGGACACGACGAATACAATAACCTGATATTTTATTGGGCCAAGGATCAAAAGAAAGTGGTCACCAGCGGTCGTATACAAGGTCGTGTCAAAGCACAGCAACTGGACCACCGCCACGGTGATGCACGTGTTACCACATTAAATTATGTAAAGGCAGTATGAAAGAAAGTACTATATTAGTAGATGCAGATGGTGTATTGCTCAATTGGGAATATGCTTTTGAAATTTGGATGGAGCAACACGGGTTTGAACAAATACCCGGTGGCAACTTGGACTACGACATTGGCAAGCGTTATGGTATCAGTCGTGAGCAAACCACACGATTGATCAAGATGTTTAACGAAAGTGCTGCCATTGGATTTATTCCACCACTACGTGATGCTATGCACTATGTAGAAAAATTGCACCGGGAACACGGATATGTGTTCCATTGCATCACCAGTGTAAGCTCAGACCCCAATGCTATCAAATTGCGTGAAATGAACCTGCGCAAGTTGTTTGGCAAAACAGTATTTCAAAAGATTGTGTGCTTGGATACCGGTGCCGACAAAGATGAAGCTCTGTATCCGTATAGAGACACCGGATGCTGGTGGATCGAAGACAAGCCACAGAATGCTGTGACCGGCGCCGAGCTGGGACTCAACAGCTTATTGATGGAACACGGTCATAATATGAACTATTATCACGACCACGTTCGCACCGTTAAAAACTGGGAAGAAGTTTACCGAATAATTGTTGGTTAAACTTCCTTGTAAATCTTTAGAATCTCAAGAACAGCCGGGTGGCGTTGTATGTCTCGGTGATCAAAATCAATACCGGAGACGTATTTACAACTGCTATAGTCATCTACTAAGCGTTGGAAATTGAGAAGACCGTTGTTGTCTTCCCGTCTGTCTGCTTGTCGAGTGTCACCAGTTACGATCATTTTACTGCCTTCGCCTAATCGCGTGAGTAACATTTTCATCTGACTTGGGGTCGCGTTTTGCATTTCGTCTGCAATAATCCACGAATTTTTAAATGTTCTACCTCTCATATATGCCAGTGGAGAAATCTCAATCTGGTTGTCATCTAGCATACGTGCAATTTCGCTTTGGCGATAGTATTCACCGACGATGTCAAAAATAGGACGGGTCCACGGAGCCATCTTTTCATTTAGATCGCCTGGTAAAAATCCGTGTTCCTCATCATCGACACCTACGGCTGGTCGAGTTATTACTATACGCTCACAGGTTCCTGCTCTAAACGCTCGGAGTGCGGCCAATACGGCCAACATAGTTTTACCTGTACCAGCTGGGCCGGTTGCAAAAACTATTAGTTTGCTTGGATCTGTTAAGAGGTCAATATAGGTTTCTTGTTTGAGACTTTTTGGGAGAAGTGTTATTGGACGTTGTTGCTGTGGTGCCTTTCGGAAAGTGTCCAATACCACGGTGTTGTTGCTTTTAAAATTGTTGCCATTACTGCTGATACTGCTGTCATTTACTAATAGGGCCGAAGCTCTTTTCTGACGTTTGGACAATGTTGCCTCCATTGAGTGTAGTAGTGTCGTGCTACCTACACAAATATTTAGGTACTATTGTCCGGGCCAAAAACTACTTGTTTATTGTTTACGTAGGAAGATAAGTATTAGACGGACCTGAATTATGAATCCATTCTGCGTAAATTCTGTTGTTGCTATCCCAATCCATTTCACCAATTCTGTAATTAAATAATTGACTCAGTCGCACGTGTTCGTCAAACGACCAGTCGTAGAATGGAATATGTTCACATTCGGCATTGCCGTGATCGGCCCGCCCTGGATTGCAACGCCAGTAGATTCTGGTATCACGTGTGCGCAGTATTTTGGTTAACAAATTGATTTGATGTTCAATATCTTCTCTTGTGCCAAAGTTGATACTGCCCAAACAAAAGGCCACGTTGAATCGCTGTATAATTCCCCGAGACACAAATTCTTCCAAACTACATTGATAATCAGCTTCAGCAAAAGCCGGATCAATTCCAACCAAATTTGGTATATGCCCACGAAATGGGTTAACGCCGCAACCAACGTCGATCACTGTTTCTCCGGCATTGATTTTTTCAATTAAGCGTTCGCCAGTGTATTGGTACTGTCCGATGGAACGATTTCTTTGGCGCCAGGCGCCAGCGAAATAAGTATTAAGAGCTTGTTGATCGATTGTCATATTACTATTTAATGAATACCATTCTTGATTATAAAATTATCTTGATCCTTTTTCATCCACTGACCGGAGGTAATCACCTGGCCAATTTGATTTCTACTTCGGCCCGAGTAGCAAATCGGGTGCAACATCCTGATTATCTTGCATATATGCTAGAACAATATTCTATTGATAGAAAAACATTTCACGTGACAGAAATTGATAACTGCGGCATACAAAACATTGCAAAAACGATAGAAACAGTAACAAATTCAACCTTACCATATGTTTTGGCCGGGCATATTGACGAAGCTTATCGAGTTGAACAGAAAGTACAATCTTTGGGCCCTATCAAGTATATAAGATTGCACGATTTTATTTTGCCCAACATAGTTAAACAAAAAATTGATATTCCGGATTTGTTGTCTTGGTTGTACAGCGACGAAATAGTGGACAAACTATTTGACACCAACGATACTGTGGACATAAGTTTAACCAATTTGTTTTCAAATGACATTGCTCCGGTTGTTAATAAACTGAATAACGTGTTACAATTAGACCTAGATTTGGCATTTTGCCAACAACTTCATGATCTTTGGTTACCAGTGGTATCGCAAAGAATGCAAACAAACAAAATAAAGGCTCTACGCATATGAAACGTTTTTTAGCTTTGCTGTTATTATTACCTGTTGTTGCCTTGGCTTGGCAACCCGAACGGTCTGTTATATCCGTTGTTGGATTTGCTCCTGGAGCCGGCAACGAGCTGGCGTTTAGGCAAGCCAGTGCTATTGTTACAAAAAACAATCCTAAAATCTCTTTTGTAATAGAAAATCGACCCGGTGCCGATTCGGTGGTGGCGCAAAATCATATGTTAACCGCCCCTCCTGATGGTTATACCTTAAGTATACCCAGTCATATGAGTTTGTTTGTAACCAACGATATATGGCAACGAGACATTAAAAAGTTTCAGTACAACAGTTTTGTCAATGTAGTTACCTTGGGTAAAAGCCCGTTGGCTGTTGTAACAACTGCAAAAAGTGTAATTGCCACCCCAGAAGAATTCACAGCACTATTAACCATGGGCTATCGTCCAGTCAATATAGCCATTGGTGGCGGAGCACATCAAATGGCCTATGAATATATTATGTGGCGAGTCAACGGCAACCGCGAGCAGGTTAAAATGATTCGCTATCCCGGACCACTACAGGCTGTTACTGCTGTTGCTAGTGAGCAGACAGAGTTTGGAATTATGCCTATTGCTGTTGCTCGTCCTTTGATCGAAGCCGGCCGGGTTAAACTAATTGGCCTAACTACCAATAACACTATGGGCGGTATGCCTACTATGGCCCGTGCTGTACCTGGACTCAATGTGTCAGCCGGATGGATGATAAGTTTACCGCCCAATACACCCCGAGACATAGTCGACTGGTATCAACGAGAATTCAGTCGTGCTATCAAGAGCCGAGAGTATCAGGAATGGGCACGAGCCAACTATGTGTATACTGTCGACTCTGAACTAACATCAGCCGGTGTGCAACATTACGCAGAAGAATTACGCCGAACATTTGAACCAATAATTCCACACGTAAGTCGAGAACAATGAAATATATTTTTTTAGCAGGAGTACCAGGTTCTAAATGGTCCAGTGTTGCACGAAACATCTACTACAGCAACAGCATTGATCGTTCTGACTACAGTGAGGATAGAGTCTATTCACACTCGGCCAGCGGTAGCCTAGCGCCTATGCACGTGGGTGCTTACTGGGATCCAGGTATGGAGTTTGGCAACTGGTTTGATCGGTTAGACCAACACAGCCAATTGGAATGCGAAGCAGAATTTGATAGGCCGTTTACAGGCACTGGTATACGTATTATCAAAAGCCACGTGTTTTGTTATTACCTGAATTTTTTAAAACGCACCTGGCCTGATTGCCCGGTTGTATTGGTACACCGCGGTGATGATGCTAGCCTGGGCTGGTGGGTCAAGTGTGGGCATTTCGATATCAAATATCCCAACTACAAGCCCTACTACAAAGATTTAAAAAATATGGCTGTGGAAATAGCCCGACAAAACGCTGCAATGCGACCGCAATGGGAACACGCCAGTTTTGTACACAACAACTTGGACCTTTGTGAGCAACTGGGCATTGAGCCACCGCCCGCCGAATACCGACAGAACTACGCAGAACATAAAATACGAGTAAAAATACTATGAGCAATATACCTGAAATAGATTGGAAGGGCAGTCGTTGGAAAGGCACCAAGGCCATGAGCCAATGGCACTTTGATACAACACGTCCGCCTGAACCCGGCGTCGACAGTTTTACCTATGTTGGCAGATTTGAAGCTGATTTTACCGAAGCCATTGCACAAGGTCTAGTATTGGTCAAACCGACCAGCTGGGCTGACCGTAACAAATACAAAATCAAAGAAGAATTGTATACTGCCAGTGCCGAAGAAGCAGACTTGATACGTGCTGGCGCTGACCCCAAGATGGAAATTTACAGTCGTAGCAACGCTGGACACATTGGAAAATTTGCCTTGATCGCTGGGCACCTGGGTATGTCCAAATGCGACATCAACTTTCACAACCAAACCACAGGTCAAATGTTGGTCACACACATCGATAACTTTCCCGGTAATCACAGCAGACAAAATTCATTCAAGGTTACCAAATTTGATCAAAACCCCGAGCTGATCAGACGTTTTGTTATTATGTTGGCTGACTGGCAGTTGGGACAAGTGTTTCAATTGGGCAATGCTATGTGGACACAATGGCGAGCCGGTGATTGCATCACGTGGGAATGGCAAGATATTCCACACGCCACTTGCAATATGGGTTGGTGGGATAGACCTATGTTGCAGGTCACAGGAAATGTTACTGAAGCCACCAAAAAAATATTGGCCAATGCCGGACCCAATCAAATAATCACACTATGATAAAACGATCAATTACCAAATTTAACAATGTAAATCTAGAGGAAAATCCCAATCTAGGTTATTACACAGTGGGCGACAGCGTGTACTTCACCAAGGTACAGGCCTTGATTGAAGGTACCCGTACCAATCAATTTCCTACCTGGAACTTCAACAACGATGTGTATGGAAAAATGTCCTGGACCCAGGAACCCGAAGTTGGACTGCTGGATTTGTATCGTATGCGAGCACAACAACTGCGTGACAAATACGACTACATAAGGATAGAATGTTCAGGCGGCAGTGACAGCACACAGGCCTTGTTTGCTTTTTTACTTAACGATATACACGTGGACGAAATAGTGTTTCGCTATCCCAAAGCTGGTGAAAAAAATATTCCAGTTGAAAGCAGCAATTATCGTTGTGAAAATACCTTGAGTGAAGCTGAACTGGCCACTAGACCTCTGCTGAACTGGGTGGCCACACATCATCCTCAAGTTAAAATTACTGTACACGATTACTCGGCTGATATGTTGGTCAACGAAGATAGAGATGAAAGTTGGGTATATAGTGCCAAAGAATTTTTACAGCCCGGGCACGTGACAAAATTTCCCAACTACCAAACCATTGAGCACAAACTGTTGGCTGATGCTGGCAAACGCATCTGTGTGTTGTACGGCATCGACAAACCCAAGATGTGTATTAGAGAAAATCATTGGTACTTGTATTTTATGGATTTTCAAGCCAACTATGCCAACCCCGATGTGGGCGACTACACCAATATTACCAACGAGTATTTTTTCTGGACTCCGGACTTGCCTGAAATCTCGGTCAAGCAAGCACACACTATTATGAACTGGTTCAACAAACCTGAAAATCGTCATATGCAATTCCTAGCACGTTGGCCCAATCACTCGGTGGCTCAACGTACCACGTATGAAAACCTCATCAAGCCCTTGATATATCCCGACTACGACCCTCTCACATTCCAGGTGGCCAAACCCAGCACAAACTTTTACAGTGAAATGGACTACTGGTTCTATGAAAATTTCAAGGATCACAAACTGTATCAAAGCTGGCAAGCTGGTATAAAATTTGTTGAAGGACAAATTGATCCCAAGTATTTTAACAAACAGTTTGGCCGTGTGGTCAGCTTTGTGGGTTTCTTGAGCCCGTTCTACTATCTCGGTGATGCGTTGGCTGACACTAATGCCAAGCAGACGTTTGCAGTACAAGTACACGATCGGTTTTGATGAGCAAAATAGAATTGACCAGTCACGCTGATGTGACATTTGAGCCCAACAAAAAGCTGGGTTATTATTTGTTGGGCGACAAAATCTACTACAACAAGTTTCAAGCCTTGTTGGACGAAGCACGTCAAACTGAACACACCGTCAAGTGGTTTTTCAATGATGTGGATTTTGCACGAGCTCGTTGGACCGAAGAGCCCGAAGAGGACATACGCGAACTGTATCGCCAACGTGCCCAACAACTACGCGACAAGTACGACTGGATACGGGTAGAAGCCTCGGGTGGTGCCGACTCAACCACTGCGGTGTTTGCATTCTTGCTCAACGGCATACACCTAGACGAAGTCATATTCCGCTATCCCAAGGCCGGTGAAAAAAACGTAGTTACTGGAGCCGGTGATCTCAGTTGCGAAAACACACTGAGCGAATGGCAATTTGCAGCCAAACCGTTGTTTGACTGGATTGCCACACATCATCCCAGTACCAAAATTACCTTTCACGACTACAGTGAAAATCTCCTAGCTGATGAGAATCACAGAGATGAATCGTGGATTTTCCGTACCAGACATTTTTTACAGCCTGGGCACTATACCAAGCATACCAATCTGTTGCCCGAGCATCAACGCATTGCTGATCAAGGACTGCGTATGTGTGTGCTGTACGGCACAGACAAGCCCAAGGTCTGTATCAAAGACAACAAGTTCTGGATTTACTTTGTTGATGCGCCCACAGGCGAAAACGATCCGTACTTTGGCCGATATACCAATATGACCAACGAGTATTTTTACTGGTCACCAGACGCCACTCGTATGCTGGCCAAGCAAGCACACCTGATCAAGCAGTGGGCCGAAATGCCGGCCAATCACAAAATGCAGAATCTGTTGCGTTGGCCCAACAACAGCTTTGCTACCAGAACAATGTACGAGCAATTTGTCAAAGCCATTATATACCCAGATTATGACAGCAACACTTTTCAAGTGGTAAAAAGTACCAACAACATCTACAACGAAATGGATCACTGGTTTCATACCAACTTCAAAGGCACACGCCTGTACGAAACCTGGGAAGCCGGCGTCAACTATTTGTTGACCAATGTTGGCGCACAGCACGTGGGAATCAAAAAAGGTGTGGCCACAGATCTTACAGTATTTCAAAGTGCCTTTTATTACATAGGCGAATGTGATATTCCTGTTGTCACCCCTTTGGTCAATCCCAAACCCGATAAAACTGCTACCTACAAGCACGTTTTGAACGGTAAATTATCAATTTATTAACACCGTCATAAATATCTATGCAACGCCGGTATATGCCGACGTCGGACTTAACATTGACGCCTAGGGTAGTGAAACCCTTTTACTAGTGTGATACACCTAGAACGCCGATTCCCGTAAGTAGCACACGCTACAAGCCTTAAACAAAAAAACTTTTGCAAAAGGTAATTTTTAAAATGAAAACAACAACAATTCGCTGGGTTATTGCTCACGAGCCGTTAGATCTATTCTTACGTGCCGCTAAGGATTTCCAAGACTATTTGAATGCAACACAATCTGTAGAAAAAATTGAAGTAGAAGTAATGACATTGGGCGAGTACTCTGCCAAGTACAAGAACGGTGCTCCTGTAACCAAACACGATCTATTAGATCTAATGGAATCAGGCGAAATCGAAATGAGCCAAATGTACACAACTTGGTTAGCTGAAAAGTATGACCACGATATGTTAGCTCTAGAAATGCCATTCTTGTTTGAAAACCACGACCACGCTACTCGCGTGTTAGAGGGTGAAGTTGGTGAGTTCTTGCTAGACAAGATCACCGAATCAGGCAACGTTCGTGGTATGGCTTTCACATACTCAGGCGGTTTCCGTAACGTATTAAGCAGCAAGAAAGTTGAATCACTAAAAGGATTAACTGGTGAAGATCAGAACTAATCGTAATCCGGTAGCTCAGGAAACTTTCAAGGCGTTGGGCGTTGATGCGTCCGACATACACATTTGCGAAATCGAAGATCTTGCACCACACATCAAAGCAGGTGAGTGTGATGCAGGCGAAGGAGTTTACAGCCGTGTTTATCCGTTGGGACAGGACGAAGTTACAGAATCTGTTATCGACAGCAAACACAGCTTGTTCTTGACTACCATGATTATCGGCGACAAATTTTTTAAAAGTTTGAGCCCAGAAGTACGTGCTATTATCAAAGAAGCAGCCATAGTAGCCGGGCGCAAAGAGCGTTTAAAAACAATTGAGGATGGCGAAGAAGCCAAAGCCAAATTGATCGCCGAAGGTGTCAACATTCACGATTTAACCGAAGAAGAACTGGCTGAGTGGAAAGAAAAGTCTCAAGTGGTCTATGACAAATTTGAACCAACTTTTACTCCTGGTCTAATCGACAAAATCAAACGCAGTTGATTTAACCAAATAAACGGACAGGTATTTACAGCCTGTCCGTTTTTCTTTATAATTACAATACAACCTCAATAACCTAGGATTTCAACAATGAAAAAGATTCTCGCCCTATTGCTGTGCGCTTTTGCACTATCTGCAACAGCTAAAGAAACAGTAACAATCATGTACGGCTTTAGTCCAGCCGACACCATGGCCAACTACAGCCGCACACTGGCCGAAGAAGCCAACCGGATTCAAGACAAGTACACATTTGTGTTTGATACCAAACCTGGTGCTGGCAATAGTATTGCAGCCAACTATGTGTTGAAAACACCAAACACCATTTTTGCCACATCGGGCGCATTTTTTGTACGACCAAACTTTTATCCCAACGAAAGCTACGATGTGCAGGCATTCCAGGAAATTCTACCACAATGTAATGCACCAATGAGCATTGCCAGTGTCAAATACAAGAGCTGGAAAGAAGTGCCTGCCAATGCACCAATTACCGTTGCCACCAGTGGACTGGGTGTAGTCAGTCATTTGACAGCGTTGCAAATACTAAAGAAATATCCCAATGGCAAAGTTATTCCGTTCAAGTCAACCACAGATGCACTGGTATCTACTGTGGCTGGTCAAACAGATTTTGCTGTAGGCTTTCTAGGCGACCACGAAAAGTGGACCGATCCTGATGGCAAAGTGCGAGTCACTATTCTAGGCACATCAGGTCCCAAACCAGTCAACGGTCACCCCAGCCTGGTCAGTGCTGGATTTGACAAGATTTTGGCATCCACCGACAATCCACATCAATTGATGATTCCAGTAACTACACCCAAGGCGCAGGCCGACGAATGGCGCAAGATCCTGTTCAAAGCTGCCAATAGCAAATCAGTGCGTGATGCTTACGCAGTGGATCACTGCGGTATACTAGATCGTATGGAAGACAAAGACATTCAGCCTTGGTTCCAGGCACAAAATGCCATGTGGTCCAAGCTCACAGTCGGTGTCAAACTAGACAACAAATAATGAATCCGTACGGAATTGAACAAAATCCCAAGCTGGGCTATTACAAGGTAGCCGATCAGGTTTTTTACAGCAAGCCCGAAGCCTATATCTATGCTACCAATATTGGTATGGACCCAGTGTGGAATTTCAACGCTGTAACCTATGCCAAGACCCAGTGGAACGTTGAACCTGAGCTGGACATACGTGAGCTGTACAAAATGCGAGCACAGCAGATTCGTGATCGCTATGACTGGATACGTGTGGAAGCATCAGGTGGTGGTGACTCAACCACGGCTATTTTCAGTTTCTTGCTGAATGGTATACACCTGGACGAAGTCATATTTCGTTATCCCAAGCAGGGTGAAAAAGGAGTCAGTAATGATCCTTTCACAACCAATCCCATTAATACCTTGAGTGAGTGGCAGTTTGCGGCTCGCCCACTGTTGGATTGGATCAAAACGCACTATCCCAAAACTATCTGCACAGTACACGACTATTCAGAGGATATGCTCAAAGAAGAAGGTACCAGAGATGAGTCGTGGGTGTTTACTACCAAAGACTGGTTCCAACCCGGGCACGGCAGCAAACACACACACTTTGGCACAAAGGAACACAGAGATCTAGCCGAATCGGGCAAACAGATTGCTGTGGTGTACGGAGTAGACAAACCCAAAGTGGCTTTGGTTGACAACGAATGGTACAGCTACTTTATTGACTTACACGCCAATCACGGCAATCCAGTCAGCAACGGGCACGACAACATTACCACTGAGTTGTTTTACTGGACACCAGACTTGCCTGAGATTTCAGTCAAACAGGCACACCTGATTCGTCGCTGGTTTGATATGCCACAGAACCATCACCTGCGTCACTTGGTCAACGAACAAGATCCCAATCAGCGTACTGCTTATGAATTTATTGCCAAGAGCATTATATACCCAGATTATGATCTGCAGACCTGGCAAACTGCCAAACCCACCAACAGTTTTTATAACGAAATGGACTATTGGTTCTTTACCAATTTCAAAGATACCAACCTGTACAATGCCTGGGAACAAGGTCTCAAATTCTTAACCGACAAAATCAATCCCAAGTATTTTTATCGTCAATTAGGCGAACCAGTGGGACTGACTATGCAACGCAGTCCCTACTATCACATTGGTACTGCTGCAATTTCTGACTCAGCACCGGCTGTGCCCAACCGTGATTATATGCAAAAGAAACAGGTTGATGTGGCCCTGGTCAAAAATAAAAAGTTTACCACCGTTAAAATCTAAACAGGTTGCTGGCTGGTTTTCGATAAATAATTGTACTATGCCGGCAAATATTAAAGAACTACTACAAAATACCAAAGAAATTTTTATGACTGATTCAGCAGTGAGTACTCTGCTGGATTTTGAACGTGTGCTAGACGAATTAGACTTGTATGCGTTTGCTCATTGGAAAAATGGCGAATTGGTTGAAGGTCCTGTTTACGAAAAATACTTTGTAAAATGCACCTTTATGTGGCCTTACAAAAAGATGCCAGACCCACGTGGTGCGGCACGACTAAGCGAGTACGATTGCGATATCAGCTACAAACAGGATTTCTTTGAACATCCTATCAAAGTAAAAACCCCAATGGATTTCAAACCAGGAACCAAGTTTCCTAGAATGATCAAAAGTCCAATTTGGTTGGTTGAAATTGTTATGCCCAAGAAACTGATGCAAGACATCGAGCAAGGCGCCTTGGAATTGGAATCGGGCACAGTTGATATGGAAGACATTGATTCTGCATACGAAACTGGCGCAGATGACGAAACACAAGCCACACAGGATTTGAACAATGAACAACAACCACAACAGTAATTTGGCCGAAGGATTGGAACAGGGCGATCTAGCACGACTAATTCATACTGAATTGCACGTTGACGAGTTCAAAAGCAAGCTGGGCGATGATGCTGATGTAATTGTGCTCAGCTTCAAAGTTGATTCAAAAGAACCTGCAGCTGACCTGGTCGATTTCATTGAAAAAGGTTACGAGTGGGTGTTGGATTCTGACGTCAGCTCAGGCGAAATGGACGACGGCAGCTATATTGTGTTTGTTGAATTGGATCGCAATGCAGAATCTGCAGACAACATCATGATGTTGATGACCGATTTGATGAATGTGACTGACCAAGAAATATCAGACTGGCGTGTGCGTTATTACAAGGCACACAAAGAAAGAGAATTGAGTTTGGAATCATTGAAATCATTGATTCCCGACAGTCCCGAAGCCTACGAACGCAAGTACGGACAACAAGAGATAGATGCATTAAAAACAGCTGCCGGTGTGGATGTTGATACCAAAGCACCAAAAAATGACTTTACTGAATCACTAAGGAATTTGGCCGGCATAATTCGATAATAAGGAAATAAAATGACTTTTCAATTTAATTTTACACAAGACCAATTACAACAATTTTTACCAAACAATCAGCACGTGCCACACTGGTACGAAGCACTAAGCAAAGTGTTGCCTGATTACGATATTACCACTGTACAACGTGTGGCCAGTTTCCTTGGCGAAACTTATGTGGAATCAGCTGGATACACAGCTATTCAAGAAAACTTAAACTATCGTCCAGAGACACTAATGAAGACCTGGCCTAGTCATTTCCCAACTATGGATATTGCTAATCAATACGGTCATCATCCCGAGCAGATCGCTAATCGTGCCTATGCTGGTCGTATGGGCAATGGTCCCGAAGAAAGCGGAGATGGTTGGAAGTTTTGCGGTCGTGGTTTGATTCAGCTTACCGGTCGTGCAAACTATCAAGCATTTGCCGACAGCATCAGTACACCAATTGATCAGTTGCCTGATTTCCTACAAACCTTTGAAGGCTGTGTACAAAGCGCCTGCTGGTTCTGGGAAGCAAACAACCTAAATCAGTATGCTGATCAAGGTGCCATTGATCACGAATCACGTATTGTAAACGGTGGTACACTGGGCTTGCAAGAACGTCGTGCCGCATACGAACGTGCTTTACAAATCTTACAATCATAATGTTTGAACTGATTGTCAACCATCTACTAGGCAATATACCTGTCTGGGTATTTCCATTCATGGCCGGCGGTGGAGTAGCCACTTACATCATAGCCGGTATTGCCAGTCATATACCACCTGTTAGAATATATGCTTTGATAGCACGTCCCGTAGCATTTGTGGTATTTGTACTAGGGGTGTTCTTTTATGGCGGTGCTGGTGTAATTGCTGTTCAGCAACAGGCCCTGGCTGAAGCCAAACAAAAAATTGCCTTGGCAGAACAGGCCAGTGCAGATGCTAGCCAAAGACTGGCAGATGCACTAGCAGCCAACGAGCACTTGGTCAAAGGACGTGGCTACGGTGTCAAACAAATTATTGTACACGACAAACAGATTATCGACAAAGACTGTGCCCGTATCAATGATCAGGCCTGGGCCGACTACAATCGTGCTGTAAAAAATACAGGAAGTGCTCCAGCCAAATGAAAAGATCAATAGTTATACTTTCTTTGTTGTTATCTGCTTGTGCCAATACAGCCGCACCAGTTATACCTGCGTGGCCCACAGCACCGGCTGATCTACAGCGACCAGCTGCTGATCTAACACCGCTTACTCCTGACCAACGCAACCTGTCAGATCTAATTTCTAACTCCAATGACAATTATACTCAGTACTACATCCTAAAAGAACGCTATGAAGGTTGGCAGAACTGGTACAACACTCAACAAAAAATTTGGCAAGGCCTACAGTAATCAAACTGTAACACAACGATTTACAGAAAAAACTAAATAAGTGCGTACATAATTTTTTCTGTGGATTTTCAATGACCAAACTGCTTTTTATTCTCAAACGACGAGAAGATTACAATCCTGTCAAGCATTCGCCGCTGGGCTTGTCAACAGGCCTATTTAACTCGGCCAGCTTTGTTGTCAATATGCTTAACTCGGCTGGTATCGAAGCGGCTATGGAAGTGGCCATAGACAACAACTGTATCGACCAAATGGTCAAACAACACCAACCCACTCACGTGATCATTGAAGCATTATGGGTGGTGCCAACTAAATTTTCAGTATTGACCAAACTACACCCCAATGTAAAATGGATCATTCGTTTGCACAGCGAAATGCCATTCATGGCCGGCGAAGGTATGGCCATGGATTGGTTGGGAGAATACATCAATTTTCCAACCATTGACATTGGCATCAATGCTCCACGTATGTTGAGCGAAATACAAACATATCTTACTGTTAAAAAGGGCTGGAATAAACAGCAAACTGCTGAACGTATCTATTATTTGCCCAATCACTACCCACAGGATTATGTACACAAACTGTTTGACCGCAACAAATACTGGATTGACATTGGCTGTTTTGGTGCTGTACGGCCCTTAAAGAATCATATGCTACAAGCAGTGGCAGCCCTTAAATTTGCAACAAAAATCAACAAACAATTACGATTCCATATCAACTCGGGACGCATAGAAATGAAGGGCGATCCTGTTATGCATAATTTACGTGGATTTTTTCAACACCTAAGCGATGCTGGACATCAGTTGATCGGACACGAGTGGTGTCCTAGAGAAGAGTTCCTTGAAGTATGTGCTGGTATGGACATTGGGTTGCAATGTAATTTTAGCGAAACATTTAACATTGTCACAGCAGATCTAATCAGCCAAGGTGTTCCCATTGTGGGCAGTAAAGAAATACCCTGGAGTTGTGAGTTTTTTAATGCAGATCCAACCGACAGCGACGATATTGCTGATAAATTGCTACGCACCTATCGTTTCGCTGGGTTTAATGTTTGGCGCAATCAGCAAAATTTAACTAAATACACAGACAATACCCAGAATGTATGGGAAACAAAATTCAAGGAATAATATGAGCAAGTTACATAGAGTTAGAACACACCATTTACGCCTGGGTCGTATGATTATCAAAGATCACCTATTTGAAAGCCTGGAGCAAGCACTCACATTTGGCAATAGCGTTAGCGATGCTGAGAGTGTAAAAGTATACGATCACCAAGACCAAATCACACACGACTTGACGTCAGTGAGTACAGACACCTACGCCTAGGAACCACAATGCCACACAAAGTCAGAACACACCATTGGTACAACGGAATTCTAGAGTTCAAAGATCACGTGTTTGAAACTCTGGACCGCGCATTGCATTTTGCCAATACGTCTGATGCAAATGTGACCAAAGTTTATGATGAGAACGATGCTATTGTGCATCAGGTGCAAAAAACCACAAGCGTTGACACATACGCATAAGGATTGGCTGTGAAAAAGTTATTGTTATTGTTATCAGTATTGACACTAAATGGTTGCGCTGTGTATGATGCTGTCACAATGACCAAATACGATCCCAACGAGTACTTGTTGATATCTGAAATTCGCGTGGATGCTCGTCATTATGCCACCGGATGCACCAATCCAATCATGAGTCAGCCCAATGCAGTGGCAATGGCTCGTAAAACTGAATTGTTTGAAGCCTACAGCGAAAACCTGCCCAGCAACGGCGACGGCGTCAAGGCTGCCAAATCGCTAAATGAAATAGCACAAGGTTTAGTTGCACGTTATAATTCGGGTGACGCAGTTAGTCCCTTGTTTTGTAAATTGAAGTTTGAAGGAATCGAGCACAGCGCCGATACAATACAACACGTTCTAGGAAACAGACCAAGATGACATTAGATGATATCAACACTCAATTGGCTGCACTGGTAAACTCAGGTGATCCTACCTTTGCCAATGCTGCAAATTATGTAGCGCAGGCCACACAGGCTGCGCAGAGCGGACAAATGAGTCCGCAAGAGCTAGCAGAAACGCTGAAAGACTTGCAACGTCAAATGGATATTATCCAGGATATGAGCCAGTTACAATTTAAAGAAACATTAAACACTTGCATCAATGGTCTATTGATCATAGCCGGTGCAGTATAATCAAGGAGAAGTAAAATGAGTTGGTTTACAGATATAGAAAAAAAGATAGCCGATAAAGTTGCCGGTGCTTTTACCAAAGCTGAGGATTTATTAAACAAAGCTGAACACGTTATCATTGACGATGTTAAAGGTGCGTTTGAACAATCACGTCAAGCTGCGTTAGATGCCAATGTTGAAGTAAATACTCTTAAAGCACAACTACAAGATGCTCTAGTACGTGCAAGAGATTTACATCAGGCCGCTGTTGATGCAGCCAACGCCGCTGTTGCAGCCGCCGAAGCAGATGTTGTAAGATTCAAAGCTGCCGCAGCCGCACACGCAGCCGATTTGGCGACACAAGCAAGTCAAATTATACAATAATAAAAACCAGCAGGAGCTAAAATGCCAACGTCACAAGAGTATTCAGAATTAAGCGACAGCGACAAGAAAAAAGAAGATTGGATGAACAGCAAATGGCGTCCAATGATGGGCTGGATGTATATGGCTGTTTGTATGTTTGACTTTATGTTGGCACCAATATTATGGTCAATGCTACAAGCTGTGTTTCACGGCGGAATCAACACACAATGGCAACCATTGACACTACAAGGCGCCGGTTTGTTTCACATTGCAATGGGTGCCGTATTGGGTATTGCTGCATACGGTCGCACACAAGAAAAAATGGCTGGTGCCAATAACGGCGGCCTAACACAACCAGTAGGTACCACATATATTCCGCCAGGCGGTATGCAGGGCGGTATGAACTCAGGTATGGGCGGTGGATTTGGCGGACAATCATCAGGTGGATTTGGTGGCAGCACTGGAGGCTTTGGCGGACAATCATCAGGTGGATTTGGCGCACCAGCCGCAGGAGGTTTTGGTTCGGGTACCACAGGAGGTTTTGGTACTCCGGCCGCAGGTGGATTTGGCAGTCCCGCAACCGCACCAAGTACAGGTTCATTTGGATCAGCAACACCAGCCGCACCAAGTACAGGATTTGGTGCTGCATCTACTCCGTCTTTAAATGCAAACGGACAAAAAATAGTTCCTCAAACAGCATTTCCTGCGTTATAATATAGTTACTAAGGAGAAATTATGAAAAAATTATTGATCGTTTTAATCTCAACAATGTTGGCAACAACATCGGTGTATGCAACTCAAAAAAACAAACCAGCTGCACAGAAAAAAGTAGTTAAAAAACACCAACGTGTTGATGGTACCAAGGTAGCCGACGACAAACCAACTGCACCTGTTAAAAAGAAAAAATAATATTTTTTTACCTATTAAAGCCGGTAGTTTGACTCTGCCGGCTTTTTCATTTATAATACTACAATGACTTATTACGAAATTTTGGGTGTCGGCGATAAAGCCACTGCCGAAGAAATCAAACGTGCTTATCGCAAGCTCGCAAGTCAGCACCACCCTGACAAAGGTGGTGATACCAAACGATTCCAAGAAATACAAACAGCCTACGACACTCTAAGCGATAATAACAAGCGTCAACAGTATGATATGCAACGCAACGGATTTGGTGGTGGTCCTGGCGGCGTACACTTTACCTGGCATTCCAATGATGCCAACCATCCCGACATCAATGAAATATTTCGCAATTTTGGGTTTGGTGGTTTCAGCAACGATCCTTTTAGTCCATTCAGACAAAGAGAAAGACGCAATAAAGATCTGCGCATAGAAATTCCTGTGGATCTGATAGACACTTTGCAAGATCAAACCAAAACTATCAGTGTACAAACCACAAACGGGCAACGCAGTACAATGGAAGTGAATATTCCTAGAGGAGTAACTTCTGGTACACAGATCAAATATGCCGGTTTGGGAGACAATTTATTTGACACCATTCCCAGAGGTGATCTTTATGTGCAATTCAGTGTGCGTGTTCCGGAAAGGTTTGTTGTACATAATCTTGACATTCATACCCAAGTTGTAGTAAACTGTTTAACAGCAATAGTTGGGGGTACAGTTGTAGTTGCAGGTATAGACAACAAAGAATTTGAATTGACAATTCCACCGGGCACACAACCTGGGACCAAATTTAGATTGGCTCACAATGGATTGTACCAATTAAATTCAAGTGAGCGTGGTCACCTGTACATAGAACTGGCAGTCAGTATACCACGAGATCTTTCAGCCGATCAACTTGAAATTATAAAGAATCTTATCAATTAACCACTAAATATTTTTATGAACCATAATCCAGAAATAGAATTAATTATTGCCAACGCGACCGAAGCTGCAAAAGATCGCAATCACGAATATGTGACCTTGGAACATCTAGCCCTTGGCTTGATAACATTTAAGCCCTGGAATGATTTGCTAACAGCATTTGGCATAGATGTCAAAGGGTTGATAAATGATTTAGAGGACTATTTACAAAAACAAACATACATTGTCAGCACAGCCGAAGACAATATTCCAAAGAAAACACACAGCCTGGAACGTGTGTTTAATCGTGCATTTACTCAGGTGTTGTTTAGTGGACGTAATCACGTACAGACCATTGATATCTATTTAAGTATTGCATCAGAGACCAACAGTCACGCCAGTTATTTCTTTGTCAAGTATGGACTTGAACGCAGTCAGCTGGTGGATTTCTACAATCAAAACTATGTAGAAAGCAAAGGACGCAAAATAGCTGCCAATGCACGTGCCGATGAAATCTTAAACGAATATTGTGAAAATTTAAACGTGGCTGCCAAAGAAGGAAAAATTGATCCAGTGGTAGGACGCGAGTTTGAACTGGATGAAATTGCACAGGTCTTGGCCAAGCGTAACAAATCAAATGTGTTGATGGTGGGCGATGCTGGTGTAGGTAAAACTGCCATTGCCGAAGGTCTGGCACGTAACATTACCGAAGGCAAAGTTCCTGAATATCTACGTGACTATGTGGTATACAACTTAGACATTGGTAGCTTGCTGGCTGGAAGTAAATATCGCGGTGAATTTGAAGAAAAATTCAAAGATGTCATTGGAGCCTTGGGAGCCAAAGGCAAGTGCGTGTTGTTTATCGACGAAGCACATCAAATGCGTGGTGCCGGATCTGGTAGCAACAGCTCAGTGGACTTTGCCAACATGATCAAACCGGCCTTGAGCAAAGGCAACATCAAAGTGTTGGCATCAACCACCTGGGAAGAATACACACAATCGTTTGAAAAAGATCGTGCCCTGATGCGTCGCTTTGTACGTATGACCATTGAAGAACCTACTCCGGCCATTGCCAAAAATATCTTGCGTGGCCTGCGTGAATACTTTGAAACATTCCACGGTGGTGAAATCAGTGACGCAGCCATTGATGCCGCTGTTGAATTGAGTGTGCGTTATCAACCAGATAAAAAATTACCAGACAAGGCCATCGACCTGATTGATACTGCGGCGGCCCGATTAAAAATCAATGCTGTTGACTGGTGTGTGCGTAAAACACACATTGTGGATATTATCAGCAAATTTACAAAAATCCCAGCAGAACAAATTGGATCAGAGTCGACTAAAAATCTAGTTAACCTTGAAGACACTATCAAAACCAAATTGTACGGACAAGACTCTGTGGTTGATACTGTGCTGGAAAAAATCTATGTTGCCCGTGCTGGACTCAAAAGTCTCAACAAACCAATTGGTAACTTTTTGTTTTTAGGGCCAACTGGCACAGGCAAAACCGAATTGGCCAAATTGCTGGCCGAAGGTATGGGAATGAAGATGTTGCGTTATGATATGAGTGAATATCAAGAAAAACACGCTGTGGCCAAATTGATTGGTGCGCCACCGGGCTATGTGGGCTACGACGATAGCAATCTTGGCGGTGGCTTGCTGATTAGCGACATTGAAAAAAATCCCAACTGTGTGATCTTGTTTGACGAAGTTGAAAAGGCACACCCCGATATTATGAATATCCTGTTGCAATTGATGGACGAAGGCAATATTACCAGCTCAAACGGTAAAAAGGCCGATGCACGTAACGCCGTGGTTATTCTTACCAGTAACTTGGGTGCCAGTGCCAATGAACAAAACAACATTGGCTTTGGACGTGATTTACAAAAGTCAGGCGAAGATGACAAAGCGGTACGAGACTTCTTTAAACCTGAATTCCGTAATCGCTTGGATGCTATTTGCAAGTTTAACAAATTGAACGAAGTAAGTATCAAGAAAATTGTTGCCAAGTTCATCAACGAAGTCAACGAATTGTTGGCTGAAAAGAGCATACGTATTCGTTTAACTGAACGTGCAGTAGATCACCTAGCCGAAGTCGGATACGATAGCAAGATGGGCGCTAGACCTTTGGGTCGCAAGATCAGTGACTTGATCAAAGTGCCGCTCAGTAAAAAGATCTTGTTTGAATCTATTCCAGCCAATACTGTGATCGAAGTAGACTGGGCAGATGAAAAGTTTGAATTTAACGCTGTAGATACTTTTACAGCAAACGTACCAATGATAGACGCTAATGGATACATCGTTCTGGATTCAGTGCAATCCTAATATTTCTATAGAACATACAACCAAAAAATACTTTGGTAAATATCTCTACAAAATTGTAGTGTATGCTCCAGCGGGTCGTTTGATCGACGCCAAAGGCTCAATGACCGAAGCTCTTGAACGACGTAAAGAAATAGCCAAACACATCAACTATGGCGGATACTGGGGCAGTCATCGCAACAAGGACATCAATCAGGCCGACATAAGTTTTTTAGAAAAATTACGAAACATTCGGCACGACAAAGCATCCGGAATCAAAATGCGGGTCGAAGAACCCAAAATACAAATTTATTCCAATGATGCAAAACAGCTGGAGCAGTTGGTAGATGCCAATTTTGCTGACAACGAAAAACAATATTTAGAATCATTTGCTGGTCCAGAATCTGATCGCAGTGAACAACTGTTGAATTCAGGTGCCATTTTGAGAAAAACCAATATCGGGTACCGATACAAAGTCATACTCAAAGATGGACGATACAGCCCCGACGTTAAAAATCAACTGTTGAACTATTTTACCAATTTGGGCGAGGATCAAATCAAACTACCAAAAACTGGGCGTGATATGCTGAGCAAAAGCACAGGTTTTATTTGGAACCTGTATTTTTATACCAACGATTTGAATGTGGTAACTTTTGTAAGTCTCATAAGCCCGGGTATAGTTTCAAATAGTCACGAGCTGGTTATTGCCTCAACATAAATAATAGCATATTATTCAAGGAGCCCGTGATGGCAAAACTTCAAGAAGATACACTAGTTATCAAAATTAGCAAATTAATCAAAGATACAGACTCTGCTGGCACAGCATTGACCGAAGAGTTGATCACAAGTTTGGAAGCAGTAGTAGAAGAATTGGCTGGTGCCGGCGTCCTAGTTGAAATCACCACAGCCTAAAAATCAATCAATATAGAAAGCAATCAATGAGCACAAAAAAAGTCAGTCAAAAAGACGCGGTAGCGATGATCAAAGAAGCCGCAGCCAAGCAAAAAACTCAAGCAGCAGCGCCTGCGCCACAACAAGGTACACCATTTGACTTTAGTAAAGTACATTTACACATTGGTATTCCTTGCTATGGTGGTATGGTGTCAGAGCCAACCATGACCAGCTTCCTACGTTTCACACTATTGGCCAGCCAAGCTGGACTCAATTGGAGCTTGGACACAATGGTCAATGAGAGTTTGGTAACACGTGCTCGTAACAACTTGATGGCCAAAATGATGACCAACACTACAGCCACACATTTTATGTTTATTGATGCTGATATTCGTTTCCAACCAGAATCAATTCTCAGTATGCTGGCCTATGACAAAGAAGTGATCGGTGGTTTATATCCTAAAAAAGCCTTGCCGGTAAACTATGTTATCAACTTGAAACCACAGACCAAGATCCAAGGCGATATTTTCACAGTAGATACAATGGGCACAGGTTTCTTGTTGTTCAAACGTAGTGTATACGAAAAGTTAATTGCTGCTCACCCAGAGTGCAAGTATGTAGATGATGTGGGTTTAGGCAAGCAGTTTGAACCAATGATGTATTCAATCTTTGATTGTAAGATTGATGAGCGCGGACATTATCTAAGTGAAGACTGGTTATTCTGCCGTCGTTGGCAAGAGCTAGGTGGCGAAATCTGGGCACACTCAAAAGTTCTGTTGAACCACGTGGGACATTACGAGTATGCTGGTGACTTGGACAAGCTGAAGATTGCCGAGCGTGGATCCATGGGCATCATTGAAGATACCTTGGCTGCGCAAGGTGCCAAAATTGAAGAAACAACCACTGAACCGGCTAAGGAGTAAAAATGGCAGATACAGAAAAACTTCATTTTAAAATTGGCCTAGCTGGTACCTACTGGAATACTCATCCAATATACAGTATTTTTGTCAATGACAACAATGTGGTACCGCCTACAAAAATTACCACTGCCAGTGAGGAACAGTTTTTTGTTGAATTTGATGTTGATGTAGTAGAAGGACCAGCTGTACTAAAAATACGTTTGGAAAACAAGACCTGGCGTGATACTCTTCAGAACGAAGAAAAAACCGAAATCCTCAAAGATATGCTGTTGAATATCAAAAGCGTGGAAATCGATGATATCGATTTGGCAAATATGATCTATACCAAATCTGAGTTTGTGGGCGACGATGCTGAACGCCCTGTGCTAGATAAATGTATAGATTTAGGCTGGAATGGCACTTGGAGTTTGCCGTTTGAAAGCCCATTCTACATTTGGCTACTAGAAAACATTTAAGATAAATATAGTAATACTAACACTATTACTATATGTACATAAACGAACTAGCTGAACCCCAATTACTTGTAATTTATCCCGGTAGATTTCAGCCCTTTCACAAAGGGCATTATGCCGTTTACAATTGGCTGACAGGCAAGTTCGGTCGTAACAATGTCTATATTGCAACCAGCAATAAAACAGACGCTGTCAAATCCCCTTTTACTTTTGCAGAAAAAGCATATTTTATGCAACTTACAGGGGTTCCTGCTGACCGTATTGTACAGGCTGCCCAACCCTACAAGATTGAAGACGTGCTGGCTGGCGGGCATATTGCTGTGGCCAATCCTGCTAATACTGTGGTTGTATTTGCTGTCAGTCAAAAGGATATGGACGAGGATCCACGATTCAGTTTCGCTCCCAAGAAAGATGGTAATCCATCTTATTTCCAAAAATTTACCACAATTAAACAAACAGAGTCAATGGACAAGCACGGTTATATCTTGACCGTTCCCACGTTTGATTTCAGCGTGGCTGGAGCACCGATGCGCAGCGGCACAGAGTTACGTAAACTGTATGCCAACAGCAATGAAAAACAAAGACAGGCCATAATTGCAGATTTGTTTGGCAAATACACTCGCGAAGCTGAGCAAATAATGAACAACAAGATACCAACCCCGGTATCGGAAACAGTCAGTGCTTTTGTACCGGCTCGACAAGACAACAATGATGGTTACTATAAATTACTAGCGCATCGATATCGCAAAGATCCGCGATCACTGAGCAATAAAGAAAAAGAACAACTGCACAATTACATTATAAAACAAAAAGTTTTCAAAGAAGACGCAGCCGGAGTTGGTGTGGTCAAAGGCGGCAATGATCCTCGTTATTGTATGGCCACTGCGGGTGATCAAAACGACGTTACCGGCGATACCCTAGGCAAGGAAATGCAGGCTTACGGGTTGATTGGCAGAAAAAATCCACACACTGGACAAAAACCCGTAGGCAAAAACATAGGCAAAGGCAGTAAAGTATGAACGAACATACTATTACTGTTGACATTTATGCAGATTCTGGAGAGCCACGATACCGCATATATGTAGACAACAACTTGCTAACTGAACGTGATTTTACGTGGCCAAGTCACGAAATTTTTATACGTGAAAATATCATAGTTAATTTGGCCGAAGGCCCGCACCAGCTAAATGTGGAACTAGTTGGCAATCACGGCACAATAAAACCTCGAAATATAACAGTTGACGGCAAACCAAGTTTATTCGACTTTACTATAGATGAATAAATACATAAACTGGAAACTATTATGAGATCAAAAGAATTCGTTAGAGAAATGACAGATGCAGATGTTGCTAAATTACGCAAGGATGCAGAAGCTGGCATTAAATCATCTATAGACAAGCAAAGCGATGCCCGAATTGCAGCACGGCGCAACCCTGCCAAAAAGCCATCATTTATGGCTCAAGTGGGCGACAAAATTATTGGTGGTGTCAAAGGTGCTGCCAAAGGATTTATGCACGGTAGCAATGCTATCAAAGAAGATGCTACCGCAGGTGCTACAGCTAGCCCAACGGTTGCTGTTTCCTTTGCACAACAGGGCAATGTACCAACAGAAATGATCAAGCGTCAAAAGGGTTATACAAATCAGTTGTCCAAAGGTGGCGCTGTTAATATTAAGAAGAGCAAATAATGGATAACAATTTCAGTAACATTTTAGATATATTCAAGCGTTTGGACGAAACAGCAGGCTTTGAATTTGCTGGCGAAAAGCGTGGTCAAAAGCCAGGCGAACAATGGCGCGGAACAGATGCAGGCACACCCGGTACTAAATTAGTTGGCGCCAGTGAAAGTATTGAAGAGTGCGACACAGAAATGAGTCCCTTAGAAGCCAAACTACGTGCTCGTTGGGAAGCTACCAAAAAAGGACTGGCCGAATACGGTATGACCACTGGTGGTACTGCTGCAACAGGTCCAACCGATGATGCCAACGCACAAACACCACAAACTCCAGATCCGGCTGCCGCTCAAAAATTAAAAGCCGGTGTGCAAAGTTTAAAATCTGCAGGCCTGGACATTGACCCAAACAAATTGGATCAAGCATTGACCAAAGCTGGCTCAGGTGCAGACATCAGCAATCAAGATGAAAAAGCATTTGCAGCAATGGCTCCACAAATTGCTGGCATTGCTGGCAATCCACAATTGAATCAACAATTTAAACAGTTGCTGGATAAAAACAAACAGCAACAAGCTCAACAACAGAAAGCACAAGGTACGGTATAATGTTTTTAGATGATATTGTAAATCCACTTAATGAATTAAGCAAGGACCAATTAAAAAAATATATTAAGGCCAATGCAGCTGATGCTGTCCAACGTACCAGTAGTGACAGTTTTAAATCTGGTGCCGCTGGTGACAAATACAACAAATCAGAATTTGATACCCCCGTTGACCGCAAACGTGAGCGCGGTATGGATCGTGCATTAAACAAGCTAGCTCGAGAAGACAGCAATGATTTTTCTGCTGTAGATAGTACAAGTCCTATTCACGGTGGCTTAGAAGAAGATGGTCCAATGGCCGTACCAGCTCTGGGTGCTGTGGGTGCTCGTGCTCAGAAAGATTTATTTGCTACTCCACAACAATTTATTGCTCAGCAGACCAATCTCAAAGCCGGCGGCAATGCTCCAGTTCAATGGAAAAAATTAACTCCAACTACTGCACAGGATCTTGGTGTTAGAGTTGATGCACAATATGTTGCAGCACCCAATGGTGGTATAACTATTAAAGGTCTAGCAACTAGTTATGAAAACAAAACACAATTTCCATTTGCAATGACCATTGATGCTGATCATCAAATTCGTTACAAGAACGTTGAAAAATTAAATGATGACGAACTAGATGCGGTATTCCAAAACTTGGCCAGCAACGGATTGTTAGATAGACAATACATCAATCCACTAAAGGCACAGTTAGCCGAAGATAAAAAAAGTGAAGTAGAAAAACACGCCAAGGATCAAGAGTATGTACGTAACGATCCTATCCTACACTACGGCGGCAACATTGCTGGTGTTAAGAGTGCAGTTCGTCAGGCCAAGAAAAAACATCCTACAGCAAAGAACGACGTAGAAGCTATGTTTGCACAGATTGGCGACGAAGGCGATATTAATCAAAGCCAAGAACAACTACTACAAAAACACAAACGTGTTATCAATCAATTGACTCAACAAGTAACTCAGCTGGGTGCAGAAAATCAAGAGCAGACTGATATGATTGCCAAGTTGAGCAATATGTTAAGACAAACTCCTGCGGCGCCAAGTCAGCAGGTAGCACAGAAACAACAAGGCCTAGGTGAAGAAAGCAAGCCACGCCTAACACGTATACATTACTTTAATGTTGATCAACCCACGATTGCACAAGAAATTGGCTTGAAACAAGACCGCGGTGGTAACTGGTGCTTGTATCAATTTGATACTAGCGGTGCCGGATTTGATCGCAAGTTTACACAGGCCTCTCGTGTGTTTGGTCGTCCAACACACAGTCAAGCGGTAGCCGAAGATGCTTTCCACAGTGATGAAGTAGGCAACAGTTGGAGCGATGGTCAAGGCCAATGGTCCAGCGGCAACAATCAAATCAGCAGTGGTAACAATCCACAAGGTTTTAGCGAAGGCTTCCAGGACTTCAACAAGGTAGAGCCATATGCTGTTTGTCTAGCAGGCAAACCTGTTAAAACATTTGACTACTATGAGGATGCTCGACGCTTCCACGACAACTGGAAAAAGAAGTTATACAATCAAGGTGACAAGGTTAAAGCAGACAAGATTACATTGATGCCTGTAACAGATGAGGCCGCAAATCCAGCGCAGCAGGCCGCTATTGCTATTGCTATGAAGAAGGCACATAAAAAACCCAAACAGGTTGATGAACTTGATGTTAACACCTTAAAGAGCTATGCCGACAAGCGTGGCGCACAAGTGGCCGCAATGAAAGCAGACAATCCTAATCCAGTAGCTGGCAGTCCAGAATGGGTTCAACAAGCTGTTCCAGCACAACAAGTTAATCTTGCTAAACGTAAAATTGCTCGCAAAGAACGTCAACCGATTGTGGCGGAAGACGCTGATCAAGTTAAAAAAGTATTCAAAGATAAATCTGGTAAGCCTGTTGGTGAAATTGGTATCGACCCAGAATCAAGCCCGGGTAATGGCGAGTGGTATGTCCATCACTATGCTACGGGTTATAGTGTAGTTGGTTTCGATTCAGCGGCCGAAGCCAAACGCGAACTAATGTATGTCCATAAGCATCCGGACGCAGTCGAAGGACACCCATCAACAAAAGAGCAAGGTGTGGCGGAAGGCGAAGGCGTTGTTGATCCTAAAATCCAGTTCTTACAGCCAACGATACAGTTTGCTGAAAAACACGGATATAAAGTAACAATT